ACCGTGTTCCGTTCCACGCTGTTTCCGGCAGACAAACGGCTGGTAAAGGGCAGCAACATGGAAGAACTGATAACCGAAATCGCATACCTTATAAAACTGTAACAATATGGCAAAGCAAAGCGGCGGGAAACCGCAAATTGACGAGGATTTTATGAAAGAGATTATTTCACAAGAGGTTGTAAACGAGTTTGCATTCAAATAGAAATTCCTAAACAAGATGGTGTTACTTATGATACATTAGTAAATGCTTTCTCAGATGGTGCTTCAATTATTAGAAGATTAACTGAAACTAAAATTGAAAGAAGAGAAATTACTAATGAATCTTCAACGACAGAAACAAATGAAACAGTAACTAAATCTGAAGAAGAAAATACTGAAAGTGATACTAAAGATATACCTGAAGTAACTTATGAAGATGTAGAAGTTGAGTATACAAAAGATTATCCATTAACTGATTTTGTAGTAGCCGGTGATATTATTGACAAGAGAGATGGTTCATTTGTTGTTTATATGGGAGTTAAAACAGAGACTGAAATACTTGAAGAACAAAACGCTGAGCTTATGTTAACGCTTGTCGGAGGTGAAGAATAATGTATTACAATATGATACGAAAATACTATCTTGAAGGCTATGGTTATCCGAAAAAGTATTACACCGATGCTGATTTGGACAAGTTTGTAGTAAAAGATATGATAACTCAACAACAGTCTGATGAGTTAAAAGCAGAAAAAGGAAGTGACGAATAATGGTTGAGCCTGTTAAAAAGACAGTGGAGTTCCAAATAGAGGATATGAATACTGTGATAAATTGTTTGAATGATATTAGTGTTCGTGGGATAGATTGCATTAAATTTGCAAATGTTCTACATATTTTACAAAGCAAAGGTACTATTAAGTAAGACACCAAGGAGGGCTAATGGAAGTAATATCAGAATTACAAAATATAGATTTGACTTCGTGGATTATTGTTGGTTTTATGATAATGGCAATCATTGTAACATTCTATGAGGTCATATGTAAAGTATGTGCCATTTTCAATAAGCCAATAGGAGCAATGAAACAACGAAAGGCTGACCATGCATTGTTAGTTGAGACGGTTCAGGATTTAAAGCAATTACACGAAAAGCACGAAGAAGATACTAAGCAGTCAATTAAGCACGATAAGATTATCAAGGAAGAACTTTCCACTCTCACCAATACTGTCAATAGTATTGCTACCAATCTTGAAGATATGGAGCGAAAAAATAATGAAACCAAAGTTAAGGAATTAAAGGATACTCTTATCAATTATTATAATAAGTATCGTGTGGTTGGTGAATGGTCAAATCTTGAGAAAGAAGCTTTTTGGGAATTGTTTGAAGACTACGAATCCAGAGGAGGCAACGGGTTTATACATTCAATTGTTGAGCCTGTTATGAGAGAGTTAAAGGTAGTTGACTAAATTTTATAGAGTCTGCTAAATTAAGCAGGCTCTATTTTTTTTTAATAGAATGGTGAAATTGGAGGTAATAATATCAAGTATGTACGGTTTCATTTACATAACGACAAATCATATAAACGGCAAAAAATATATAGGTCAAAAGAAATATGATAAGTATAACCATTGGAAAACTTATCTTGGTAGTGGAATCTTATTGTCAAGAGCAATTAATAAATATGGCAGAGAAAACTTTTCAAAAGAAATCATAGAAGAATGCGAAACAAGAGATAAGCTAAATGCACGAGAAAAATATTGGATTTTTTATCATGATGCCGTAAACTCTGATAAGTTTTATAATCTTGCTTCTGGTGGTGACGGTGGTAGAACATGCTATGGAGAAACACATCATGCCTCAAAGAAAGTCTACCAGTATGATAAAGACGGAAATTTTCTTAGAGAATGGGATAATGCACAAAGAGCTTCTGAAGAATTGGGCATTTGTGTGTCCGATATTCATGTTGTTTGCAGAAATAATAATGGTGTTAAGCAGGCAGGAGGATATATCTGGTCTTATATCCCATATACTCAAGTTGATAGATACGCAAGAGAAGGGATGAACAAACATAAACTTTTACAGTTAGATTCTAATTTTAAAATTGTTTCATCTTTTAAAAATATATCGTATGTTGATAAAGAAAGTTTTGACAGAGAAAAAATTATCAATTGTTGTAATTTTAAAGCAATTACACATAAAGGTTTTCATTGGATGTATGAAGAAATGTATGACGATAAACATATCTCAATGATACTCGCTATGAAGAATAAGAAACCAAAAGATGTAACATCTAAGGTAGTTTATCAATTAGATGCCAATAAAAATATCGTACATACATATAAAAACTCAAAAGAAGCTTCAGATATAACCGGTATTAAAAAAGGTACTATTCAAGCTTATTGTAAAAGAAATGTAGCCAATCACGGATTTAATACAACAGGTTATTACTGGGTTTATGATGTAGCATAAAATTCAATAATCGTATATAACACAAACAACACTTGGGGTTGTTTTGAACGTGGAAGCAAGATGTCGGTTCGCTTTCGGTGTCTTGTGAAGTTCTATGGAGGGTTGTGTGATAACCACATAGCGAATAGGTTTAAGCTGAAAGAAAACACATTACAATTTTAGGGTAGAGGAATTAAGTTTCCCCTACCCTATTTTTTACGCCTTTCAAGAATACAGGAATTGAACCTGTCATTATTGCCGACCAAATTCTTGATATTTTCTTTTGTTTAAAATAGTAATTTAAGTGATTTGTTTCGCCATTTTAGCTTACCCTAACTAGGGACTTAGCTTACCCTAAAATTTACCCTAACGCACTACGTTTTAATACGTTTTAATAGGTCTAAATACGTCATTTACCCTAAAATCACGATGTGCTTAATACGCTTAGAAATGGCTTAATACCTTTACTTACGTCTTGGTATGTTTTGTAATTTATTAAGTGTTATAAAACAAAAAATTAACTTTCGTTTAATCATATTGATAATTTACATAGTGTTTATGCGATATTTTCAATGCTTACCCTAATGAATTGCCTTAATTTTTTATGATTTACCCTAAATTTACCCTAATATATCAAATAACAATTTCAAGTTTATTGATTTCTTTAACCATTGTTTCTTTATCCGTATGAGCATATACTTCTAATAATGTTTTACTATCTTTCCAACCGCCAATTTTTTGAACATCAACAATAGACATTCCTGAATGTAACGCTGACGTACCAAAAGTATGTCTAAGGTAATGAGGAGTAAATCTTTCTATTTTTATGTTATATTCTTCATATATATACTTTAATACATGTTCAATCATTTTTAAAATAGAGTTGTATTTGAATTGTTCTTTGGGTGCTTTTTGAAAAATAAAATCATCTTCATTTAAAGACATATTCCATATTTTAAATTTTTCGTCTACAAATGTTTTGTGTTGTTTAAATAAAGGTTTTAAATCGTCTATTATTGGAACTATGCGTTTAATATTACCTTTGGGGATACAGTGTTCACAGACATATTCGTCTTTATCAACATTGTGATATTGTGTAGTTGTTTTTTCAATAGATACAAAACTGAAATCCGATGACACATTTTCCCAACGCAATGCTGTTAGTTCATTAACTCTAATTCCAGTTACCAACATTAACTGGAACATGAATTTATTTTTAGGATACCGTTCGTCTAGTCCTCGAAAAAACCAATTAAGTTCATCTTGAGTTAAAGCTCTTTTCGTTTTTTTATTTTCTCCCATTTTTTTATCATACGTATCAACAACAGGATTGGTTTTTATTAGTCCTTCTTTTAATGCCTCTTTCATACAATCATTAAAAACAGTCGAAATAATTTTTATTGTTTCTTTTGCTTTTCGTTCCAGATTAGCTGAATTTAAAATAGTTACCACTTGAGAATAAGTGATCTCTTGTAATTTGGTATCGCCCAACATACATTTTATCCAATTATTATATATGCTATAATATGTGGAATAGGTTTGAGGTTTTACTCTATTTTTTTTATATTTTATCATATATATATCAAACCATTCATTCAAGGTTAAATTTTTACCACTTAATTCTCCTTTTTGACTGCATTCTTTTTCTTTTTTTAATTCATCAAGCTCACGCAATTTTTCTTTCAGTTTTTTCTGCACTTCTTGCTTCGTTTTACCATAGGCACTTTGTTGTTTATTAGTAATAGGATTAGTATATCTTGCTTCCCAACTACCATTGGAACGCTGTCTTATACTACCTTCGCCATTAAATCGTTTTGCCATTTTATTTTCCTCCTTTTCTCTTTTTCACGCTGGCAAAACAAATCACTTTTTGTATTACTATTTGATTACAATTATATCACACAATAATAACATCTTCAAGTGATTTGACCAATTAATACATATTTTCTTGTATATATTTATTTAATTGCCCTTTATCTATAAACACTCTACGCCCAATATTAACTTTGCCGTAGAACTTTCTGTCATTAATCAATTTATCTAAAGTCGATAAACATATATTCAAATACCGAGCTGCTTCTGCCCTTGTCAATAATTCAATAGTTTCTTTCCCCTTATTATCCATTTAATTCCTTTCCTTATGTAGCACAATAAGTAGGATGCAAATTACACCCTACTCACTGTATAAAATAATTTACTTATTTGTACTTCCAAAGCCACCGTTTCTCTCTTCAACGACATCATCATCAATTACAGTTCCATACTGCACGAAAATGCCCTGTGCAAATTTGTCACCACGATTGATTTTTACAATTTTATCTTCAAGCGAATTGTTTGTCACTTTGATAAATATATGACCCTCATTATCACTGTTTGAATAATCGCTGTCGATTATTCCTGTAAGGTTATCCAACCATAAGCGATACTTAAATCCCAAACTACTTCTCGAATATATCTTCAACACCCAATTTTCATCTATTACTGCTCTGATACCTGTTGGTATTTTTATTGTTTCACCCGACTTTAATTCAAATGAAATTGGACTTTCAAAATCATAGCCAGCAGAGCCCTTTGTAGCCCTTGTAGGAGGCTTTAAAAGGTCATAATAGTCTGAAAGCTGTTGATAGTCATACTTTGTACCAAAAGTGGCTTTCATATCGTTTATAAATTGGTCTTTGGTTACTTTCTTCAAAATAGCTATATCCCGATTGTTTTCTGATTTATCTAAAAAATAATGAACCAGTATCAACGCAATAGCTATAATGAGAAGAATTGAATTAAAAGTTGCTATCATGTTTTTTATCATTCTTCCTTTCTGTCTTATTCAACTATTCTTCGTGCCGTAGCATAATCACTTCTTGCTGACAAGCTTGCAATTTTTACTACGTCACCTGTTTGAGGAGCGTGAATCATCATTCCGTCTCCTATGTACATTCCTACATGATGTGGAGATGAGCTATCACCGAAAAATACTAAATCGCCAGCAAGCAATTCATCTCGTGCCACATATCTTCCTTCATTGACTTGAGTGTAGGTTGTTCGGCTAATGTTTACACCTATTTGTCCATAGACATATTGAACAAGTCCACTACAATCAAACCCACTTGGTGTTGTTCCTCCCCATACATATGGAACGCCTAAATATTGTTTTGCAGTTTCTACTGCTTTTTGATTTAAGGGTGTTGGCGTCGGTGTAGGACTTGGGGTTGGTTCAGGTATTGGTGACGGAGTTGGCTCTAATGCTTTCTCAATGACTTGTGTTGTATAGTGAACTGACCATACATCACTTATGTCATTCGTCACATTTTCGCTTATATTTGGCATTGCATATGAATTAATCATACTTGTCGCAAAAAATAAACTTCCTAAAACTAAACTTACGGTTCTTTTTCCTTTCGTTACTACCATTAAATTCCTTTCTCCCGTTCGGATATAGCAGGTATATATCCTTTACGTTGTTCTTTGAATGTTCCAACATTGACATCAATATCCAAATTTTGATATAATATATTTGTATACGCTACGAAACCACATCTTCGTTTCAGCATAATCCGTTTTGTAAGTGTATACAGAAAGAGAGGATACTGAATGTCAGATGTTTTGAACATTGCAGTGCAGTGTAACAGCCCTGAACAGCTTATTGCTTTAATAGCAATAATGATATTTGTTTTTGCCCTAACAGTCGTTGTACTCAAAGGCATTATCAGATTTACAGGGATGGTTCTCAGCACCATTTTGCATTATCATAATGCAACTGTGAAAATCAGTGGAGCTTCAGTTAACGCTGAGTTAGAGCTCCATAATTGATTGATTGATAAGACCTCATTTTAATATGGGGTCTTATTTTCTATCTTCATAAAGTGAAGATAATTTATCTTGAACTTCCGTATCAAGATAATAATGTAGAAGCATTTCTTGATACGGAGTAAGATACACTTTAAATTGACTTTCTATGAAGTCTTTGATTCTGTTGTATGTTTTTATGTCTGTCATTTTAGTCACAATATAGAACTATTTTATTTTTGGCGAGAGTTTGTTTTACATCAATCACTCTTTGATTTGAACTCCCTCGCCATTTAAGAGTCAAATCTCTTTTCTCATCTATATATTCTCCGTCTACAACAATGTCACATAACGAAATAATCTCTTTTCGCATTTCATATAATCCATCAACATAACTTTCTTCTATATAATCAAAGTTGTCTGATGAACAAGATTTATAATTCATAATATTTTCCCAAGAATATCCCGTATATAACCAAATTGTTTTATTTGGGAATAAGTTTCGGATTTCTTTAATCAATTCATAGACTTCGTTTAGATTAAACTCGAATAAAGGGTCTCCGCCGGTAATGGTTATTCCGTCAATATAATCTTGAGATAAATCGTCGAAAATTTCTTTTTTAGTATATTCATCAAAAGGAATTCCACTTGCTGTATCCCATGTTTCAGGATTGTGACAATTCAAACAACGATGAGAACAACCTGATACCCACAAACTGACTCTCAATCCATTGCCATTGCATACATCTTCATGTGTAATTTGTAGATAATTCATATTGCCTCCTTATAATATAAGTAGAGAAAAATTCCCTACTTATATATTCTCCTTTGTGTTTTCAAAAGTCTGATGCGAAATTCTCATTTCGACTTCTTGCTGTTTGCCCTTATTAAATGCACTTTTATAATCACCGGTAAGATATCCAGTTACTCTACGTAATCTTCTAATTTTGTCACATCCGCACATAGGGCATTTATCGGCTATATCGTCTGTGTATCCACAGTTCATACACATATCATTCGGAACATTAATCGCAAAATACGGAATATCTTTGTCCATTGCATAATTCACTATAGTTTCAAGAGCATCAATGTTGTTCTTTACACTACCATTTAGCTCAACATAATCTATGCAGCCAGCACTGCTATACCCTGTCAGTTGAGATTCTATGTCGATTTTTTGAATAGGTGTCACATTCGTCCACACTGGAACATGAACGCTATTTGTAAAGAATTCTTTATCTGAAACATTCTTTATGACACCGTATTTATCTTTGAACTTTTGCATTGAGGTATAACATAAATTCTCTGCCGGCGTAAAATACACTCCAAAATTCAATTTATATTCTTCTTTGAATTCTTTGCAACGATTGTAGAATAGTTTTTCTATTCTCTTGGCTAATTCCATACCTATATCTGTTGTATGGTCTTGTCCAATAAGAACTTGAAGTGTTTCTGCCAATCCTATTTGTCCTATACCTAATGTACCGTGTTTCAATGCTGATACAATACCTTCTTCTGGAACGTACCCCTCCATAACACCATTTTCATACATAAATTTTGCTGAATCTGGTGATTGAGAACAAATCCATTCAAATCTTTCGATTAACATATCTTTTGCTTCATGAATTTTTCTGTCTAAAATAGACATAAAGGTTTCAATAACAATATCATGTTTACACCAATCATATTTTGAAACTTGAATATGTTCTTTGCTTTCAGTCGGAATTTTATTCCATACCTCATCTATTGCTTCCATCGCCAATGTTGGCATAATAATTGTAACAGGACAAATATTGCCCCTTCCATCTTTTAATTGACCGAATCCATTAACATCCCATCCATTTGCCGTTCTACACATGTTATTCCATTGTCACCAATGGCACTGACTATATTATCTCTCAGAGTTAACCACTCTCGTCAACGAGCCGACCGCTTGGAACTAGTGCTTATCTCTAGTCCTACACTGCTACACTCATCACAGTTAGTCGATACACTTTTAATTAAGAATTCTTAATTACTTAGCACGGACTCATCTTAGGTCATTGAATTTCTTCTCTCTAAGACCTATCCGTTAGCAGCTTTATTTAGCCACACCCTCTAAGCAACGAGGTTCAATCGGTTTAAATTGGGCTGTAGTTTACGCTTACCCATGGTTGAAAAATATGTCTTTGGATCATTTTTATCATACCCTTCGTTACCAGACCAATCTACATTAGCATAATTTGGATATAATCGTTGAGCAGTTGAACGCAACGCTAATCTAAATAAATCATAGTTAGGGTCTCCTGGTTTTCGATTTACTCCATTCATACATTGGAATATTCCACAAGGGAAAATCGAAGTTTTATGTAGTTTACCAATACCTTTTATAGAAACATCGAGAAGGGCTTTTATTACCATTCGTCCCTCTGGCTCTGTACAAGTACCATAGTTGATTGAAGTAAAAGGTAATTGATTTCCTGACCTGCTCTGTAATGTATTTAAATTGTGATATAGACCTTCAACAGCTTGATATACTTCTTTTTCGGTCATATCAAATGCATATTGATAAATTTGTGGATAATTATATTTAATTGCATGAGTTTCAAATCCTATTTCTGCGTCCGATTCTAAAAGCTTTTCAAGTATGGAATCTCCCCGAGATATGTATCGACATCCATCTTTTAAATGCTTTCTAAAACTCTTTCTTACATACGGAAGCATCGTCCAATCAATATGAGAAGCTGATACACCTCCGAATTGTTGTAATGATTGTAATTGAAAAATAACTGCCACAAGTTGAAATGCAGTGCTTACTGATTGTGCGGGTCTAACATCTGTTTGTCTTGTGTTAAACCCATTAGCAAGCAATTTATCAAATGGGATAGTCAAACAATTATGAGAACCAATAGCATATGAATTCAAATCATGAATATAAATTTCATTATTCAGATGATTATTTTTTGCCATTTCAGACATACAATTATCCAGTGCATATTGTCTTAATACAACATCACTTGCTTCGCCCACTCTACCACCAAAAGATTTTTCATCCACATTGGCATTTTGATTTTGGACATTTGTTGCCGTAAGCTTTTCAGATATGTCTTTCATTAACTTCATATTTTTCTCACGTATCTTTGTACGATTATTTCTATAAATAATAAAAGCTCTTGCAACATCTTTGCGTTTGCTTGCCATTAATTTTTCTTCAACAATATCTTGAATATCCTCAACACATATTGTCTTATCTTCCTTAAAAATATAAGAAGCAATTTCAGCAGCCTTGTTTTTTGCTTCCTGAGAAATTTCACTATCTACTTCTTCAAATGCTTTCAAGACAGCATTTCTTATCTTTGATTTATCAAATTCTACTGTTCTTCCGTCACGTTTAATAACTTGCAACATCATTCCTCCATTAACTCATATTCCTTGATTATATCGTCCAAATCCATAGCAAACGCCCTTAAATCAGAATGTCTCGTATTTTGTATAATGCAATCCCATTGTTGATTCTTGGCATTTGCAAAAGCTTCTTTGTCATTTGTGATTCTTTCTTCAATTTTTTCTTCACTATCTCCTCGCTCCTCCATACGAAGTCTACGAGTCGCCTCATTTGTTTCCACATATATAGGGATAATTTTTCTGTCTCTATATGTATCTTGTAGATATTTTAGCCCCTTTATATCTATAATATAAAAATCAGAATTATCGACTTGTGTTTTTGTCGCCCAATAATAATTATCATTAAAAAAAGTTTCTGCTACTACTTCATTATTCTCTTTATCTTTCTGATATTGTTCAACATTCGAGAATATATGATTTAACTTATCATTTTCATCATTTGTTCTCATTGGACGGGTGGTATTAGATATAACTTTTGTATAACCATACCGATTACACATATAATTTACAATTGTATCTTTGCCACTTCCACTTTCGCCAACTACACAATACAAGTTTTTTGTCATACGCATTTCTCCTTAAATTAAGCTATCATTTCGTTAATAACTGATTTTAATTCTTCATCTATATCACCTTCTATCTCAACCTTAACCGGAGTAGACAAATCAAGACTATACAAACCAAGTATCGACTTACCATCAATTCTATACTTATATAATTCTTTGCCGTCCGCAATATTTCTACCACTACAAACCGTAACATCACCCATATGATGTTGGCATGCTACATTGAACTTCTTAATTTTTTCCATTGTATCTATTAAAACAATCGTTTCTATCATAGTAATTTTAATCCCTTTCTTTTTCGTGTTATATTCGCTATTGCTCTGTATTTTTTTAATTCTTCAGGAGAAGCCTGTCGAATGACGACTTCTCCACTTCTGCTCTTATATGCCCTACATTCACGTTCCAAATCAGCGTGTGCAAGTTCTCTCAATCGTGCCTTAGTTGCCAATTATTAAAATTCTCCTTTCTTATTCTGCAAGATAAACATTATAATTTCCTGTAATTGCATTCGATTCGCTATTTGATGAGGTCAATACATCAATTTTATTGCCTTTAATTGCACCGCCTGTATCACGAGCAACTCTGTAACCAATACCTTCTATGTAAACTTTTGTTCCCAACGGAATAACTTTTGGATCTACTGCGATAGCCCATCCGACTGATGAGTATAGATTATCTCCCATACAAGTTACTGAATAACCCCCATTTTCAGATGGCGAAGCAGTATAACCAGTGACATAAAAGTTCCCAAGATATGAACCTTTTACGCCATCACTTGTAACTTCTTGTTTGTCCAAATCTTCTTTATTATCAACAAAATATGTACCATAGCAATATCCTTGAGTTTCGCCGTCCCAAACTTCATACCACTTACCTGTTTCATCAACACCTATAACTTGAAGTTCAGTTCCTTTTGGGAATACCTTGATTATTTCACTATCTTCTGTGCTTGGCTTGATTCGACAGTTCAAACCGTTTTGAGCAGAAACATAATGTGTTTCCCACTTTGTTTCGTCTGCACTTACGCCTATCATTCCTGTTGCCATTGATACAACTGCCATTACTCCACATATTACTTTTCTTAAATTTCTCATTGTTTAAATTCCTTTCTCATTCGTTTTCATAAGTTTCTTTTATACATTCATTACATCCAACAATCTCATTATTGAATATATTCTTATATAATACTTCTGCCTCTTCGGTACAAATTGGACAAATTATCGGAGAATCATCATAATCATATTCTCCATAGTTACCTGTCCTTGCAATCTCCATAGCTGAAATTGCCATTGGATCATTGTTTGAATAAATCATTTTCTATTTTTCTCCATTGGTTTAAAGATTGTTATTTCAACCTCATCCCCATTTTTCTTTGTATCCTCCCATACATTTACGTTGTATTCCTTTTTACTGTCTTTCCATGGTGCTTTATAAGTTTCACCGTCAATAGTAATTGATATAATATCTTTAAGTTCTTCAAGTTTATATATACAATCTTCTCTGTCAATGCGTTCATCTTCGCACAATGCATTATCGGACGGCTTAATCTTCATATGAACTTTGTTGACGTATCTCTTTATTTCTTTACCGTTAAAGTAAAGATTAGTAGAGATATTAATACTGGCAAAATCTTTCTTTGGAATATCTATTCCCTCATTACTTTTCTGAATATGAATCATATTATTTTTCTCCTTCTATCATTTGTTTAAATTTAACTTCGCTAATAATTGGAATACCCAAGCTCTTAGCCATTTTATTTTTTGATGATACACTTTCGGTGTCATTGTTGATTAAGTAATCTGTCTTTTTTGTAACAGAACTTACAACTTTGCCACCATGGCTTTCAATCTCTTTAACTAATTCGGCACGATTAGAGTAGCTGATTAACTTTCCGGTAATACAAAAACTTTTACCTTGAAGTGTATCTACTGTACTATTCTCTTTTTCTTTTTCAAAAATGAACTCATTTGCTAAATCTAAAATATCTAAATTGTATTTGTTCCAATAGTCAGTCATAGACATAGCTAACTCAATCCCAATACCATCAATATGCGTAAATGCTTTTCTCTCCTTGTTTGACAATACATTCACAAATATATTAAAATCATTTTCACATACTTTTGAAATGTCTTTGCTTGCACTTTTCCCCAACAACGGAATGCTTAATGAATACAGAAATTGAGCCAATGTTGTATTTCTACTTTTCTGAATTGCTGATAATAGCTTTTCGACAGACTTTTGACCAAAGCCTTCAAGAGATTGAATTTGTTCTTTAAAATCTTCAAGATGATAAATATCTTTGATGGACTTTACATATCCAAGTTGAATAAATCTTTTCAGAGATGCTTCTGATAAATTTTCAATATTAAGAGCATTTTTAGAAACTGCATGAGATAATCTTTTAAGTAACTTGCCCTCACAATCTTCATTTGTACAAATTAAAACTTCTGAATCGTTATCCTTCTTGATTATTGTCGGTTGATGACATATAGGACAATTTGTTGGAATGTTAAAATTACCACTTTTGTCTATACTATCGTGTACTTTAGGAATGACCATATTTGAGCGATAAATTCTAATTCTATCACCAATTCCAAGCATCATATCTTTAATGTACGTTATGTTATGAAGGGTAGCTCTTGTTGTAATTGCACCAGACAAATCTACTGGGTCAAATACTGCTATAGGATTAATTAAACCACTCTTAGACGCGCTCCATTCGATGTCTTTAAGAACAGTCTCATATAATTCATCTTCATATTTATAAGCTATAGAATGTTTAAAGAACTTATCAGTTCTCCCCATTGATTCAGCAATGGCATAATTATCTATCGCCATTACCGCACCATCATATGGGATATTATATAAGTCTGCTTGGTTTCTTAAAGCATCTAAGATTTTAGATATGTCACCTAAGTCAGATGAAGTATTTGAATATGTGAATGTCGGAACAATTTCAAACCCATTTTTCTCTGCTTCTTTTAAATCAAAAAATACAGATTTATGACTAAATCCTTTAATAACCCTCCATGCAATAAATCTCATATGTCTTTCGGCAGCTTGCTGACTATCTAAGAGTTGCAACGAACCAGATACAAGATTTCTTGGATGCTTATACTTTTGACCCATTGGTAATTTGGCATTAATTTCTCGAAATGTGTCCCATCCAATAATTGTTTCACCATCAATGATAAGTTCGTCTTTATACGGAATTTCTTTGGGAACATTGTTCATTGTAAGTACATTTTGAAGAACATCTTGCCCTTTAGTACCGTTTCCTCTCGTTTCTGCTGAAATTAATTTACCATTCAAGTATCTCAACGAAGTGGTAAGACCGTCACACTTCACAGATAGAAAACAATTATTGTATCCAGCAAATTGAATTAGTTCATTAATAGATTTTGTTTTATCAAGTGAAAGCATCGGATGGTTATGTTCAACTTCTGCAAGTTCATCTGATATATTATATCCAACATTGTGTGTTGGGCTATTAGAGAAAACAATTCCTATTTCTTTTTCTAATTGTTTCAATTCTTCAAGTTTTAAATCAAAATCATAATCACTCATTACCGATTTATTGCTATTGTAATAAGCATTTGACGCATTATTTAATTCGACAATTAATTCTTTCATTTGTGTTATTTTATCCATTTACCCTACCTCGTCTATCCACGTTATCCCTAAATTTTCGCAAAAAATTAAAGCCTCCTCTTTGGTGTGGAAGATTTTATAACTTCCACAACCATAGAATACAACATACATTTATATATTCTCCGTCTCATCAGGAAATATCAATTCCTGTGCATACGGAAGTGTTCTCGCCCAATCGATGAATGACTTTGACCATTCTGTAAGTTTATGATTTTTTCGTTGAAAATACATATTACGAATATTTTCATAATTCATAGTAATTGTGGATTTGTATAGATATGAAGACGGTAACAGTCTACGAATTTCTTTGAAATAAAAATAATCCTTAGTATCTAAATATTTTTCTCTTAAATCATTTAATGACGCTAATAAAGTTTCCCAAGTAAGACACTCTTCAAATAATTGCCTGTTCTCGGAAGTATTATCGACATCTCTTAAAATAACAGAAACTTGCGATTGAGATACATCCATTAAATTTGCAATATCAGATTGCAACATGTTTGTTTTCCCCAAATCTCTAATTTGTTTTTTCTTTAATAAATCTATTTTTGAAGATTTTTTCCAGTTCAGATAGTTCGCATACATGCTGTTATTTCGCATTAAACAATTATCAAATTCTCTTTTTATATTTTCTTCTCTAGTAACCCATTGTAAATTTTCAACGCAATTATTATTTTTATTGCAATCAATATGATCTATTGTTTCACAATTATTAGGATTGTCTAACCATACATTCGCTATCAATCTATGCAATAACCATTTTTCTCCGTTCCTTCCACCAATATTAACTTCCCAATATCCGTTTTTTGTAACAGAAGGACTAACTTCTCTTTTCGGAAACGTTCTACTCCTTCCAAGAGTATCTACGTATGTAAACGGTAATGAATAAAGTCTGCCATTTTTATATACTTCATATTCTCTTCCATTCTGGCATTTATATAGTTTATATTCATTTGTTTCGTATGGATATAAAATTGTTTCTGTGCCCTTATAAGGATTATTTTTTTTTCTTGTAGTTAAAATTTCTTTAACTCTTTCATCACCATATTCAAAATCTTCTATTTCAAATGTTTTAGAAACACCTTTATGCATAAAACTGCTACTGTTTCTAGTAATACCTATTTTATAAGTATCAAGTTCAGCCATAAAGTACATTGGAGCAGTTATATCAACCGATACAAAAATCTGACGCATAAATTTTCTATGTTCACTACCTGCTTTTATAAGTCTTTGAGCAAGTCCCAAATCGTTTTCACCAATTACAACTTTTCCGTTTTCTTCGACCGTATCATTTTTATGCCACGATTCAAGAGGATTTCTCATCCCCTTGAGTGCACGTTTAAAGCCGTAAACCTCTGTATTTTCAAATTTCATTTTATGTATTCTCCTTATTTATATATCTTTAAAAATGCTATTTATAATAGCCAAAATACCTATTATCCAAATTGGACTAAGTACCCATAACCATGACCACTGTATTAACCCAAGTATTTTCAAAATAATAAAAATTATTGCCACTACATCTAAAATTCCCATTTTCCGCCTCCATCTTTCTACTTGTTCTCTTCTTCATTCGTATTTTCTGGTTCTTCTAATTGCATCACTTCTGTTTCTAATTTCAATAACCACTCATTAATTGTTTTTCTTAGAATCTTGTATATATTTTGATTACATAAGCTACCATAATGTTCTACATTAAAATCTTTTGCAATTTGCTTTATATTATCTGACAAACCACGTCCTATCTTTGTACCTGGATATTCTGTTGAGATACTTATTGTTTGATTGGGGAAACCTACCCCCCTCTAAAGACTGCGTAATTATTCCATTCAAGCCTATTTCCACTGAATATTTCATATAATACATTCTCCTTTTTTTGAAACGGAAGTTTCGTTATTTAATCTTTAATTTTCACATTAAACTTTTCAGCAATAATCTTCTCTAATTTGGACACAATTAAATCAGGGATTCTAATCATTTGTCCAAAACCATCTAACGGAATTCCTTTTAGCTCTGCCTTACTATTATTTATAACATCTTGTAATATTTGTGCATATTTTAATTTTTCTATTTCTTCATTATAATTGTCAGGAAGTATTTTGTTTATTTGAAATTTAAAGCAAGAGTCTCCCCATCTATGAAAAACACATACAAATTCCTCACTTTTGTAACCAGCATCTTCTTTGGTCAGATGCTCAAATGTACAATTAGGAAGTGCACGTTCATTAATTTCGCCTTCTATAATCACTCTCTCAAGAGGTGTATAAGTTTTATCATCACTGTAACTATATTCTTTAATGTTACAATTAATATGACGAAAACAATATTCTTCAGCTTTCTTCTTCTCTTTGAATACGGCGTTTATTTCATTCACTCTATGGCTCGGATGAAGCCCCATAACCACATAAACTGTTTCCATAATTAAACATTCTCCTTTTCTTCGTTATAATATTTCTACCACAATTCCAAAGATATTGTTTTTATTAATTGTTCCATTCACATGTCCATGATTGTTAGATATTTGATAACTAACACCATTTTTGATAGCAGAAATTTTATGTAAATAATAATTTCCCTTGACCTTGCATAGCACAATATCGTTTTTCTTTAGTAGTGTATCTTTAGTCACTGGTTTACAAATTACAGGCTGACCGGATTTAAGAATAGGTGTCATAGATTGTCCATATCCAACAATTTTACAAATTTCACCGTTCTTTAAGTGCTCTGCCGTAATTGCATTTTCTTTTCCCTCAAAATCGTAATTCATTATTTGTTGAATTCCTCCTCTTTCCTCTCTTTGAAACCGAACTTTCATTTGGTCATTCCCAACTGATTTCATGTGCCGTCGAATAAGATGATGCATCAAAAATATTATAACCAAGACTTTTTAATTTGTTGACTGTTCCATCACTCAGTTCTCCTATATACACTATAGAAACTCCACCTCTGGCAACCGTCTCTTTAATTCGTTTTGAAATTTCACTTAGTTCTTGACTGTTATAATTTTTAAGAACTTCTTTTGTCTTTTGTTGTGCTTCTTGTGCTGACCACAAAATATCTGATGATATTAAATTATCCATATTAATATTCTCCTTCTATTTTTATTTTACAAATTCATAAGTTTCATCTGTATGTGTTTTCAACTTCCACCCTTTACAATCAACCAATATCTGTTTATATCCATATCGCTTAATCCATTTCTTATTTATTCTTTTCTTTTTATGTTTACGGGTTTGTTTGACTTTTATAATCTGAAAATTGCATTTATCTGGTGCGTTAGAAATATCAACTCCCATCAGCGATATTAAACTCATTGCACCAATAGAGACATCTATCGACAAGGTACGTGCAGAAAGGTCGATAAAAGAGTTCAAAGCTTTCCTTTCTTTGTCAAATGAATAACTTTTCGATTCAACACTAAGTAGATTGTCTTCTAAATTATCTATGCAACAAAGTTCTTCTCCTGTTTCTGAATTAATCAAATTAAGAATAAAATTTTCTTTTTCTATTGGCATTTGTTCACCTCTTTTATCTTTCCTTGACAAGTTCTCGTTTGAAGCAATCATCTAATCCCACATCAGTTAAAATTTCTTCCTTATCATCAAAGTTATGTACTTTATGATTAGGATATTTATAACAAGCAAGTTGATAAGCAAGAGCATCAATTACTTCAAGTAGATGGTCTGTGTCAGTTGGTTGATTCAAATCTACAACTTCAACCTTTGCCCCTTTGATATCTATGCTGAAATTATCCACATAAAAAGTCTCACAATTTTTTATTTTATCAAAATTTTTATCTATCTCTTCATATGTCTCTTGACTATTTATTTGACTTATGACCAAATTTCTTGCATATACATTAGAAAAGACTGCTCCTTCTGATTTTTCAGACATCATTATAGGCATCGTTATCTTTGATATATGATTAATACTTTTCTTCAAAGCACAACCTCCTTTGTCAATATTCTTCTCACATTTATTCGTTTACATATTCATAATATCCCTTATCAAAACACATAAAATCAATAATGACATCTTGTATATTAGCTGTGTCACATTCCATATATTCTCCGTATAGATATTCCAATGTGTTGTCTTTTTGAAGTAGGTCATTATAATAATCATTCCATTCTTCATCATTACAACCATCGAAAAAATCAATGATCTCGTTCTTAATGCAATATTCATATGCATAAGCTGATAATAATTCACGTTTTGGCAAGTCGGAGTCAGTGACCAAATCACTAACCCAACTCTCCATTTCTTTATATAATTTCTCCCTTAATTTATCCATTTCAATTCACTCTTTCCTTTATATCCTTTCTCAAACTCAAACCACGCATAAGCCACCGCACTACCACCGCCAGCTTTCATCTCATCAAACATTGCGTTCTTTGCACAAAGAATTCGGCTACTTGATACATAGACACATTTAGGCGGATATTTTTCAAATAATTTTCTACGAGCCTTACCTTCAAGAAACTGTACTTTTAAAAACATAAATACTCTACGACCTTTAGGAATTATCTCCATTGCATGTTCAATAAACTCTTTTGCATATTTATATGGTGGATTAGTTAGTATGTCTCCCTCCCAAACACCATCATATGTAAGAAAATTAATTCCACCTTTGCCATAACCTCTATAAACTAAATCGGTGGAATACACATCGTAACCATAATCTTTTAATCTATCAGATAAATCCCCTCGTCCACAAGCACACTCCCAAATAGGCTTATCAAATGTCACTTTTCCATCTCTAATAAGAACATCTATTGCTATAGGGTCAGTTGCATAATAATCTTCATTTTGTCTTTCTTTGTCAGTGTGGTTACTTGCACCTAATGTTTTAAAGATACTGTTCTTGTTTCCTGTCCAATCTTTTTCTATTGTATTTTTCAAATTTGTTCACCTTTAATTAGTACCTGCGCAGGTTTACTCACTGTGAACATTCTTATCCTTTCTAAATCTTGTTTTGTAGCTACAATAATATATCCTCTATTTGTTTTCCGGAAAGTTTGAGCAGAATTGCTCTGTTGAATTAAAATTAATCTATTTTATAACATCTCTAATATCTTTACCATCTATTTCATTGCCAATAGAATCCCAACCTTTACATAAATCTCTTGCAAACAATTCTACTCTTGGTAAATCACCACACAATGAAACAATTTTATCTCTTATTTCTTTTGGTTTTTCCGAATGCTCTGTTTTTGGATATTCTATAATCTGCTGTACATTTCTTGCATTTCTCCAATACTTACCTTTACGAGCAATCAGACAATATTCAGCATTTGAAATCGTATACTTGCCCAATCCGTCTTTACGAACTTCGGACATATCATTTTTCATTTTTACCCATACAAATCCAACCGTTGCATATTTAAAGCCCCACGCTTTAATAAGTTCAAATCCTTTTTCTAAGAACGGTGACGTAACCCATAAAAATAGAAAACAATCATCTTTGGTAATATTGTCTATGGGTAATTCACACAAATCCTTAAACTTCATTACATCATAGTGCTTGTCTGCCATCCCCCCCAAAATTCACCATTAAGATTTTTGGTATTGCCGTAATCCCAAGGAGGGTCTGCATAAATAATGTTGTATTTTTTGTTCATTCTATTCCTTTCGTTTGACAGCTATAATTTACTCTATATAATCATCATAAATTATTATGTGATATTTAATATTGTACTTTTCAAATAAGTCGTCGTATTCAAAGCCATCATTTTCACGGGAGAGTATAATAACACCTTCTTTGAAGTCATCAATTAATTGACATAAATCATTAATTTCAACAATAATAACGTCCTGAGTACCAAAGCCATCGAAAATGTAATTGTATATAAAACATTCATCTATAGATGGCTGATAGTTATTTAAATTAGGATATTTCTCAAGTATCCATTTCCCGCCCATAAGCGTTGCCGATGTTATCAAACACTTCATATTTTTATTTCTCCATTTCTATGTATTGATGTAATCCATTAAAAAATATAATTCGTTAGTTATTCTCATTTCTATATTTTTCAAATTCCTCAATAACTCTATTTGCTTTACATGTTTCAGGATATTCATTTAAGTAACATGCATCGCAACTTGCTGGCGCGTCTCTTATGCAATCACACAATATCTCAATCACATCAATAGCATCATATATCAAATCAGTATCCATTTACATCAATTCCTGCATATCTTCATCTGAAATCTCTTTGTAGTCTACTTCATGTCCAAGATATCTTAGTAGTTCTACCCATTCTTCTTTAGAAATTTGATGATTGCATGTTTTAAAATCTCCACATTGAAGAATTGACCAATCATCAGACTCGTTTGTTGTAAATTTTATTTTGTTATCTTTCATAATGTTATTCTCCTTTATTTTATCTAAGTTCAATTTCAGCATCTATTTACATTAAAATCTTATCTACAACGCCATATTCTATTGCCTTAGAAGAATGGATATAGAAATCTTTCTTTGTCACACGAACATTCCTAATAACATCTTCAGGAATTTTTGTTCTTTTTATTACGTATTCTTCGTTTTGCTTATTAATGTTGTCCATTTCGACCCTGTTTTCAACAAAGTCTTGGTGTTTCCCGTCTCTCCAATAAGACATCTGATGATACATAAACACTGAATGTTCAAGACAAAATCTTTTATGTCCTGCTAAGAAAATGTTAAATGCTGCACTTTGCGCATATCCAAGACAATATGTATAAATTGGAGTTTTGCTTGCAAGAATTATATCAATTAAACCCCACATATCATCTATTGAACCTCCATAAGAATTAATATATAATTTGATTGGCTCACGGTTATAGCATAATATTTTTTTATCTTGCTCTTTATCTTCTCTAATTAAGTATAAAATATCCCACATAAGTTTACCGGCGGATTCATTATCTATATTATCCGCCAAAAAAAATGTTCTTTTATTAATATCAATGTATATATTATCTCTTGTTGAACCCATATATTCCTCCTCTTGAAACTCACATTTCATAATATACTTTTAACTGATAGAAACATAACCACAACTGTTCGGTGCGATCAAATTCAAATCAATAATCATTTTCCCGTCAACATACTCTTTGTTGATTTCAATATTTTTGATTATAATTGCATCTTCTGTTATTTCGGTTATTTCACCTATGTAGTGGTTATGACAATTTGATTTTTCATTATATATCATAAATGCAATATCCTGCCCGACAGAAAATTTCAAATTATTATCTGCATTTAAAGTCTTTGTAGTTTTAATACTATATTTCATATGTTACACTACCTTCCTAATAAAGTGTCCTAATCCTTATCCAAATGTAATCACTCCGTCGGGATATTTTTCAAAGAATTCTGAAACCTTGTCAAGTTGTTCTTTGGTTAATTTAAAATAATCCTTACGCATCCAACGTCTTAGATTCCTACGGTTTGTAATTACTTTTCTTGGATAATGTTTAACTCTAAAAATATCTTCATATTCTGGGATATCGACAAACAATCCGCTACGACCTCGTATCTCATAAATATAAGCTGAACCATTTAATAGTTGTGGATTTCCTGCACCATAACCAAGTTGCCACCAATACTTTCCATATACACATGGAATATTTTTAACAAACGATTTCATCAATTGCTTATATAAAAATTCATTGTTTAATCCCAATTCCATATTTTCTTCTGAAGAGCCAGTCAAATTAAATATTTCTATTGGAGCATATTCTTTCATTAACTGAAACTCTTTATCAGTTATAGGTCTACTGAATGATGTATGACATCCCATTATTTTCACTCTCCTCTAATCCCTATGAAAGTTTTATTTGCAATCTTATTCGTCATCTTGCTCCATTGGATAAATATTGCCGTCTTCCGTAACATAATACATTTTAAAGTAAACACCACAATCTTTATCAACAGAGGTAAGAATTATCTTTGCCGGTTTTTCGCCCTCAAAGTCATCGGAAACTTTCACACCCACTTGATTAAGGCTTAAAGTTGTAACCGATACATTATTCGGATTTTCACATGCCACTGGCAGAACAACTTTGTTTTTATTTTTCTTCATATTTAATATTCTCCTAACACCAACTCAATATTGTTAATAAAATTTTCATTGCCTGTCTCTTTCGTCCAACAAACATTTGTACCTCGATATTTCACTTTTCCGTCAGACGGAAGAATACCTATATTAATAAGAAGCTTTTTGATTATTTTTGCTTGGTCATCAATATTTTTGATACAACCTTGTCCATGAATATATGAATTTTTAGGAAGAGAAATGTAAATAGTATTTTCGCCTACATTCACTCTCTCAACACATATTCCATGTTTCAAAAATGTTCCTAATAATGCTCTAAATGTTATTTCATATGGGTTCATAACTTCACCTACTTTTCACTTACAAGTTTGATTTTGTAACCGAGTTTTTCTTCTATTTCAGATAAAGTCATATTCTTTCTTTTGTCACCTACAATCTCAAAATCAATTTTCCCATCTTTAGATACTAAATCTCCAAAACCCAAGTTCATTGTCTCAATATAATATTGTTCCGTTATATATGAAGGATTATTTCGACTCTCCAATGTAAATGACAGTCTATTGATGTCTACTGGGAGTTCCAATGTAGTCGTACCTTTGACAAAAGAAGTATCTGTTTCTCCTAAAAATTCTACCTCTAAATAATACATACCGTTTTTGTTTATTATTTTCAAGTTGCCGATATCTGTAATTGTTGTAGGTTCTTTTATTTTATCTCTAATTTCGTATCCCATTGCTACCTCCGTCATGTTTTACTCATTTTCACCCACTATATATTGTGTTTATATTTAAAATATCATCTATATATAGTATAAAAATTCCTTTGAAATCTCAGATTCAACCGTTAGTCATTTTTTCGACTTCTAAATTCTTCAAATTTGTCTTGTTACCAGTCCATAAACTCATCTTTTGACATTCTTATCATTTGAAATATTATGATAACGCCCGATATGTTCAAAACAGGAACAAACATTAGTAGGATAAGAGAAATAAATGATCGAATACACCTAAGATAATATCGAATGTTTTTCTTACCTTCAATCTCGTCTACATATCCATTCCGTTTTAAAACATCTTTCGAAAACATCATAACTCCAAAAAATGTCATCATACACAATATTGAAAATGCAAAATGCAACTTTAATAACCACATATACTTATTCTCCTTCCTACCAATCGCAATGCAATTTTCTATTGACCTATTACAAATTTCTTCATTCCAAGTCCTCCATATTATAATTTTTTCTTATATATTCACACAAATCTTCCATTGTTCTTTTAATATACCAATCATTCTTGAATAACTTATTAACTCGACAAGTACAAGAATATTTCGATCCATATTTTTTGAAGAATTTTAGATTAATACTAATACTCAACAACGGTACTTTAGTGAACCCATCTGTTAACCACTTTTTAAGCCACTCCATGATTACCACCTATATTTTTGTCAAAAGAGTTCTAAGTGGTTCTCTTGTTATATTCTCTTTCGCCCACGAGATATAACTTGGGTCAGTGTGAACAACATCTGTCAATTTTTCACCGTTATGTTTGCCAAAGGTCAACATGTATGTATCAATATCAGACAATTCTTCTTTTGGAATATCTACTCCACCTAAAGTAGAAATAACCTCATCAGAATATATCATATCAAGATTTGACCTGCTTGCTAAATAATCACACATATGTACAAAAAATTGCTCATCATTTTCTGGTTTTGGCAAAACAGTTTTACTTCTTTTGGTAGAAGTCCATTCACCACTATGGCTTTCACATAATCTTGCGATATAGGCTTTCGTTTCAGTATCTATATCGTGCTCAACATTTGTATTCCTCACCCATTCGCCGGCAAGTAGTGGATGTTCATGGACTGTATATCGAGAGCCGTTCAATCCGCACTTGATTGCATCATGAAAAATTGGAGTGCAACGTAAGCAGTCTCTTTGTCTTTCATGTGTTTTTTCTTTTACATACTCCAACCCAAGTATATAATTCATAACTTCTGCAAACATAAGAATATGAAAAATCTGTCCATGAGGTTGACACTGTGTTTTATTGTGATACTTAAATGATGTACTACTTGGAATTGTAAAGATATAATCTGGAATTTCCTTAATCATATCTGTACAGTAGCTTTTTATTTCCTCTGTTTCAAATTTATTTAATAGATTTTCAAAAACTTTTATCTTGTCCATTTATCCCTCCAAAATTTTCTTTAAATTATCATAACCTCATTCGCCCATATAATTATTCTCTGTTTGAGATTTAAGCCAAGTATTTCTATGATTATGACTTGTACGGATGCATTGTAAAAATGCACTTGGTTCTGCTAACAGCAAACATCTCTTTTTTGCTCGTGTAAGTAATGTATATAACATACAATTATCCAAAAGTTGATGGTGTGTATTATCAATAATGCCAATGACCGTTTTTCGACCAGCTCCTTGTAACTTATGTACAGTCATTGCATATGCTAAAGATAGCGAAGTTAATTCTTTTTTAGTGTATTCAATGAGTTTGTCATGTCCGCATATATCCGAATATGTTACAACACAATATTCTTCTTTTTTCTTCTTGGATTCATATCTTTCACCAATTTGAGTTATATAGCCGATTTCACCGTTGAAAACATTTTTATCATAGTCATTAACTGTTTGCATAACTTTTGCCCCAAGCTTAAAATTAGTTTCAAATCCTTCAATACTTTGTTGTACGTCTCCTAATAATTCATTTTGAATGACCTTATTTATTTCGTTTGTACTATTTAAGCAATCCTTTCTACGAGGAACTGCAATAACAACATTGTCAATCCCATCTGTTTCTACCGACTTGAGAAATGTTTTAATTGCAATATTAAAAAGTGACTGCCTATTTGAACGAAACATATAATACATATCTTGTAATTCACCATGGATAATGCGAGGTTGTAATTTCTCTGATATGGGATTAATATTCTCACGAATTTTGTTAGCATCTACAAGAATACCTGATTTTTCAGCTTGTCTCATAGGTTTTATAAGCTTACTTACAATAGAATCATCAAACATTTCAACTAAATCGGAGAACACGTTTCCAAACCCTATGGGCGGTAATTGTTTGTGGTCTCCTGAAATAATAATCCTTGTATTGTCACCTATCGCCTCAAGCCAATGTAAAAACAAACTGGCATTTACCATACTTCCTTCATCAAGAAATGCGACATCAGTAATTAAATGATTATCCATGTCATAAGTAAATTTGTTTAAGCCTTGACAACCAAGCGTTCTATGAATTGTCATCGCAGGGAACTCTGTTGCTTCTGTAATTCTTTGAGCTGCCATTGCCGATAAGGCTGAAGCAGTTATCATATAATTATTCTCCGTATATGCTTTTACAATTGCTCGCATAATTGATGTTTTTCCTGTGCCTGCCTTACCAGTTATTAAACTGACTGTTCTATGTAGACTCTTATGAATTGTGTCCAATTGTTCGACTACATAATTAAAACCTTGCTCTTCCTCTGCGTGTTTTATTGCCAATTCGATAGCTGTATCAGAAATATTAATCGTAGTATCAACCTTTGACTTGTCAAGAATTAATTGATAGATTTGTTGTTCAATATCATAATAGTATTTTAGACCGATACGTCCATTGACAATATGAAGAAAGTTATTATTTTCAAAAAGCCAATCAACTTTATCACTACATTCGTAAACATTGTTGCTAATCGCAGTTCTCAGGATTTTTTCAGAACACCATGTATGTCCCTTACTTTCGCCTAAATCCTTAAAGTAATATTGAATAAATGATACCAATCTTTGCGTTGAATCAATTAATTCTGGTTTTAACTTCAATGCCAAATCATCGACACGTTTGAATCCTAAATTGTCCACACGAGTTAAAACCCATGGGTTTTTTTCAATTTCTCTCTTTAATAATACTGGATTTGGTTCGTCAGACAGGAGTTTCTTAATCATCGTATATGTAACTCCTAATGGTTTAAGAAGCATAAGAATATCAGAAATCAGATAATTATTGATTATTTTTTCTTTAACTTTGTTCCAAGTAATTTCTCTAACTCCTTTAATTTTCGAATAATCTATTTCTTTTAGTGTTCCATTTGCAACATCATTTACTAAGTTGGGGTACTCGTTGATAAGGTTTTCTGCCATCCACTCTGGGATTATTGTTTTAAGAAATAATAATTGCATTTCTTTTGTTTGTGGAACTAAAGCATATATTGATAATGGTTTATATTGATGACCATATTGCTTATTATATTCATATTTTGCTTTAATTTGATATTCTCCACCAATAGATAACTGTTGCATCTTACCAACAATGTTACAAAATTTCTTTTTTTCTTCCGAATTATCGAACTTATTTGCTTCACCGTTGGTAAAAAACGGTATATCATCTTCTGTATATGCAATATAAGTTCCCCAAGTTGTATCATCATTATAATATTTTTCATATGTTACAACAATTTTAAATTCGTAAATATTATCATCAGACAATCAACTTACCTCTCTTTCTTTTTCTATGTCCTCGACATATAGGAAAATGTATCCTTGACATGTTTTATTCACTCTTGTACAGCACTTTGATATTGCACTTTTTGAACAGCCAATTATTTTTGCCGTTTCTGTTACTGATTTATATCTTGCGACCTCTTTATATTGTAAATCATATTGAACAACTTCTTTATAATGAGCCTCTTGCACTGCTCGTATTGTAGATTCTGAGTTTTTCTTCCCATACCTACCATGTTTTTCTTTTGGTATTTTTTTATGAGCTTCTGACATTTTCTTCTTAGATTCATTTGTATGATATTTACCGTAAAAAGGATTATCCTCGTCCAAATATCTTTCTTTTGCCAAATTACTTAATACTTCTTTTGTTTCTTCTGTATGGTGTTTCCCATAAAACGGATTCAACTCTCCAAGCGTCCTATAATGTGCATCTTCAATTTCTTGTTCAGTTTTAGATCTTCCGGTATTTGCAATCGCTATTTTTTGTTTTGTCTCATCTGTATGATGTTTGCCTTTAAACGGATGACCGTATATTTTCCAATGATCTTTTATTTTCTGTTTCGTCTCTTCTGAAGCTTTTCTACCTAATGCTTTTTGTCTTATTTTTTCTTTTGATTCCTCGCTCAATGTAGAGTTTTCACCACCTGGACGAATATTATATCCATATTTGCTATTTGTACTTTTATACTTTTTAATTAATTCTTCCTCTATAATATTCGCCATTTCTAAAGTCAATCTATCTATTAACACTATATGTTGAAAGTTATTCCAACCATATTTATTAATAGCATTATTAAACGCGACACATTGTTTATATCCCCAACCACTATCCCAACGATCTTTGACATTTTCTTGACCTGTTTGACCTATGTAAATCTTTCCATTAATTTTGTTTATATGAACATATATTTTATAATTCTCCATACAAAAAACCACCATCCAATATTCTAAAAGAGTATATTAAAAACCGTAATAAGCTGATCCAATTTAAACTGATACTCCTTTCTTTCTCACACTCTCAAGCCACTTACTATATGACTTTAATTTTTCTACAATTACTTTTTCTTCACTATCTTTCTTACAAAGAATAGCGACTTGCTGTCCTTTTTTCACTAAATCTTCATATTCTTTTAATTGACTATGCCATACAATTCCTTCTACAAGTCCAAAACTTGAATAGATATTTATATATGCGAATTGCTTGCCATTTTTATCTTTCTTCTTTTGAACTTTTGCAATAATACCAACTAAAGTACATTTCTCGCCATCAGAAATTTCTTCAAATGGTGTTAAAAATGTATAAGCTGCATCAAATGGATTATCATTGATAAAAACTTGTAATGTTTGAAATTCCCAAAACTGTTCATCTGCAAGATATTTTTGATTTTCATTTATATACTTTTGAAATCTTACTTTTTGATTTTCATTGAATTGTATCTTTTTTAATCTGTTATATTCGGAAAGTAATGCTTCTTTATCATATACAACTCGGCTTCCAGATGAAGGGATAACATATTTTCTCAAATCGATTCCCCAATCTTCTTCAAGTTTTTTATATGTAGGTAATGATTTAACCTCTGAAAACTTTAATGGTTGGTACTCCGATTTTAGATATGATATAAGTTTTTCACGTTTATTTTTACAAGGAATTGCACCAGATTTAATGAGTGCTATAACAGATGCCTTATCCAAAGAAAGCCTTTGAGTCAAATCGTTAAAAGATTTGTATATACCATTATTCTCTCTTTCCTCAATAATTTGTTTAGAAAGCGATTCGCCAATACCACTAATTGCTGATAGTCCAAAAAGAACTTTTTCATTATCAACCGTAAAGTTCATACCAGAGTGATTGATGTTCGGTGGCATAATGTTCACATTAAAATATCTTGCATCAAGTATATACTTATTAATAGCTCCCGCCTTGTCTTTGTTTTGATTAAATAAAGCTTTAAAAAAATAGGTTGGATAATGCGCTTTAAACCATGCGGTTTCAAAACAAAGAACTGCATAACTGTATGAATGTGACTTATTAAACAAATATCCACCTTTTTTCGATAATTCATCTGCTATCTTATCAGCAATGTCCTTAGAATAACCATTAGCTACAATTTCACTACGGAGAATTTCCGACTCTTTTTGTACTAATTCAACAATCTTTTTTCCGATTGCCTTACGGAATAAGTCTGCCCCTCCATACGTTCTGCCACCAAATTTTTTTACAATATCAAGAAGTTGTTCTTGATAAATCATGCAATAATTTGTATCTTTCAAAATTTTATCCATATCAGGATGAATAGATGGTGGTCTGCTTCCGCCAGTTGCCATTTCAACATATTCGTCAAGTGCGCCCATACTATCAGGTCTATACAAAGCCAAAACAACAGATATAACTTCAAAATCTAACTGTTCAAGTTTTGGTTTCAATCGAATCAACAAATCTTTCATTCCGGCTGATTCGACTTGAAACACACCGTTTGTTTTGCCACTTGCTAATAGTTCATATGTTGGTCTATCATTCTCAAACTCAGGATTATTAATGTCATAATCCCAAGGATTCAAATGTAAATCATCTTTAATTTCTTTTACAAGATTAAGTGTGGCAACGCCCAGTAGGTCAAACTTAACAATTCCAATATCTTCTACGTAGTGTTTGTCAACTTGAATTACATGTTCACCCTTACTTCCTATCTTCATTGGCATATAATCATTGATTGTTGTATCAACAATACCAATACCACCGGCATGAATAGAAACCGTTTTTACTCGACCACTTAAATGTTGAGCAATATCAAATAATTCAACATACTGTGGGTTATCTATAAGCAATTTAGGATTAGCTTTCATACAGTCATCCCAATTATCAAATGTAAATTTTTGCGAAAGTTTTTGCATTTGTTTATATGGAAAACCAAGTATTTTTCCCACATCTGTAATTGCTACCGTCGGTGTAATGTATGAGTAATTTATAATTTGACATACTCTATCCTCACCATATTTATCAACAAGATAATCAATAATTGCATCTCTATTTCCAACATCTGTATCAATATCAGGAAGTCCCACACGTTCAGGATTCAAGAAACGCTCAAAAATAAGTCCGTATTTTATCGGGTCAATATCTGTGATATGACAACAATAACAAACCAGTGACCCTGCTGCACTTCCTCTTCCCTTGCCTACTTCAATGCCCAGTTTCTCTGCCGCTTTAATAAAGTCCCAAACAAATAAGAAATACCCATCAAATCCCATTGAATGAATAATATCCATTTCATAATCAAGTCGTTCTCTTCTGATTTTTTGTTCAGTTTCATCAAGTTTGTCGTATCCTCTATCTTTCCATCCTTGATTTACTAAATGCCATAAAAAATCATTATTATCTTTATACCCTTTTGGTAATGGGAATGTTGGTAACTGAGGTTTTTGAAATGGCATGCTAACTTCGTCAATCAAATCTGCTACTTTATTAGTATTTTCCAGCCCGATACACACATTGTCATATCCAATTTGTGCGTCCATACACTCATGTATTTCTTGCTCTGATTGCATATAACAGCCTTCATACACTTCGCTATTCTCAATCGCATTTTTATCATTGTTAGTGCTTTTTCTACCAATTTGAATAAGCTTGTCTTGATAGTATAAATCTTCTTTTTTGGGTGCATGACTATCCGTTGTAATAATAAATGGAGTGTTTGTTCGTTTGGAAAGTTCTAATATTTTTTGATTATACAAACATTGATCTTGATGTGAATGCGACTGCATTTCAAGAAAGAAATACGGAAATGCTTCTTTATATTCATTAATATATTCAACGCATTTTTCAAAATCTGATTCTCTTGCTAATTTACTAGCTAGACAAGCAGATGAAATAACAAAATTTTCAGCATAAGGTTTTATATCCTCTATAGTACATCGTGGTTTAAAATAAAATCCTTCAAAATTACTCTTTGTAATGACTTTATTTAAATCTTTTCTACCCTGTTCATTTCTTATTAAACAGATTAAATGAAAGTATTTGTTGTCCTTATCCTTGATTGCTATATCTTCGCATTCATATAACTCGCATCCGTAAATCATTTTAATATCTGGATAGTCTTTTTTTATAAGGTCATAGTATATATGGGCATATGCGTTTCCGTGATTTGTTGTAGCATACGCTTTTAATCCTATCTCCTTGGCTCTATCCAACATTTCCTTTGGACTTCCATACCCATCCAACAATGAATAAAAATCATGATTATGTAATGAACTATACATAATTTACCTCCTACCAATCGTCATCTTCATCATTGCCACTTGTATTAATAACCTCCACATCTTCAATAATAATCTGAGGTGTTCTAACGCCGTTATATTCATTTATCGAAGGCTTTCCAACAATATTAAATGTAATACTATCATTATCGTCCCAAGCGTTTTGCAAAAAATCATATAATTGATTACCATTCTTACATTTAAACTGAATATATTTAATATCATTTACCATAAAACTGATAGTATCTTCGTTTTTACCGAATACCTCAAAACAATCTCTTGTTAATGATATATTCTCTACTGCAAGCATTGGTTCATTAATTCCTTGGCATATAATATCTTCAAATTGTGACAACTTGATGATTAATGGAATTATAATATCCTCAATATCCAAGATAAAATCTACACGATATGTAGAATCGTATTCAATATCTTTAAGAATATTATTCATCATACTTATTGCTTTTTCTTTATCATCAATAGACAAATCTACAATACCAAAAGCATTAGCGTGACCCTTGCCATTGACAATACCTGTAGAATTGACAATATCCTTAAAGCTGTCAATTGGACTATTATCAATATTTCTTGCACTGCCACCAAATACTGTCATTCTTGTCTTTTTATCAAAATGCTTTTTTAGTAAAATACAAGGTTTGTTATATTGTTCTGCAATTTTAATTGCCACAACACCTGTTAGTCCGCCATCAAGTAAGTCCGATACATCAACCATAATAACCTTGTCGTCGGAAGGAAGCTCATCTACCACTTCTGAAATAGCCTTTACACCCTTATCTTTTATTTTGTCTTGTCGAGCCTTTGCATTTTTACAAAGTCTAGCAGCTCTATCATAAATACTTTCTTGAATTGTTTCTGCCGGTCTGTTCTTGGTGGCTCTTTTTTTATATTCAAAGAATTCATCCGTTTCAATAAAAGCTCTAAATAACAACTCTTTTTCATCTGACGACCCAATCCTTATCATACCGTTTAAGATGGGGGTTATATACCATTGGATATTATGAATATTGACCTTACTATTCATACTATAATCTTGTGCTTTAATAAGTGACTGAAAACATTTATTTTTAATATTGAGTAGTCCAAGATTTGTGATGTATCTTGTTTCAAATGAACGCATGTCCATAACATCACTAATATTTGCTAACGCACATAAATCTAAATAATCATCTGCAAACTCATTCCATGTTTCCGCATCTAAGGCTTGTAAGAACTTATACACAACTCCTGCGCCACAAAAATCCTTGTTAGAATAATCCTTACTCATCTGATTATTTACAATCAAAGCATATGGATTTTTTTCTTCTGATTCATGATGGTCAAGTATAAGTATGTCGATGCTTTTTCCAGAAAGCTCCTTACATTGTTCTGTATCATTTGTTCCAGCATCAGGAATAACCAATAACTTTGTATTATCAGGTATTACAATATCATCATCTAATCCATGTGCCTTTGCTCTTGTATGCAGTATGTACTCAACAGGATAACTACCGTCCATTTTTTTGATATATGAATATATCATAGCTGCCGAGCAAAATCCGTCCGGATCTTCATCTACAAGTATTTCAATTTTATCTTTATTGTTAAAGTGCTTCATAAATAGTTCTACTGCTTTATTTATATTCTCCAATTTCTCATACGGAATTAAAACACTTTCATTTAAATTAAGATATTTTTCATAATCATTAATACCTCTGTTTTTCAAAACTTCCGCTAATACATTGGAAGTGTTATTATTGCTATTTTCATATAATCTGTACTTCAAATACACACCTTCCTATCTTAATCTGTATATATTATTTTTAACCATATGTTCCCAATTTGTAGGCTTGTCAGTCGGTGATTCTTTCTCATTTAGAACATTATCCTCGTCAAACATATAGTAGAGTGGAACACCTTCTGGAAATCTTTCTGCCAATTCTTCTAATTCTTCTCTAGTTACATCTTTATCAAAGCAAAAAATTATGTCTACTCCCAACCTAACAAGTAAATCAATCTGATATTGTGATAGCTCCTTACCACCCGTACCGCCAGTATTTCGATAGCCATAACTCCATGCTTGTTCTACAAATTTTTCCGCCTCACCCACATAAATACGTCCTACTCTTTTTATATAAGGAAGAGTTTTATATAGTCCATATATAATTTTCGACTTTGCACATGGTTCTAAATAAATATATTTACTCATTCCATCAGGCACTTTTCTATCAAAATATCTTGCTTTTACACCAACTAAATCTCCCAATTCAGAACGAATAGGAATTGTGTATCGGTTGGTTTCTTCATCAAATCCTATTTCAAATTCTCTTTGTGTTTCATAATCAATATAATCTTCGTAAAACAAATCGTTCACATACGGTTTATAATATGAAAGTATATTTTCTGAAATAGGCTGTAATGGCTTTTCTTTTTCTTCTGATATATTAGAATCCATATCTTCTAACATTTTCAGTATTTTGAAACTATCAGGAATATCTTCTTCAAAATCATGATAATAGGATATTCCTATTTCCGAGCATATTGCCTTCAACCCCTCTGGGAATGTAAGGTTTTTAACATAGCATACAAGATCAATAATGTCTGTTTGCCTATTACCTTTTATCATCTGTCGAGTTTTATTTAAGCAGATAAGAGATTCATTATTGTATAAAATGATTGCACCTTTGTTGTCCCCATCAGGATTGCCGGCTGTCCAATATGCTCCGACTGAATGATACTTAATGTGATGGCAACCAATGGACTCTAATATTTGTTCCGAATAATTATTTTCGTATATGTAATTCTTTAATTCTCTTGTATCCAAGTTGCCACCTCCAATTAATTAGTATCTTTAGTTTTCTTTATGATATAACCTATATTTTTCCATATGTTTAGATTCAAATCTATCTCAAATAACATAATTTTATCCTTACTACCAGCTCTATTCTTATCTGGTTTTATACAAAAATATTGTTTGTTTAAATCCAAATTTTCTGCATTAACTTCTCCCCAAGAATCACACTCTAATACCATCTGGTACTTGTGATATTCTTCTTTGTTCAACTTTTTGCCAATGTTCAAAATATCAGCCACATGCTTAATTTGTTTTGCATTTGCAATATTATTACTACTAAGACTAAAAATATCTGTAAACACAGTTTCGTCACTTAACTGAAATACGGCATATCCGCTCATACGTAATTCTTTTGTAAGTTCTTTCAGTTTAGTGGCAAATTGTTTTATTTGTGACCAATCATCTGTGTTGTATCCTTTCAATGTATCATAGCCATAATATTTTATATTTTGAACCATTTTTGCTTTACGCAATTCAAATTCAATTCTTTCTGAACTATAGTCGTCACCGACATCTTTAAACATGACCTTACCCTTTCGGTCACTACTATCAATCCAGTCCGTAACTTTTTTTACATTCCAATATTCATCTGATGTATCTTTTATTCGCCTTATGTACTCGTCATTACTTTCAATATATATACCGTCATCGTCAATTTTTCGTCTGATAATATTTCCGTCATTATCATGATAAACACCTAATACTATCTCTTTTTCTGGCTTATTTATATATACTCCATGTAAATCTTGAAACTCTTTATTATTGATAACTGTAGTAATTAAACAACTACGAAGATCTTCCTCATCCATTTCATTGCTCATAAGAAAAAAGTTTTCATCTTGTACAAGGGCTACATAAGCGGCTAGCAAAACAAGCTTTCTTGTCTTACCTTCATTTGAAAGAAATCCTTCAAATAAAACTTTTGTTTCTCTAAGACCAAGATAATACTCATTATACATATACCAAGGGAACGGCAATCCAAAGTTTGGTTTTTCCAAATATTTATCTATTTGAGCTGAATTTTTATTGGTAAGCTCAACTGCTTCTTCGCCGGCATTAATCACTGTATTGATTTTATCTGCCTTTGTGCGAATAATTCTATAAATATCATTAGGTGACATTTTATCAAAATTTCTATGAGACAATATTTTTTCAACAGGGAATCCATTTCGACCATATTCTCTAATTAATGAATATTTTTTTACTGTATTAAAATAATTTTTTATATCGTTTTCATCAGCAAGAGTCATATATCTTTGAAGTGTTTTCCAACCTTTATATTGCTTATAAAGATTAAGACGTTCTTCGCTTTGACTCATAAACACATTCATTTTAGTCTCATCTAATGTTTGTGAAAATGTAAGATAATATGTTTCAAGATTATCATAAAAGAATTTTGTTACAGAATCAGAGAAGTCATATTTACTTCTCATAAATGTACTATAATTAACAATCAAATCCAAATCTCTGGCTAAAGCTCCTACGAAACATATTTCACTCTGTATATTACAATCTTTTAGTTCGCTTTCATTATTCAAAATCTCTCTCCTATCCGAAAATATCATCTACTAAATCTGATATATCATCTGTATTATCAACGCCGCTATCTTTCGACACATTAGAATACCCAATTGATTGACCGACAAGATTTTGAGATGTTTGTTGTTCTTTCTCAGCTTCAAGTATTTTTTTCTTTTCTTTCCATCGTAAATAACTATCATACTTATTGATTAAAATAGATAAACCATATAAGATTAATGCAGTCGGACTAATTTCTCTGTCTGATTTCGATATTAGTTTTTGATTCGCTCTTCTGATATAATCTATTTTTCTCTGCCACATATCCAACAACTCTATTGCAGGAATTGGAGTATCTAATCTATCATCAGTACCATTAATGACCTTCTTTATTTTTGTCCAAGGTAATGTACCAGTATCATATTCTTCTCTTAAAAATGCACATAAATCAGATTCATCAAACCATTGTGAAATATACTTTTCCGCATTCTTTGAAAATTGCTCAATATTGCTTTTGCTTATATGTTTTTTTTCAAGAAGACTTAATGTATTTTGTTTTCCTTCATCTAGATATTTTTCCAAATTCGCCAAAGCCATTGTACGTTTTCGAGAAGGAGTTTTTGTTGCATGACACCATTGAATAAAGCAATTTTTGTGATAGTAATGTTTATCATAATAAACTATTTCACATTCATTTTCATCTACGTCAATATCTTGGGAACAAAAATAACATTTTTTCTTAATTTTATTCATATCTATAAAACAGTCTTTATGATATAAATGTTTGTCAAAATAGAGAAGATTGTTATCACCTTGATTCCTACAAACATCTAACGACGACTTGCAACAAAAACAACTAGGTCTTGGAGTCATAATATTCTTTTTATTTTGTACCAATCGTGTCATTTCCTCCTCCAATCTACCTAAACCACCAAAAAAATGATGGTTTAGGTACGAAAATATTATATTAATTAAACATTACCAATACCTTATTAAGAATTTCGGCGTCGGTTACATTCTTATATGCCGTAGGAAGTCCTGCTGCCTCAAGTTTTTCCTTCATTGCTTTCTTTTCCATTGGGGGCAATGCGTTTCTTTTGGCGATGATTTCTTTCTTAATTGCTTCAATATTAATACTCTCATCGTTTCCAGTAGTATCATCATCTGCTGGTTCACCAACCTGACCAAGAATTTCTTTTTTATAAATATCTTGCTCAATATCAACAGCCTTTGTTAAGTCATTTTTTAATACAAACTTTGATTTTCCTGCTGTTTTATCAATAACCGCCTGCCAATCAACTAATGTTGGGTCTTCAATAATAATACAATCATCATGTACATGCGTTCTATCTTTTTCAACCCATGCACAAACTGTTCCGTCCTCATTCCTGAACATACGAATTTCAGTTTTAACATTATGATCCATTCCTTTGAAACCATCAGGAATCTTTCTTCCTGTAACTACACTTTGAGTTGTTCCATCAGCCAATTTAATTGTTTCTTTTTCATCAGCTTCTCTTGCCGTTACAATATAATGAACGCCAGATGACATCAAATCAAGGATTAAATCTTGTCCCTTAAAATTGACTGTTTGATAATCCTTCAACTCCATACCTGCGCCTTCTATTTTTACAAGTCTGGCATCGCCTACAAGACCATCTTTATCTGCTTTAACTTTATTTCTTTTTTTTGAAAACTCAACTAAGCCTTGCTTTGTTGTCAAATTAAGAATTGTAGTGCCATCAACAACAATGGCATCAGCTCTAAACGGCTCACCGTCTGCATCTACTACAACTTCATCTGTTTCATTACCATCATCATCCAACTCATAAAAATCTTCGTTATTCTTGACCTTTGCAATATACTGTCTTACTTCACCAAGCGACTGTGTATAAACAATATAAATATTCTCAAGATTAACACCATTTGCGCTTAAATCGCCCAGATAATCATCAATTGAACCAGACTCGGGGTCAAGATACAATAGTCTAAAAGGCTTCCCATCTGGGCGTTTAAAATATGCTAACTGCATCGCCATAGTTGATTTTCCTGTAAACGGTTTTCCGTATAATATCATTCCCAACTTACTTTCTGTTACTGACGCTTTTCTTGCTTTTGCCATTAAATAATTCCTCCATAATTCCTAAATATTGATTGATTGGAACGCCATTGCTGGCGTTCCATTTGATTATTTTTTTAATGTGAGAATTAATCCCATGCTTCATCATCACCATCGTCAAAGTCTGTTCCGTCTCCCCAATCATCATTTGAGTCATCACCGAAATTTTCTTCTGCCTTATTGGCATTTTTAATCTTTGCGATAGCTTCTGTTACATTCTGTTCTGTGTAAATAGTTTTATCAATTGATGAACCCTTTGCTCCTGTAATAATGAACTCTCTTTTTGTAGGAGCAGCCACCTTGTCCAATCTATCTTCTTCTCCCCAAACATCATCGTCTGCTACAACCGTTTCTGTCTGAGTCGAAGATACCATATGACCATTTACCTTAATCGCATTGTACGGATTCAAAGACTTCTTAAACTTATTCGCAAGTGCCTTGTCCACAATAATGAACTGAACATCTTCAATATTGCTATATGTAACAATCTTTGCAAGAACAACAAATCTGCCAGTCGGTTTCTCATTATCATCCTTTTCTTGTTCAATTCCCATAAAGATAATTACTTGATTAAAATCGTTCTGCTTTTCAAACTTCTCACTATCAAAGTCAATATCCGAGCAAAGTGAAATTTGATTTGGAACAAGCTTTGTTGATGTTCGCTTATTGCCCTTATCATCTGTAAAGCTGCTATAATCAAGACTTCCACGAATAAATACGCTTGCGCCGTCCCTTAAATTTTCCTTAACTTCCTTACAAGCATCAAAGTCTGTTAGAATCTTCTTATCGTTAACTGTTTTACCCTCAGAATCAACCTTCTTCTTAACGCCAATATTCTTGCCAATCATACGGTATCCCTCGCGATTATAAGAATATCTCTCGACCCAAGGTACTTTTACGGTGTCTGCTTTTTCGCCCTTCTTCTCAGCTCTCTTAGAGAAATAAACATTCTCTTGTTCCATACCTTGAATGTTTACATATAATGTTTCTCCATCAAGATAGCTCGCACCAAAGTTAAGCATTCTCATCGGCTTGCCGCTCTTAGTTTTAATTTCCTTAAATGCTGTATCCTTTTCCATGCCAGATACAATTCCCTTCAATTGGAATGCACCTTTTGTTTCTGGTAAATCAAATAATCTTCCCTTTTTCTTTGTTTCAGCCATTAAAATAAAATCCTCCTTGAAATAAAAATTAACGTAATAAAATCTATCTGAACGCCCAAATGGACGGAACATAGAATTAAATTTATGTGAACTATATGAACAGTGGTTTATGGACACAGATTGTCCAAGGGTATGCTAATTCCCACCCAAACAAAATGATAAAAATAATACTTGATATTTCTGCAAAATTATGTTAGAATATAAAAGTACAGACTAATGGCATATCCCATTACGAAGTATCCTTTTATATAGGCAATCAACTCCTCGACCAAAATTTGTTGATTGTCTATTTTTTATACACTATATATAGTAGTTGATATTATCTTGAAGCTACTATATACGGTTTTTCTTGTCGTTGAAATTTAATTTTCATTAGGTTACTAATTATTCGCATACTTTTGTAAAAAACAAATACATAACATCTATGTCACATTCATTCTTTGCAATAAGCGTTGAAACCAAATTAAACCCATAATCTGAATATTGATTTAACACTTCTTCTAATTCGCCAGTACAATAATTACTAACTTTACAACAAGTATTGTATACTTTCAATCTATCACCTCTATAATCTTATCCCTACTTATAGTTTTCCAATTAGACCTTACGAACATTTTCATCATGACGCCCTATCTTATGACTCTAATATCCATCCTGTTCTAATTTCTTCTAGTGTTCTCGGTGTATAATCCATATACTTCATCATCGCACCGACGTTGTACATATGACAAGGTTTATCATATAATGCTCCCATTTCATATCTAAAATGTTGTATCATATTTTCTTCAAAACTATTATGTACGTGCCCATAAAGATGTATCCAATCATAGTAATGATTTTTGAAACATGGCATCGGATAGTGACATAAAACAACTGAAATTTCATTGTCAATTTTTAGTTCCTTGTAATCTACAACCTCGACAAATAAGTTGTATAATTCTTTGTTTTTTAATATTCTATTGTCATGATTTCCTTGAATTAAATGTATGCGACCTTTTAACTGTTTGAAAATTTCAATAGTTTTGGTGGCATTGTGCCAACTAATATCGCCCAAGACATATACATCGTCATTATCATTAACTTTACTATTCCAATTATCAATAATTGTTTTGTCATGTTCTTCTATATTGATAAATGGACGATTATCAAACTTTAAAACATTCTTATGACCCAAATGTAAATCCGAAATAAAATAATTCATACTTACTTATTCTCCTTTAACAATCCACTCTTAACTAAATGCTGACGGACAATTTCTATAATTTGTTCTTCCAAGAATTCATCAACATTATCTCGATCTCTAACATAATCCAATTCATCATTGATAAAATCTTCTATTATAGAAGTAAAGTCCATATCCTCAATTGTTTTTACAATTTTCTTATGAATAAGTTCTTTATGTTCTTTTGTAAGAAATTCTTTAATATCATTCATATCAATATATTCTCCTTCTTGATAAACTCTTTTGAACAGTTCCGTCAATTTTCTCAAATCGTCCTTGTCTAAGAGAAGGTATTTCCCAGGTGGATGTTCTTTCCTTATAGCCTGATACAAAATATCCATATACTCATCCCGAAACTTTTGTTCTCTATTAGATAACTCTTTACTCATATATTTCCTTTATCACCTCTGTATATCGCATTCATGAAAATCCATAAGTATCTTATACTTATATTCTCCGAATCTTTTTCGCCAGCGTTGTTTCGTTTTTTCACTTTCCCAACTAAACGGCAACATATGATAATTGATAAGGAAACATATGTCTAATACTTCTAAATTTTGAGGTATTCGACTCAATACAAAATACGAACCGTATGCGTGATGGTCAAAGTAATGAGCTATGCCAAGATCATCAAATGTTTGAGTTGACAATTTACCTAAGTCATGCATCATCGCACCGCCCAGCCAAGGATTTTCATAACCCTTTTCTTTCATTAATTTCTTAGTATTTAAACAATGCTTGTACAAATCCATTGTGTGATGAGGATTCTTTTGGTCGAAATCTCCCATATAAGCTATTTCATTAACCAAATTTCTCACATGATTTTTAAATTCATCATGAATAATAATCTTGCTCCACCCTTCCTCAATGAAAGGGATTTCAAATCTTCTAATTTGCTTTTCCAACACTTCATCGGGAACAGGGTGTGGTCTATTTTTATTATCTTGTTGACACCACTCGAATGGTTTCGGTATTATGTAACAAATCTTTTCTATGTCTAATCCGTTAACCTTATTTAGAATTGCCCGGCGAGATTTCATTGTAATATTTGTTGCATCAGCTATCACATTGTATTTATTCTCCAAACGCTTTCGGATTAGTGTATGAAAAATTTCAAAGACTTCATCATTCTGAGATTGGTCTCCGATTTCGCCGGTTAATTGTTCTCGTATCATATCAGTTGATATAATAACTGTATCAGGATTATCATTTGTAATCTGTTTTGCAATAGTAGATTTGCCACTTCCGGACAAACCACACATAACATATAGTTTTGGTTTACTCATTCCTACACACCTCATTTTTTATACTGAATGTAATTAAGTTTGTCATCACCTTTTCCATAACATCTTTTGCTTCAGTATTAATCTCCAATGGATTATTCTCCATATACTCTTGTTTATATTGTTTAATCCACTCACACGTTTCTTTTGCTAAATTTTTTGAATATTCTAATTCATAATGATAATTAGATTTAATATCGAGCAACATATCCTTATTTTTAGGGATTAAAATAGTACGGTAACTTTCGCCATTACAATATCTTTCGATAAAATCTTTCAAACGTAAAATATGATGTAATTGTTTGGGGTCACAACCATATTTCTCAATCTTATCTACAATACTTGGATACGGATATGTAAGAGCTTTGTACTTTTCAAATGCCATTCCGCACATACAATTAACACTTGCGTAATTGTTGTACCTTGCAATTTTTTCGGCATTATCAAGCATAGGTGCGAATAGTTCTTCATAAATTGGATTTAAAATATAATATTGAGTAAACAAAAGTTCAACAAAGTTAATATTTTGTTTCTTAAAACACTCAAACATTTTACGAATATCTTTCACATCACATAAGCAACCATTCCCCATATCAAGTGTCGTACTTACCGGTTGACGATTAAACACAATATCGTTTAATGTAGGAAGAATTATTGCTTTTGAATCGACATCTGAACCAGAGTAATCCAATTCATAATTTTGTGAACCGTATAAAAATACACCAACAACATTGTAGCCTAACGATATAAGTTTGTCGTAATGTTGTTGAATTTGATTTTGCACTTCTTGTTTAAACATCCTTCAATTCCTCCTTGAAGAGCATAGAATAATCGTCTACTCCCATTTCCTTTAATTTTTTATATCGAGGTGACTTTTTGTTGCCACTTTTTAAAACATTGATATCATGACCATAATATAATTCTCTACAATATACTTGATACTCCTTAGGAACATTTTCTGAAACATATATCATAAAATCTTTCTTATTGGTTTTGGGAGCAGCATCATAGTATTGTTTTATATTTTTTGTGGTCTCAGTAATATACTTCATAACAACGGTTGCTATCTTCTTAACATTTTCATGATAAGCCTTTGGTAATTTCGATAGCAAATCATCATAACAACTGTCAGCGATAGAAGAAATCACTAAATTGATAGACGATAACTTAGATAATACTTTATGAATATGCACATAATCATTGTATTTTAATTTAACCTTATAACCGTCAATGTTGATTACAAAACCTTCCGCTTCATCAGATGACTTATCGTCTAATTCGGTCATAACATCATCCAAGGTCTTGTTGAAGATTTCTGTTGTTGGAATATTATATAATTTTGCGAATTTGAGAATTGATTCATATGAATATTCTTCGCCGGTCAAATTACTTCTCATGCCGATAAGATATAATCCTTCTTGCTCTTTTGTGTATTTAACAACATGTGTATCTTTCAATGAAATGTACTCAAAAACAAAAGTGATATTGGGATATTCTCGTAACATTCGTTCATAACCAGGTAACTGGTATATCATCTTACAACCATCTTGTAATCTCCAAGACATATTTGGGTCAATAGATTGACTCCCTGCCATTACAATTTGACCGTTATACCAAGTAGCTGATTGCATAGAACCGTCCAACTTATTTGAAAATTCAACTGTTTTTGCATTGTCAATTCTACTTTGTATATTCTCCAAACTTGTTTCTTCAAGTTCATTAATATTAAAGAATTTAGCAAATGGACACAAAACTATTTTGTCATTTACTATATCAATTACTATGCTTCTACATTCACGATAGAATCCATCATATTTATTCCATAATTCTTCACCAGAATTATCAACTTCTCCATTATAGATGTCGCTATATTGACCGTATCTCAAAAGAAGAAACTGTCCGTTTTGGTTTAGTTCTAGTATTGAAAGCAAATCTGTATATTCAGGATATTGATTTATGGGTTTAATGTTATTTAAACATTCGACCCATAAATCCAAACAGGTTTTCTTCCCGTCCATGTCATATGTAATATATCCCATTCTTTTATGAAACTCATTTTTTATTTCAATGAATTTATTCATTACTGGATTCCAACTCATTAAACAGCCTCCTTAATAATCCTCTTGGTCTTGGGTTACTCCACCAACCCGACACAAAATCATAATTATCTTTATCATGAGTATAATGACCTCTGTATGTTTTCAATTCAGGAGCAAGCTTATCTATTACTTTGTCATATTCAATATGGTCAAATGGAGCTTTTATATCATAATCGTCTTTTGTGCTTATATCAAAACGAATATCGTCTAAGTCGGATTCTTGAGCGTTATACTTCATATACTTGACTGCCTGATGCTCTCCCCAATTTATTAACTCATCTTCTAATTCATTTAAAGTAATAAATCGTTCAGATTCATCATATATAGAAATTTTATCGGAATGTATGGATAAAAATTCTTTCATTTCTTCAACGGAAGTATATGCGTCGTTGTGTTGATTAAACAAAGGCTTCCATCCACCACTTCTACGTCCAATACAAATTTCATAGCCAAAACAAGGTTCGTCCACAAGTCTATACTCATTAAAGAAATACTTCTCAACAAATTCCTTGTTTTGTGTATGTATATAATATTTTGTACTCATTATATTTTCTACCCTTCTACCTATACATTCTCCGTTTCATCCGATGAAAAGTTTATTTACTTATACAAATTTAACACCTAATTTTGCACTTGCCTTTGCCACATTCCTAAAAAGTTCATCTACTACATCATATTTCATTTGACGAATTTCAGAATTAACCATGTCTTGAAGAACTTTTATAAATAATCTATTGCTTGCCAGGAATAAACCTATCTCCTCATTAAATGTATCATCTTTATGACAACAAGCCTCTGCTTTATATTTCCCACTTCGTACTTGAATCTTTTTGCCATCGGTTCTGTATTCGTAAACAAATGCATAAAATCTTCCATCACTCTTGAAGTAATTCCCACCATTGTGTTTTCTCCATTTGCTCCACTTGTGAACTTCATCAAAATATTCTGCACATACATCTTCTGAGATACAGCCTTCATATTTGTTCTTATATCTAAAAGAAATTATGCCGTCTTCTGACACATCAATCACTGTACATGTTGCACCAATATGACCAAATGTACCTATTTTCTTTTTCAATTTTATTTTATCGCCCTTAACAATCATATTGTAACGCTCTCCTTTGAAACATTGTTTTCATCTATTTATATTCTCCGAATCAAAACCATAATCGCCAAGCTTTTTATCAATCACTCTATCAATATCATTAGAAAAATTTCTCAAAAGCTCTTGCTTCGCCTTCATGATATTCTCTGCTATTACTGTATATTCTTCATTAATTGTCAGCTTATATAGCCCATTCACACATATAATATCCATAACATTACTCCTTTTCAGTTGTAAGAATTGCACCATCACCATAACTCCACGACACATTGAATGAAGTCATATTATCTGTATTAATCTTTTCGCCACGATGTATAATCATTGGCATTTGACCCATATCACTCATCTTTTTTGATGGTATAAGAACAATTGAATCATATGCCTTTCCATCTTTAAAATTATTTTTGATAAGGCAATCAACTTGTTCTTCAAGCAACTTTACTCTATCTGAATCTTCAGGCTTATCAATTATAGTTTCATTAATTATTTTTAATTGATCTCTGATAACAGTCATATCCCACCGAATATCACAAATCCCTTTTCTTATACAGTTAATGTTTCTAAAAAAATCCCATAATCTTTATCCTCCTTATATCAACTTGTAATGAAGATAATCATTATAACTCTGAGAAAACTTGATATATGCACAATGGAGATTTTTATAAATATCTTCCTTTGCTTTATCTACATACTCATAATCATCACATATCTTAACATTATTTCCATATACAATAAATGAGTTTTGCTTATTATCAAATATTGCATTATTAGCCGAGAATTCGATATTTATACTATTACCTTCTGAATCCTCCACCCAAATATCATTAGTATCCCCATTTAGCAAGTCTAATTCCTTATTTTCACTTGCAAAGACAATGCCTTCTTCTGTGAATAATTGAACATCATATTGTCTTTTCCTGTCATATGTATTTATAATATTCAAATCTTTAATAGTTTCTTCAAACTTTTCTCCCTCATTTAATTCAAGAGCAATTGCCGAAAGACAATCATAATTCAATTTAATCTTTCTTGAAAAAGAAACGACCTTGTTAATTTCAGAAAAATATTTTTTATCTATTTTATCTGTCAAATAATTTCTTACTTCATCTGCCGTCGGATATTCAAATCTAAAGTGAAAGTGAAATCTTCCTGGTCTGTTAATCATATATTCGTTCAAATTGTGATATTCATTGCAAGTTACTACAAATAATTTTTTCCCAGAACTTGTACCATCAAAGAATGACAGCATTTGTGCTTGTGGATCTACATCATTTCGACTCTTAAATGTTTTATCAAACTCATCAAACAAAATAAGCACTTCATTTTGAATATCATTTAGAAAATCATCAATACCAGGAATAAAATCATCGACCAATATAACTGGAATACCATTTTCAATTGCTTTTTGTGAAAGTAGTCTTGCGAACAAAGACTTTCCAATACCTTTATCTCCACTAAGAATTACACCCAAATTCTTACGAGATTTTTCAAATCTATTCAATACTTTATTCGCCTTTTCTTCATGAACTCCGTATATCTTATCTTCCTTGATTTCCAAATCATGTTGCTTCTCTAAAAAGAAACCGGTAAATTTGCTAAACCCAATCTTATATGTTTGTGCCGGTAGCTTGTCCAACACAACTAAATCTTCACCATAAATTTGATATGTACTTCCTGTTTTTATAATTTTCATAATTTTGCTCCTCTTTATTTAATATTCTCTATTTGAACTGTTTATTGTTATTTTGTCTTTAACTCTGTTTAGATATTATTTGTTCAAACATTTCATCAACAGAATCTAACAAATCATATCTTTTGTCAAACGCAGCCGTTGAACTCTTTGCAAATTTTCGTTCTACCATGTCTATATAATAGGTCATTGTACCATCGTCACCCATATAGAACTCATTCCATTCTTCGTCCGTCATTAATCTTCGCGCATTTAATTGTTCAATGGCTAAATTATCAAAACTAACAACATTAAACTTTTCAATAATATTCGAAAGATTTTCATACAACCAGCTTTGCCTAATTTCAATATTCTCATGGTCTATATCATAAAAATCATCACCACGTCTTAAATGTTTATATCCCAAAATCAAAATCTTCAAATTATTATTCTCCAACGCCTGTATGTCTGATGGCTTTAACACACCATTGATTACATGAATGACTGCATTAGGATATTGTTTGATAAGTTTAATAAAGTTTTCTGTGGGAGTTACAAGTGAAACTCCTAAACCATATATGAGCTTTTCATTTACAAGCTTCTTTATCAAGCCTTGTTTTTTTTCGAAATGGATTTGATTTACTGTCATATTTACAATGACTTTTCTATCTTTTAACTTTTGTAAAAATGGAATTAAATCAGGATGACTTGTGGCATCTCCGCCGCCGAGTGCAACTTCTTGATATGGATGCAAGGTATCAACGAATTTTTCATTCATAATATCACCAAACTTACCGTCTGTTGTACTTCCTTCATGACAGAACGGGCAGCCCATATCACAATAATTTGTTATTTTTATATCCATATTTTCTGCAAAGGCAGCCTGAAATTCATCATCATTTGTTTCTCTTATTTTTGTTCCATCTTCAAATATAGCAGTTCTAAAATTTCCATTCGTGTAACTCCCTAAAATTTTCATTTTTACCTCCCAAATATCCTTCATACTTTTCATTTACTATAATGTTTTGACTCTTAATCAACCATCATATCCGTATTTACCGAACGCAACAACTCGGTCTCCACTTTTGGTTGTATATTTATCTACGAAAGTTTCCAGATAGTCACAACATCCCCATTCCTCATAAGTTTTTGCATCTTCATTTATAAGATCATTCTCTTTCGCATATTTTGTATAATATCTTTCTTTCGCAGTCTCTGATAATTCTGACCAATCTTTTGAATACTCATCTTTATTATCCTCATACTCTTGAGCAGCATATTCCTTATCTTTATTTGATAGTTCACTTACTTTTACAAATGTTTCATAATTCTCATCAAATAGGACTTTACCTTTCTTCCATTGCTCAAATTCTTCCTCACTACACATTGTTAATGAATGGGTACTTGATGAATTGGTTTCAAATACTCCACGTCTAATCTGTCTTTTCATATATTTTTATTCTCCTTATATTATTCTTTTGGATACTCATAATCAATAATATCCATATTTACCAATCCAGTTTTCTTCATAGCATTCCAATAGCAAGTTTCATCACCGTCTTGAATAACTACATATTTTTTATTGGTTAAATATTCTTCTAAAGATATATTCTCTCTTTCAAGAAAACCGCTCAATATATTTTCATCAACGTAACCCGTATATGGTTCTTCAAAATAGAATCGTCCTTTATTCTCATAATAATCAATTGAATCGACTCCCCATTTTTCACCTTTTTGATTAAAATATTCATTTAATTCATCTTCTGTTTTCCCATATTCTTGCACAAATTCATCGTTGCTATAATCTGGATAATCTTTGTTATAAACAAAATCCGACCTCATAGGAATTTCGATTTTCTTTAAACCTGGAACATATTTTAATGCAATTTGCTCAAGTTCTTTATATGTATCATCATTATATTCGTCCACTAAAGACGCACAAGCATATAACCATTTATCATGAAAATTTCCTAATGCTCTAAATGGGCTTCTACCAAATTCTAAATCATCGTCCCAAGGACTCCATATCCCATCATCTCCCAAATAAAAGCCATCTAAAAATTCTTCTGGCGAATAATGTTCATCTCTTTTCATTACAGTAAGAGAGTGCATACTTGATGAATTTGTTTCAAAAACATTTCTTCTAATTTGTCTTTTCATTTTCTCTACCTCCTAGTTATCTATTCTCTGTCTGTGTAAATTAAGTTGCCTCTTTTAAATCAACATATCTATCAATGTAATCAAGAAGCTTATCTTTATTTTCTTCTTTTGTAAATTCCCCTACATATTCAATAGAATCTACATCTATACAATTAATCATTTCATTAATGTCCAAATCTAAAATACCAGCTATTTCTTCTATTTGTTTTGGAGATAAAAACAATCTTCCGTCTAAAATTTTTCCGATATCTTTTGTAGAATATCCGCTTTCTTCAGCCAACGATTGAATGCTCTTATTCTGTTCCATCATTTTTAGTTTAATGAAACTTCCTATTTTGTGAAAATCATTCATAATTTACTCCTAAATTCTTCCTTTGAAATGTTTCTTTCAATCAATACTCTTTACACTTTTGATAACCTATTTTCTGCCCACTCACATTGATTCTTAGAAATTTCACTTCCTATGTAATTTATACTCAACTCTTTACAAGCAACAGCCGTTGTTCCCGTTCCCATAAATGGATCATATACAATTCCATCCTTGCAACCATATATGTTTAAAAGTTGTTTACATAAATCACTTGAATAAGTTGCTTTATTGTATGGACATGAACCATCATTATTTTTGGCTTCAATGAAATTAAAAATATTACCATACGAAGCTTGTCCCGTTTTTCTATAGCTCACAATAGGCTTGTTGCAATAGAACGTATCAATTTGGTCTTTTTTACAAAACACAAATACAAATTCAGTAATTCTGGTAAGTTTATTAGGACTACAATTGTTTGGCATTGCAGAACTTTTCTTCCATGTAATTACATCAGCAATTGTGAATGGAGTTTGTGTGATAATTGTATTTATAGCTTTAAACATTCCATCTCTATTGTTATTTCCATAAGAAAGATTATATAAAACAGTTCCATGTTGATTTAAAATTCTATCAAATTCCAAAAATAATTTATGAGTAAAATTACAATATTCTTCATCAGTCATATTGTCTACATGTGTATCATATCTCAAATAAGGAAATTTACTTGAAGCATTATTTGACTTCATAAGAGTATTTGATTTACATTGCTTTTTATTTGTGTTATAAAATGGAGAGGTTAATATGTTTGTACATAATTCACTGGACATTCTCTCCATGGTTTTAAAGCAATCTTCATTATATATCCGATTTAGTTCCATATTGTTTTAGGAGTAAACTATAGTTTGTTTGTGTGCGCACAAACCTCACTCCTCCTCATCAACTTAATTTTCTATATTTTTATTTCTATAAAATAAACACGTCTGCTTATTTTATTTGGAATAATGTTGTATGTATTTTAAATTATTTTGATGTACAAACAATTTTTCTGTGACTTTAAACTGATTGTTTTTGTTTACATCTAAAGTTCTTGTAAATGGCTTACTCCAAATTGCCACAAAATCATCTGGTGCATTTTGTTCGGAGATAAACACAATATGATCTTTGCTTATTTCTCTCATATAATTCCAAAATTCATTTGAGTCAAATTTTTCTTTTCCATACCCTGTTGTTCCATTATACGGAGGATCGGCATATACTACACAATTTTGCGGAAGTTCTACCTCACGATAATCTTTGCATATAAATTCCGCATCCATAAGAGTATTCATATCCTTTAACAACGATCTTTTGCTCTGGGCTGCATAATTTGTTCCTGTTTTATTCCTTGCATATCCGCCAAACCATTTACCTCCAAACGAACACCCAAATCCTACAAACCCAGCTAAAACTTTATCCTCGTCCTTATGTTCTTTTATATACTTATAATCATCTACAGATATACTCTCTGGCAAATCATATCCATGTTTAACCCCATTTAAGAGTTCAATCAAATATTCATGTTTATCATTTAATATTTTTCTTGCAAATCCATCAACTTTACTTTCTATTGAACAACTTCCACAGAAAAGACTTACGAATGTTAGATCATCCCCCCCAGCTCCTGTTATTATCATTGCAATTTGTTTCGCTATTCTTGATTTTCCACCTTGGTATCTCATTTATTACCTCCGAAATTTGTTTACTAATTCGACTTTTACCGCCTAAATATTGCATATTATATTCGGAGCGTGTACACTTTAAAACGTTACTCAATACCTTTCTTAATATTGTTATAGATGTTTGCAACCATCTAAAGAAAATTTATAATTTAAAATTGAATGGCAGGGCGAATAGCCCAAAGACGTAGTAAATACTACACAAAATTATTCTCTATTTAAAAATCAAAATGAAAGCAAAATTTCAAGCTTAAATATATACTCTTTTGCCTTTTACTTTAATGTATCTGCCTTTTGTGTTAAAATAACAATCCTTTAGAACTGTTTGTTCTATATAACCACCACTTTTATATTTTAAATAAACAGAATCACCAAAGTCTTTAACCACCGTACCATCAGGAATATCAAACGGTGTCTCTTTTATATATTTTTCAATACATTTTGAACAATACTTCACTGTTTCCAAATCAATAATTAAAACATCTTCTTTCCCTAAAGAGTGTCCACAATTTTCACAAAACAATTCTGCTTCTCGATCCGGAAATTTTGATTGCGGACATTCTTTATATTTTCTTTTGCTTTTATCTAATTTGTTTTTTGCTCTGTCACATAACAAACTCATAATAATTCCTCCTTATAATTGATTACAATCATCTTCATTGAATATAATTGTATTCATATATACATTCTCTTTTTATTTAAACTTAAATAAAACTTTAGCAAATTGAATTGGCTGTATAATTTCTGCTCCACATTGAGAGCAATATAATTTTTTAGGAATATCTGTAATCACTTGATAGCTTCCTTCTGTTAAATTATCACAACATGGACAACAAATTTTTATATATGGTTTGCCTCCAAGATCGAAACATGTTTTTATTAATTCATATTTTTCGTCTCTATCTTTTGTATCTTTAACCATTACAATATTCTCCTTGAAATCAGGTTTTCAAATCTTCAAAAGGATAATTATATACCTCTATTTTATATGTCCCATCACTATTTTTTACAAGAATCATTTCTTCACCATAAACATTCATGAAATTACCCCTCTATCATAGTTCAATATTGTTCCATCTTTTATTCTTCCAATACTTCCATTGAATATTATTCTGCCATATCCTTACGTCGACATCTTCTACATTTTTTAGTGATAAAATCCAATTTCGATAAATTTCTACATCATCATTTGTCGCACCGTTTAAAAACTTCCATTTTCCTAATATATTATCAATTTTCTCCACTGCCCATTCATAATCAGTTAAAGACGCTTGTCTTTTAAATTCGGCAATATTTTCATCAACTACTTTTTTAGCTTCATCATATTTGAAATATAATTTAGGGGAAACAATTGACACATGGTCTATGTGACGATCTCGATAATCATATTTTTTTATAATACGAAAACCTTCTTTAGTTATATCTGCTTCGATTCTTCCTGGGAAAACGGTGCTATCTTTTACTAAATAGCCCATTTCATAAGCTTCTTTGATTGATTGAGGATTATCTATTTTTAGTTTAAACTCTAATTCTTCTTTACTTAACGGGTCATATGTAATATTACAAAGTTCATCCGTGCTTAACCAACCCTTTGGAAGCTTTTTATATCTATATTCCGATTCAAATTTATCAATTGGAATACCGTTTACCAATCTCCTTTCTCTTGGCACTAAATAATCTACTATCACAGCATCAGAAAATTGTTCATCTACCATACCCCAATGTACGGAAAACTCATGCCCCGATCTATGACACCAATATACAATATCCCCTCGCTTAAAAGATTTTTTAAATTTTTCGCTCATTCGATTTATCTTCCTATCACTGTCTAAATTATTAGTTTGCGTTAATACGTATTATTTATTCTCCTTGAAAGTAATATTTCAAAATTTTTATACTCATATATAGTGATTAGCCATGTACCAACCACTATATACGGTATATATTTTTAATTATCACTCTAGCTCAGCAAGCGCCTTATCCAGTTCTTCATCTGACAAATTCTCAAGAGCGGCATCTTCTCTTTTAGCTTTGATTTCAAGAAGTCTTTGTCTCATTTCGGCATTTTTCTTATCATCTTCTCTTGCTTTCTTTTCGGCAAGTTTTACGCTTACAATATACTTAACAATATCAATCTTATTCGAAATTTCTTCATCTTCCGTAGATTTTGTATTCAGAAGACTTTCTTCTTCCGATCTCTTTATTTCGGCATTTAGTGTTTTGAATACCGAGTCAAGATCTGTCAATGGCAAATCCCACAAATCAATTACATTAATCATTCCTCTAAATGGAAACTGATAATTATTTCTTGTTGCTATTTCAAATAAATTCTTACTCATATTATTGTTCTCCTTTTCTACTTAAAACTTAATCTTCATTATACGTTCTGTTGCACCTTTTACTTTGACCACCAAATCAGCTCTTTTCGTCATTGAAAAACCAATTCCTGAAAGCTGGTCTTCCGTATCTTCCACGTGGCATTTTGCACCCAATGCTTCGAATACTCTCTTATGCTTTTCGAGATCTCTTTTTAAGAACTCATTATAATACCCGTTTGGTTCTTCAGTATTTACACAATCTTTCAAAAAGAACATTAAGTGCTTATGTCCAATCCCCTCTTGCTCATCAAAATAATTAGGACTATAACTGATAACCGATACCGGAACAAATTGGTTTGTATTTACACCCCATATATTACGACTTGAAATGGTCGAATTACCCGACAACTTTTCCTTAATCGAAAAATTGCCGTTTTCATCAAGTATAACATCTGCCACATAAACATTACCATTCACTGGCATATTGTATTCAAACGCAAAGATTTCATCATTAAATTCAATCTCCGCTTTAAATCCTTTGCTTCCTCTATTGCAATATTGATTCACAAAGAATTTATAAACACCTGGTTTCATTCGAGATATATCCGTCCAAGTAATATTTTCGACTGAAGGTTTTCCTATCATCTGTCTGATAGGCTCAGTAATATCAATATCAAGCTGACCACTACTACTTGAAATACTCGGTTTGCTACAATTGCCGAAATAAATTTCATTACCATCTGGTTCTATACAATGTGCATCAAGGTCACTATTATCATTCTGTCCTTCATTCCACATAATCGAAAATCTCAACACACCATCGACATTACCGCCAGCAGCTTTTACATTCTGTTTCATATCTGAATCAGTAATATTTCCGGTATAAGCCCAAGATAAACCGTTATTCCACTTAAACATTGACTTTGCATTTGGATTACTAGGTGCAATCATTGAAACGAAATTCTTCTCATGCTTATTTTCCACAAACGCTTCTATTTCTTTTGCTGTTGGAAGTACCTTCTCAATAAAATCCTGCACTGAGATCTCTTCAACTTTTGCAAACTTTTTAGGACTTACAACAACATCCTTTTCCATTTGACCAAAAATATCATCTGCTCCAACCATTCTTTTAGCAGCATTCTTGTTTGAAAATAATACATTATTGACTGTAATATCATTTAGATTAGCAAATCTTCTTTGTAATGAATCCATATATCCAAGTTCCGTAATAGTTTTCTTCGCCTCTTCAAGCATTTTCTTTGTGAAAATAGGCTTTGGGCGTTTATAATTGCTTGGTGCTGTAATCTGTTCATATTTCTTGACGGCTAAATCAAGACTCATATCTTCACTTACATTAATAAGGAGTGTTCCAATAGAATGATTTCTAATTCTACCAATAGCTATCCCCGCTATTACTGACTTTTCCCAAGTATATAAATCTTTTTCAGAGTCAGATGTCAATTGGTCATATTCCTTCTTATATTTCTTAAACTCTATAAGTGCATTTCTCCATTCTTCGCCTTTGTAAAGTGTATTAGAATTAATGAGTTCAAGAATTGTATCAATTGCATCCATTGTAATTTCTTCCAAAGAACGCTTAAATACATTTTTTGTATCCCTATATTCTCCCTTGATTTCTTCATTAGAACGATTTGTTTTATTTACAAACTTATTTGGAAGTTCTAAGAAGAAGTGATCCCATTGATGAGATTTGGTATCAATTTCTTCAAAATTAAAATCCGTTCCAATTTTAGAAAATCTACTTATGTAAATATCTTTTACCGCATGAGCTTTTACAAAAGAATCAAGTGCATCGCACACTGGCTGATATGTTGTATCTCCAAGATTCAATTCCCATATTGTATGAATTTGATTATTTTTGATTGCAACGGTAGCACCAATACTCTTAATAAAATGTCTACAACAACTACAATCGTGTTCTCTACGCTCTCTGAAAATTTCATTTGTACCAGCAGGAAAACTATCAAGATATGTATTCCATAGTTCGTCTTTATCTACATTTACCTCAAATAAATGTGTTACTTCTTTTTGCATTTCATCAAAGTGAGTCTGCAATTCCTTCTTTAACTTCATAAATCCATCCATATTGTTACCTCTTCTTTCTTAATATGTATTTATTAATTATTTCTATTATCTTATTCTCTACTTTCGATTTCTAATTCGTCAGCATTTTCTTTAAGATATTTACTAACCTTTATATACCCATCTGTGTTGTTCTTTTCTCCAAATCCACGATATTTTACTCTTGCTGGATATGCTTTTGTAACCTTTCCATCCGTAATATCTACCGCAATTGCCCAGCCGAATGTATGTAAAATCATATTAATTAATCCACCATAGGAGACCACTATTCCTAAACTCCTCCCATGATTTTTCAACAACCATATCTTTACTATCGTCCATTAAATATTCTCCTTTTTAATAGATTCTCTATTCCTTCTAATTTTGAACAATTCATAGAGTATTTTTTGTTTTATATCAAAAGTACCTCTTCCCCAATTGTCCATCTCGCCGACTGTATTTATTTTAGATTCAATAAGTTTACTGTCATTTATTAGCATAATACATCTTGCTCCCTCAAAACTATTTCTTGCTACCCATTGGAAGAAACTCTTGTTGAACCCATTCGTCAGAATCATCATAATCACAATCTGCCATCTCTTCCCAATCAACTGTTCTTCCAAACTTTTCGATAATCTCATTGTCAGAAATCTCGCCTATACTGTCTATTCTAAATATTGCCGCCACATGTGTCCATCTGCTCATATCATTATTCTCCTTTTACGTAACCATTTCTAATAATTTGTAGTTCTCTCATCAAATTAGAAGTTGAGTACAACGCCGATTCATCTCTCAATTCTTTTAAATTCTGCAATGTATCTTCAAGTTTTTTATCAATCTCTTTTTGTGATAAATCATTATGCGATACTTGTTGTTCTTCAACCCTTTCTCGCAAAGTCTTATATGTCATAATATCATCCAATCTTACTGTCGATTAATCCATGTTTTAAACTGATGGAATTCATTTTCCGTCATACAGATATCTGCATAATAAAAGTCTTTATTGAATATAATCGCCCAAATTTTCTTTAACTTTTTAATAAATCCAAAGTCTTGTTCAGCATAAAATTTGCCATTTGTAAACACTAATAAAGCATAATGAAATGTATTATATTTATCAATTTTAATATGTATCCCCTCATCACAACCGCAAGTGCAATTTACACATAATTCATTTCCATCAAAATTCTTCAGCACCGCCATAGTAAATTTCTCCTTCCTCTGTAATCCTTTTTTTAAAAATTGTTTTGCTCGCTACCTTTTTTACTCTAAAATTCACCGGACATTTATCATATATCTTTTTGTCAGTTACCGATACGATTCCTATCCCATATTTTGTTTTGCAAAGTATCACATCACCAATTTGGACATTATCTCTGAATCTCATCCAATTTGAAGGAACTCTCCACATATATGTTTTATTATCAACATCATTTCCATTGATATGTCTACCGTAAATATACATCGTTCGTTCATTTCTATAGCTACTTGCTCCCCAATCTTCGACTCTGACTTCTACATCTTCTATATTATTCTCTTTGTAAATAAGATACATAATATAGCCGTCGCTAAGAATTCCGTCGGAAGCAACCACAATTTCTCTATCCGGCTTTCCGAATTTTTCGAAATAATTTCTACATTTCCGTAGTTTTCTTTCGGACACATGAGTCCTTGCAAAAGCATCCGAAATCTTTATATCCGATAATTTCATCGTTTTTGTTACCATAACGATATTCTCCTTTGTGTTTAATTTTCAATAATCGAAAGACTAAGTTTTAGATTTAATTTTTCACATATATCACAAATTTGAGAAAGTGAAAAATTGTAATCTCCACTTTCATATTTAGAAAGCATTTTCGGAGTTACTTCTAAATAACTTGACATTTCTTTTAGGGTCATATTGTGTTTTAACCGATATTCCAATAAAGTTGTCGAAAACATATATTGTATATCGTAGTAATACAATTTTGATGTACACATATAAGCATACAATTTATCGAGATACTCGCCAGCATTGACCAATTCTATATCATCGTTCATTTTATGATTCCCCTTTTAATTCTCTACATCTTCTCTACATCACAACACCAATGTTATTAATTTGTCTATTCTCACTTGTACTCTTTTGAATTTCTCCATTGATTTTACAATAGAAACTTCCACCACCATCAACTTTAATAACATCAGAAAATCCACAATCTTTAATTTTGTCGTAAATCTCTCCACTTGTAATACAATTTGAGGTCTTTGTTTCAATGTAAAAATAATAGATATAATTATCTTTGACTCCTAAAAATCCGTGAACAGTTGGTCTAACTATCGAATTATCCCAACCTTCGTCCAAATATTCTGTCGTTGCTCTAAATCCATCAATTATAATCGGCGCACCCGAAACGGCATATTTAACATCTTCATCATATAAACTGTTGTACTTATCAATAAAAACTGTATTGTCATTACAAATAATCAATGTAGACACGTCTTTTGTTTTAAACTGATCAGACGCATTTTGACTTGCATAGAAATAAACCTTATTATCCTTGACTTTTCGTTCCTTCAAATATTTCAAACATGGCGATGAAAGTGTGTTTTCATCTGTGTCGGCTACAAGGTTTGCCACTGGCAAAGTAAAGAAAATTCCATCCTCTTTGAAGTTTGCAAAATAACCAAGATTAAAATATGTATCTTCGTCCAAGTTGCTCTTTGATTTATCAACCAATTTAATTTGGAATCTATTTGATGGTATTCTCAACATACAAATACCATTATGCGAAACTATCTTTGTTTCATTTTTATTCAATAGTTTAGAATATCGGTTAATAATCACATTCAAATCGTCCAAGTGAACGAGTTTCTTCCTATTAAATATGTCATTCCAATATTCAATTTCGTCGTCAGGAATAACACCATCGTTCTTCAATACCTTTGTTTGCTTTTCCAATGTAATTGGATAAACTACTTTACCATCTGGGTCAAACACTTTATATCCCTGTTGCACCCTTTCTTCTGTGCATTCTTGAATAGCTTTTTGCTTGTCCGTATATGCACAAATTTGTGAACTATCCCACTTACCATTGTTCCAATTTTTACGCACTCTATAATATCCCATTTGTTCACTCTCCTTATTCTTCATCAAGACGTTGTTGGTATTCAGTAAAATACCATTCTAATTCGTCTCTAAAATTTTTAACCGCCTTTGACACTTTATCTTTCGTTGTAAAGTAAATAATATTTGGTTCTCTTCTTCGAGAGCATCTTCCTATTTCAAATAGACTGGAACGATAGTTATATGCAATAAAATATTTAATAATCCCCTCATTTTTCCAATCAGATATAGAAATAGCCTTGTCATTTTGTGCCTGCCACTGTTTTAGCTGACGGAGTAATCTGTCTGCACGAGCATTGTTCTCGGCAATGGTTTTATCGCTGTAATAATTGCCTGTGTCATAACGACCTTCGTCAATTCTTCTGTTACATTCCACTTCGGCGACCGTCTCACTTCTTGTAATGTTGAAATAATACACGTCACCTTTTTTAACCCTCTCATATCCTGTCGGCTGTTCCTCTATTAGTCCCAACTCTTTCAGTTGTTCCTCACTGATTTCAGCTTGAATGGTTGTACCGTTTGCATTAATCGTTACTTTCATATTAACTATCCTCCTTATTTGTTGACCTATTCTGCAATAACTGTTTCTATCTCTATATCATCTTTGTCATTACTTTTTCTTAATAGGGACGTGTTATATTCTTTGACTGCTTCAATGTAGCGAGCCAGCATTGCTTTTGCTTCTTCTGCATTACTGTACTTACAAGGTACAATATTGTCATCATATTCTTCCTCACAACCTCTTACATATATAATATCTGGTATTAGTTCTGGTCTACATAGACTTTTAACCTCAATCCCATTAGACGCACAAAATTTAAAATTCTCTCGTTTAATCTCGTTTCCCTGCTCCAACACTTGCATTAACAATACATTTTCGATTCTCCAAAATTTAATTTTTAACATTTTATTCTTCTTCCTCAAACTCGTCCAAATATATCTCAAACTCGTCCTCTGTTTCATCTACGAATACATATACTGCTCCGTCTTTTCCACGTTGTGAGCCACTAACAAAAATGTTCTCATAGCTACCTGCTTGCTTTGTGAATGTATCTTCGTCAATTTCTTCTACTTTAAAAAATCTCATTTCATTTCCTCCGTTATTTCATCTACACATTTTGCACAATAACAGCCTTCAAGACCTTCTATTTTGTATAGAAAACTCATCCACATTCGATTCCATATGTCTTTATCAACACATCTTTTGCAAGAGCCTTGACCTTCACCCTCGCAACATGTAACTTTTACTTTTTTTAAATCATTCATTTATTTTTTCCTTTCAATCTTTTTACAATCTCTGAACACTTGTTAATATAAGATCTTGTTACTCGACCACCGTTTATTTTCTTTTTATCTTTTTCGTTAATAGATACTTCAAAAACATTAGATTTACTTATTTCTTTCATCATTAATATTCTCCTTTTTTTATTTTCATTTTTAACGCTTCTTTAAATTCTTGTTCGGTCATCTTATCGCTGTTTCCGATGTACCTTGTATATCCCTTATTCATATTCTCTCCCATTGTCTGAAAAGCCATTGCCATGCCCTCAAAACTCTTAGCGCATACTTCTGTCGGTACATTATTCTCTTTCTTTGAAACAGGTTTTTCGTTACCGTTACAATAGTGTAAAATCAATGCAAACATTCCCGTTCCACCGGCGAAACCAATTATCATAGCCAATAGTAACATTAATACTTCTTTCATGGTTATATTCTCCTTATTTCTTTTTTGTTTTCTTCTTTAGTTTGACTTTAAGATGTTCCATCAACTTGTATTCTTCACTATCCCACAATCCATGCGCCAATAAGCTGTCTTGTTTATTGCACACCAGTTCTAATAGTTTTTGATACTCTTTTTGTTTCATGTTTTTTCTCCTTTCTGTACTTTCCATTACAATAATCTATAAATAAACTCTTAGATATTCTTCTTGGTTTATGTGGCGTAGTCATAATCTTATGTATTTCGTTTGATAAGTTTTTATCTTTAATTTTATTTATGTCATCTTTAATTAACTCAAGAATAAGTCTATTTCGTTTAATCTTTTTTCTATATTGATCTACTTGTTGTCCATAATATCCTCCACGTTGCATTGCAACACCACTCAGTTTTGTTTCATCCTCTACAAGAGTATGTCTGATATCAAAAATTCTTAAATCCATTTCTCTTTCAAGATATTTTATACTTTCATAATATCTATCCAAATTTGAAAGTATTTTGTTCGCTGATTGCAATACATTCGCTATATTCTCCAAATCCAATTCAGCATCTCCATAGTAAGTATATGGATTATATTCATCTGGTAAATGAGGTGTCTTTAACAATCTGTCTATGTCCATTGATTTAATATCATCAACATCATTTAAATTTTCTTCACAACAATTCTCTGGTTTTTCAACGGGCATATAACCATCTGTCAATTCGACAACACGACTTCTTCTTGAATTCCCTTTCAAGAAATTTTGTACTCTTTTGGTCTTTAAGAAACCCAATGCAGCTGGGAAGGTCTCAAACGAGTTGGCTAAAGTCGGATTACCTGACCATGCCAATCTCCCGTTTGGATTGGTTCTAATGTATTGTTCTCCATTCGTGATTACATATATCATTGAGCATCGCCACCAATCTCTATAATGTTATGATACAAAACAGTTATATTATCTTTGTAACGATTATTCTCGTGCATATGTCCGCAATACCAATTACTATATTGGACATCTTGTTGAATTTCTTGAAGATAATTTGTTAATCTATCCGATTTCAATTTATCAAAGAAACCTCTACTCATATTCATTACATCTAAAGTCTTTGTTGGTGGGCAATGTGTTATAATATAATCCACCTTATTACCGTATTTAACTAAATTTTCAATACCTTCGTCCATTTCCTTTTGGGAAGGCAATTCTTCTTGCCACCAGGATATGTGGTTTATACGAAACATTTTGCAATAATCATATTGCCATTCCGCAATTCTCGGGTCATCAGTTTCCAATATACCATCTCGTATATCATGAGATTGTGCTCCACCAAATGTAAAGAACGTTTTGTCATCAATAGTAAATACTTGTCCTCTCATCAAGTGAATTATATGTGGATGGATTTTATGTATTTTCCCTCCGTTCCATTCTTCAACCGTCAATTTCTTTAGTCGGTCAAAGTTACTATGGTTTCCGTCTACAAATAATGTAGTCCATGGCTGATTTTCAAGCCAATCAAGGTTATTCCTTTCAATATCAGTGTCGTGCCAATAACCAAAATCACCACAAACTATGACATAATCACTTCGATTTAAACTTTGTCCTATCGGGAAGCATTCAGGTTTAAACCGATTTTTCCAATCTCCATGCGTGTCTCCTGTTATAAATATCATTTGTATCACTCTCCTTTACGCCACATTCTTTTCTTGATTAAGCATATACTCAATGAAAAGTTTCTTCATATTATTATAGTTCTCTGTTTTATTGTTCGAAATTAATACACTTTTGTCTATCGTTTTTAACCATTTTTCTAACGCCATATCGTAATCTTTTTCACAAGAATAATCTATCAGCTTAACTAATTCGTCGTGTGCTTTTTGTGCTAGTTCGGAATTACTTGGCAACACGTCCTCAATCATTGTTTCGTAAAATTCTATATCTTCTTGTTCAATTCCTTCTAATATATTATTCTCTATTTCCTGTACACTGTTTTGTGTATTGTCGCAAACATTACTTTCAATATTTTCTTCTTTAATAATATTTTTATTTTCAGTTGTCATTTTAACATTTTCTTCATTTGACGATGACTCGTTATCTTCAATGCCTAAAAATTCTTTCATTAAATATAGAAGCTTGTTGAATTTTGGTAAAACAATATATTTGTCTTTCGTTGCTCTATTCTTTCCAGTTTCTTTATCAATACACAAATCATAAAAGCTTTCGCCGTTAACTTCTTTGTATTGCAATGTTTTATTGAATTCAATCAAAAAGTCTGCAAACGTTGTATCGTCTACTTCATAATTAGTAAGTTCCTTAAAATTTCTGAATGCCGCAAGCCACAAAAATGTATTTTTTGAATCAAATAATTCATAAAACTCATCGTTGTGAATGTTTTCAAGACAGTCTATCAAATCTTCAACTTCATCAAACATATCATCGTTTGCATTATTTTTTACATACTCACACATAACCGATTGGTCTTTTTTCCAATCATCCTTAAAATTAATCAGCATAACACTTTCTACGACAACTCTGTCAGATGTACCATTCTTGGTTTCTTTGGTTGTAAAATTACTCAATTCTTTAAACAATGGCATAGCAGAAATTTGTTTTGCTGACAATGCAAAGTGTTCGCCTAATTCAATGATACCCTTTTGTTGTGCCGTCATAGCACGACCTTCATTGTATCTTGCTATATGATAAGCAATATCTTCTTTGCTACAATTTAAATACTTCGTAATCTTGAATGAATAATCAACAAATTTTTCTTGTAGCTCTTCCGGTAAATCTGAATACTTCTTTCCTATAATATCAAATTTCTTTATTTCACATTGTAGATTTCCATTCTCATCCAAAATATTTACACCGTTTTTATCTTTTAAAATTTCACTATATGTAATGATATTTCTTCTTACCTTCTTTGAAATCTTAAACCCGTCTTCAAAGAACTTTTGTGCGGTAGTACATCTTTGTTTACCGTCCAAATCCCATATAATCGGAATATAATTGATTATCTCCTCTGCAAATACCAAGGCAGGAATAGGATTTCCTTGCAAAATATCAGAAATTAGATTAGATTGCATGATAGACGTCCATTGATCTGACTCTCTTTGTAGTGGGTGGTCAAAACGAATAGTTTGCTTATTCATTTTTTTAATAATTGAACCAATGCTTAAATCTGTATTTTTGCTTTTTTCAAAAGTTTGTGTTGTATTTGCTAATACCATATGTTTATCCTCCTTAATTGTCGTATCTTTTCTTATTATATTTTTTTTACTAAAACTTCTCATATCTGCCACTGTTTTATTCCAGCGTTTATCCGAAATGTCCAACATTTTTTGTATGTCCTTTAATTGATAGCCGTCCATAATCAAACTGGCTATTTCTCGTTGCGTTGGACTAAGAGATTTTAAATATTCTTGTGCGTTGTCCGATAATTCCTCATCATTATTATTCTCCACACATGCTATCTTTTCTGCTAAGTCAATTCCGTCTTCCGTTTTCACATCTAATGACACATTGGGAATTGAAATAGTTTGTCCTCGTTCATTCTTCTTCAAATTACCACGTTCATCAGTTTCAAGATTACACCTTTTCCAACGATGCCTATCTCGCAACCAATCTTGAAACGAACGTTTAATATTACCAATAAGAAATGTCTTGAATGAACAATTACGTTCTTGATTAAAATTTTCAACACTTTCCAATACAACATTCATCGCATCGGAATATAAATCATCATATTCTGACAACGGAACATTCATTAATCGAATAATCGGATCGCAAATTTTTCTCAATTGTTTCATTTTATTACCACAATATTGACTTATTAAACCTTCTTTTTCTTTATCGTTCACTCTATACACTCCTTATCTCAATTTCTATGATTATTCTCTGCTAATAATCTTGCAGTTTACATGCCAACACTATGCCAATGCCGACACCTGTTATAGCCAAGCCAATTAGATACATTCATCTCACATCCTTCCCTTTATCATATACATAGCAAAACTACTTTTTTGTCTTTCCGCTCGGAAAGTATAAACCGTATAGGTGAGTGTTTCATTTCAACGCTCAATATAATATTCTCTACGAAAAATATTTTTTATTAATATATTTTCGCAATTTCCAAACCAATTCATCCACATCAATCTGAATTTCAGGATTGAAAATATTGAATAAATCACCTTGTTTAATAGTTCCTGTTATATTATTCTCCGTTTTCTCTAACATGAAGATATAATTCGGATTGATTTTAATTATGTACTTTGAACCATTACACAAACAAACATTTTTGAATGTGTTAATATCTGACTTACGCCGTATTTTAAAACTGACTGGTTTTTGAATTATTGAAATCATACTTTCATCACCTCTCTTCTTGTTACAATTTCTTTTCTTTTATTACATTTTCTTTACAAAATTTACGTCAATATGATTGACATTCCCCTTATAATGTGCTATAATAAACACATAAAAAGCAAGGATATTTCTTTTATCCATTATGAAATAAACGTGTTGGGGAACACATTTCAAAAGGGTAAATTAATTTAATATGGGGATATAACATTTTAATCACCTCTTAATCTTTCCTTTATTTTACCATATTGATGTTGAATAGTCAACGACTAAATATATCATTACATCAACCCTGTAAATTGTTGTTGATTTGATTGATTACATTGTCCAACATTTTGTCTGTCCGTACGTAACATCTTGACTGCCGAATCTACTTCATCATCTGAAACGTGAACATAATTTTCAGCTGTCACAGCTATATTTTTATGTCTTAGCACTCTTTGTACTAATTTAATATTTTTCGTATCTTCATATAAATGCGACCCACACCAATGTCGTAACATATGTGGAGTAATCATATCATTGCTATATCGTTTAAAAAAGTCATCAATAGCACCCTTACTTATTCTTTCACCTTTATTTGAGATAAAGACAGGTGTTTCATCAATGCTTTTATTTTGTTCCTTCTTTTCTTCAATGAATAACTTACGATACTCAAAATATTCAGTCAAGTAGTCTGTTGCCTCATAAGACAAAGGTACTCTGTCCTGTACTTCCTTATTCCCCTTGCCCCACACCATAATATAAGGGGATTCTTCTTGCAAAAAAACATCTTTCATATCTAAACCAATTAATTCTTCTGAACGAATTCCACTTCCACAGAACAACTTAATGATTGTCAGATTTCTAAATTCTGTAAATTCATTAGGAATATCTTTGACATTTTTTTCAAAAGCAATGAGTTCTTCTTGTGTTGGAATTTTTACATTCGTATCTACATTTGATTTTTCTACTCTATATAGTTTTTTTGGTATTTTATAAACAATATTATTTTCACATATTCCACTCGCTTCTAAGTATGTCCAAAAGCTACTGATAATCGCTTTTTGCGTTCTAATACTTGACATCTTATGGGTATATGTTAGACCATTCAAGTATTTTATTATATCTATCGGCAATATTTGTTTCAAATCATCTGCATCGATATTTGATATACTATCCTTCTGTATTATATTGTTTTTCAAAAAAAATTCAAACATATCTTTAATACAAGACCAATTAACATTTTTCGTCCGACTACTTTTAAAAGTTATCAAAAAGTCCTTAATGATATTCGGAACATCTTGTAGCTTTTCATTTAGCTTTACCTCCAACCTCTTTTGGGCTTCAATCTTATAACACATAAATCTCACCGTCCTCAATAATATATTCTCCGTACACAAAAAGAAGATACTCACTATAGCAAGTATCTTCTTAGTGTAAAATATATCAATGTTTGTTTTTATCGTCTATCTTTTTATCATATTTGCCTTGTAAATGCTGTTGATAATAATATTGCTTTCCCTTCGTAACAAGGTCATAATTTGCCTTGTTATAATCATGTTCATATCCCGGCGGAGTCATTCTATTATCCGATCTCCATTCGTCAAGATGGCATAAAATATATGCTCCGATTATCATACCTATTGTTAATAAAAGTTCCATTTCAAATTACTTCCTTTCTTTATTTACATTGTAAATTATTTGTTATCATCTGTATCATCAAATCCAAATAGTAAGTATGGTATAATTTTAATCACAAAATATGCAAGACCTATCCCCAAACATACTAATAGCCCAACACCAAAGCTTTCCATTAAATCCATCATGATTAATCCCTCCTCTTTCTATATTTACCTTTCATTTAATATATACCACCATTTGCTATTTTTAAACAAATTTCTGTGATATTTTTATTACATATACATTTTACACCCTTTTATGCCCCATATAAAGGACTTGAAACCTTGCTGTGAACCACCACGAAGCTAAAGACTTCATGGCTTCTTGCTTCAACGTCGTCGTAACCTACTAACTCCACAAGCGTAAATTCCGATAGTTCCTACCGTACTATATATTTTACTAAGCTGTTTTCTCTAACAATCTTAATCCTTCATTAAGAATATTCTTAGCAGCATTGATGTCCCTATCGTGATGAACGCCACACTTAGGACATGTCCATTCTCTGACTGATAAGTCTTTAGTTTCTACATTGATAAAACCACAGCAACTACAAGTTTGACTACTTGGAACAAATCTCCCAATCATTAATTTTCTGACAATTAATTTCTTCTGGATTTTCTATACGAAAATCACCGTCATGGTATAATTTATATATTATATTTATTTTCATTTCTTAGTCCTCCTCTATTCATTATCCCAAAACACTTCTGGATATGCAAATTTATCAAAGTATTTACTCATTTGATTAATATATTCCCTTGCTTCTACATTTGTTTTGAATCCTTTAATCGTTCGTATATCTCCTTCACTATCTATCCATTCCACCCTATACATTTTGCTACCTCCTTGAAATCCGACTTTCATTATATACTCTTTATATTTATCATAACTATTAAATGATAAGCGTACATGGCACTATACTGGGGAACACCACTCTTGCTGAACAGTACAATTCATATAATTCAGCATATAATTTTACATTCTTAACTGTTGCAACAAAATCATAATCATGTATTTGTTCTAAATCAAGTTCATCAATCGTCACAAAACTCTCTGACATAATATCAACCCCCCTCCACTTATTGTCCTTCGATTATATTTTCTTTAATCAAACTTCATTGGTTCGCTTACCCTTACTACTTCAAAAATTCTCTTACCAGTACCTTCCCACACAAGCTCTGCATAATTTTCCACACAATAACTATTTTCTTCATCAAAATCTGAATCTTCAAATGCAAAATCATAGTAATAATCCCACATCGATTCTAAATACTTACAAGCCTGTTCTTCCGTATCAAACAAATAAACTTCATTTTCCGGTTCGCCAAATGTATAATAAACTATAACTGTATTTTTTTCATATTATTTACCTCCTTAAAATGTGCTTTTCATTGTTTTTTATTCAATATTACTTTTGCCATGCTCCAATCTTCACTATTGATTAGCTTGACAACTTTTTGAATTATACATGCTAACTCTATATCATAAATTCTATAATGGAAAGCTGCACTGACTTCATTTCTATTACCATGGAAATCTATATATCTATGTGTATCTAAATTACCATAGTACATGTTCTTTGGTGTTGTAAAATGATGTTTTCTTTCAATAATCTTCTTCAACATTTCTAGTGGATTATCATAAAATCCGTTAAACTTAAAATATTTCCCTTCGTTTTCTATCAACTGATTTTTTCTTTTTTCATCCTCTTTTATCTTCCATTCATCGTCAGGATCTCTTCGATTGAATACAAAGAATTCTTTTCTATCTTTTACCATATATGTAGGGTAATAATAGCAACTTCCTGTATATGGACTATCATCATAATATCTTTCTTTTTCTATAAATTTAATCATAAAATCGTCCTCCAATTCTATTTTAAAATCCAAAAATATCACAATAATATGCGTATTTAGAACCATGAATTTTCCGTTTCATTGGTTTAATTGCTTTTCATATAATTTAACAAGGTAATTGTAAAATCCTTCACCCTGCCAGTCATCAAACCATTTCTTCATTTTTTCATAAGTTTTAAAGAAAGTAATAGCAAAATCTCCGTCCGTATTAATCTCGCTTGATACCTCATAATACTCATTGTATCCAATACTGTTCGTATTTTTACCATGAAGTATGACCTTACCAAATGATGTATCTGCAAGCTCAACCCAAAACTCTTCACTTTGCATTGCCTGTTCTAATTTATCCATAATATTCCTCGCTTTCCACAGTAAATCATCGTTTCATATTCCAATTTATTTTCTGACCACAATTTTCACAATATGGCATTTGAAAATCTTCACACATTGTAGATAATGGACGCTTACAAGACGGACAACAGTAATTATTAAAGCCTTTATGCGTTCCATTTGGCAATGGATTTTTAGGTGTCTGATATTCTAATAAATCTTGTATTACTGTTAAAACCGTATGCGATATACCTAAATTGCATATTTGCGACTTTTTACTTGCTAAAATATTTTTGACTTCATCTATGGTATAATTCACAACATATACCTCCTATCTTTTTATAAATTTCTTATTTTATCCACAATAAATCTCATCAGTATCTACAAACCCATTCTCTTTTAAATATTCAATATAATCTATAATATCCGATTTTCTTTTGACCTCTATATCGTTTGAGCGTTCATACCCATAAAAAGGACTGACATATATCTTGTATGTTTTGTTGTCTAAATCGACAACAAGATTATAATGATGACCACAATCTCTACGTTTCGTCCATTTCCTATCAAGATAATATAAATGCAATTCCATTATAATCACTCCAATCTACATATACACTTTTTTCAATTCTCTATCTTCCAATCCAATAGTACCATCAAGTAATGAAACCAACGCATTATACTGTTCATTTTCTTCAGGATAATTTGCTTCTATGTAACTAAGGATATTCCAAATTAATCTTTGACTTGCACCGTCAATGTTGAAATTTTCTTGAATATACTCAAAAAATTGCTGTTTATTCATTGTGTCTGTTTCCTCTTTGTCTAAATTATTGTACAAATTTTGTAACTTTTCAGCAAATTTTTTTAATGCGTTCTCTTTATATTCTTCATTATGTACAAGGGCAACCACACCAGGCACTCCCGAAAACCCATTTCTCTTTGCCTCCAACATAAGATATGTTTCTTCTTCTACATCAAAAACCTCATAGAGCTCCAATATCTTATTAGCCAAAATTTTAGTTAATTCTTTCTTTGTCGTTGGATTATCTATTATAATTTCAGTACACCAATCCTCACGACAAGGATTATCACCGTACATATACAACTCAATCGTTTCATCTGTTGCTTCTGATATTTCAAATGAAAAATCCGTTCCGTCCGATAATTCGTCAAGATATTGTTCTAATTTGTCTGTGTTCATAATATTAATCCTCCTTTTCAATCGTTACTTTATATCCCATCTGTTTCCAAAACTTTTCCGCTGCTTGTTTACAATCGGATAAAAGATAATTATAAGCATCCCCATAATACCCCTCACTATATGATTCCACACACATTATTGAAGGATATTTTAAAGGCTCTGCAAAATCCCAACCACAATTATATGCTTCATCAACAATTTTGAAATCTTTTTTATTTGTCAACTTATACCAACGATATACATAAGCGACAGATGTATCTTCATTAATTAAAGGTATTACATCGTCTAACTCTGTTATACGCAATTTCTCCGCCTTTTCTATTTGTGTTTTTCTCTTATTCTGTACCTCGTACTCCCAACACTCTGCTTCTGTATTAAATTCTGTTCCGTCATCTGCTATATATACCGGAACTTCTTGTATTTGTGTTCTTATTTCTGTTTTCATATATAACCACTCCTTAAATCTCAAATAATTCATCGCCGGCATATTCAATCATATCTTCTAATACCATTCTGCCAAATTCTTCTGCATATTCCTTCCATATTATATCTTCTAATGCGGTCGGTTCTCTTTCTTCAATCTCATAGTCTTGTACAAATTTTTCTACAAGACGTTTCATTCTGTAGTCATAGTTTTCATCCATTGTATGTATGTGCATAATATTCTCTCCTTTTTAAATTTCATGCTTTTACCACTTATCATTTTCGTCATCTATTTCAACATATTCAAAGCTACCCCAACATTGATATATAGTACCTTCTTTCCCAATTTTATCTTGTTCTTCAAGATAATTTTCGTCAAGTAAGGTGTCGGCTAATTCCTTTAACAAATCTTCATAATCCCCATCGTCATAGCATTTTGATATTTTATGCAAAATGTCACTTGCTTTATCTGTATGGTGTTCCAACCAATTCGCATAAGATGATAGGTTGTTCCACCAACCAACAAGATAATGTGTGTTATCAAACACATCGCCGTCATTATACCACTTATAAACCAATTTATTTATAGCTGTTACAATTTGTGTTGCTTTCGTTTCTCCTTCTCCCCGACAAGGCAAATATTTCTCATCTGCCCATTCAAATTTATCAAAATAACCCCAATCAACTGACATAATATTAACCGCCTTTCTCTTAATTATCTCAAAGTATAGTGTGTTGCTTTAACGCTATTTATAAGACCATAAATATCGTTCCATGTTACTTTTCGTGTTGTTTTTCTTACTTGAAAATTACACCTACACTGATTATTCGGACTCACTTGATAAAAAATACTTCCATCTGATTTATACTCCGTATATTCATCAAAATGTATATTCCTTATATCAGATACAATAACTTCTACACCTTCTATATCCAGCAGTTCTTTTATTTTTTTAATTCTTTTTTCAAGCAATTCTTTGATATTGCTGTCAAACCTATCATCAGTTATTTGTTCAAAAAATAAAGTTCTCATAATATCATCATCCTTTATATCGTCTGAAATTGTCGTTTCAATTAATACAATCTGCCGATACGTTCCAATACTCTATCTCCGTCTTTCATTGTTTCTTCATCAAGTTTTACAAATGTATCTAAGTCAATATCCTCTATCAACTCCAAATAGGCATGGAATTGAGCCATATAATAGTTTGCATTGAGTATATTTGTCTTTCTGACATAGTGCGACCATCTGTAATCTTTTCTGCATATACTAAAGCTTCTTTCATTGCGTTCTTAGCTTTATCAATTAACTTTTCTAACATTTTAATCCTCCGTTCAATTCTTATCTTCTGTCAAATATCATCATTTTCAGCAATGTTTTAGCTTGCTCCTCTGTGTAATTGTCAACACGTCCATTAACTTCTTTTAGAGGACAAGCTCTTATACTTTTATATTCGCTTCTTAAATATTCTTGTTTGTGTTGTTCCGACAGATTGTTATATAATGCTTCTGCTATGCTCATACTCTTATATACTCCTTAATTTTTTCTATCCATTTAGGATCTACTCCGTTAGTATCAACTTCAAAATTATCTTTACAATAACCACAAGTAAGCAAATAAAAGGCTATTCTCTGCCATTCTTTTGATGTATACTCCTTTTGCGGATATGCCATAAGCTCAAATATCGGCACTCCTTCCGCAAGTTTCTCATCTGCAATTTCTTTATTAATTATAGTGCATATATGATTAATGCACATTTTAAGTCTTGATGTTTTACATTCTCCATGTAATACAGTGTTATATAAAGCATCCCAGCCGTCCTCTGGCACTTGTGACGTTATATAAACATAACTATCTTGCAAGTCCTCCATTTCGTATTTTACAACGCCGTCAACGATACATTTGTAAACAATGTAATTGTCACTAAACACCGGCAAAATACTATATTTTATATTTTTCTTTGCTAAAATACGACCAAAATTATCATTTATATATTGACAGATTATCTTCTGCCCTCTATGTTCCAAAGTTCTCATATATAACACCTTCCTCACTCCTAAAATTTGTCTATGTAACTATTTATACGACTTACCAAACTATCCGAAAATTCCTTTTCACCTTTAAACCATTTATATAAATAGCTCGGTGAGATACCTATACGGCTACAAAAAGTCGTTTTTGGAATACCAACCCTCTTTATATAATCTCGGACTTTTTGCTTCAAGTCCATCTGCGAAATACTCATATATTATCCCTCCGTTCATTTACGCAATATTCTTACGTTTTTTAATCATTACAAGTTTTGTACTATTTTCTTTAACTTCTCTTGCTTGCTCAAGTCCTAAGCTCTCAACAATCATATCTTCAACATATAAAGACATAGCAAGTCTATAATCTAAAAATGGATACTTTGCAACACCTCTTGCCTTTAACAATAACGGTGTAATCTTTCTGAGTTCCTTAATAAGATACTTCTGCACTTTATCTCTATTTTCAGGATATAGCTTGTACATATCCAATAAAACCTTCATTACACCTGTTGAATATCCGTTTGGTTTACGGTCAAATCCTGCACCCTTGCATATATCAAATATAAATTCAGCCGCTTTGCCGTCATCAATATTACATATATTAAGCGTGACAGAATATGAACCCAAAACAGATGCACTTCTATTGCCCTTACAAGACGCATACTCAAATCCATACTTTTCTTTTAGCTTTTCAAGTCGTTCTGTTGCTTTGTCGTGTAATACAACCATCGCACCATGCTTTTGAATTGCCGTCATTCTTGCAACTTGCTTGTTTTGATAAGCGTACATCTCGGCTTCAAATTCAAGTCGATCTTCTGCGTTGTTTGGTGCATTGAGAATTAGCAACACTTGTAAATCAGTGTATTTTTCTTTGTCTACCATCTGACTTGCTACCCATCTGCCGTAACCGTCTACAAGGTATACTTTACCTTCTTCCCAGTGCGGAACACCGATCAAAGGTAACAATTTGTTCTCATCCCAGTTATTCACAAGGTACATTAGACTTCTATCTGTTCTAACCTCCGTCTGATACCTTGTGTCAATCTCCAACAGTTCAACCGGTATCGGAATAATTGCAACACTATATTTTGCGTCACGATACATTTTAGTTAATCCCTTTAATAGCCCTTTGTCCCCTTTGTTTTTCTTTCCACTTATAACTTCAAAACTTCTGCACATGATTTTATTCTCCTTTTCTTATCTCAATATTATCATTAAATTGCTTTCAAAGTTGATACTTCAACAGATATACTCTGTAATCCGTCATTGTAACAACAGTAGTATTTCCCATCTGCTTTTATCTCAAAAGAGAGATACTCACACTCAATATATCTGTTCATGTTTGCTTCAGTCGGCTCAATCCCAGCCATTCTTAAAGCCTTGTAAGCCGCTATATTCTCATGTCTTGCTATTGCTATATACATAGCTATTCCCTCCCTTTCTTTTCCGCTCTCCGCTCAATCTCTGCCCTACATTCTTCCTCTGTATAGTCTAACAATATACAGCCATAATCATCCCATTTTCTGTTATGTGCGTTAAGTACAGTTTGAGCCTGTCTTTTTGTATCTGCGTGTATAAATCCGCAATACTCTATGCTTTCGTAACGCTCACCAAAAGCGTATATATGCTTGTTGCCCTTTTTAGGATCGTTGTAGTGGTTATAATCGTATATCATTTTTATATCTCCTTTTCACTCTTAAATATTTACTGTTATATTTCAACATCTTCTATTACTCGGTTATAATATGGATGCCTTATACTTCCTTTTGTAATGACTTCATCGGGACAAGCGTTTTCCGGTATAACTCCGTTACGATTAAATAAATATTTACTTATTTCATATCCGATAACTTCCTTGTAAATGTAAAGTCGCTTACCGGTTTTTGCATTATACACGCTTACAACTTTAAAATACATATTTACAGATAACAAACAATTATTTACAGTATCAACTGCTCTGTTTAAATAGGAATCTTTATTTGTAAGTATAGCGGCATCGTTATTGTAAACTTCCTCTTTGAGTTGTTCTATGACTCTATCTGTCAAGCCTTCCATTTTTAGCATATCAAAATTATAAATGATTTTCTTTTTATCATCATTTATATAAAAATCAAACTCTTTCTTCATATTTGCAAATGTTCCGTAATTCATAATAAAATCCTCCGTAATTCTTAAATATTTACTGTTATACCGCCGTTATATAACGTGTTCATTGCGCATATTAAGGCAATGAATAACGCAATGCTTACCGCCTGCCAGACGTTAAAATCTGCCTTTCGTGCGTGTTTGTTCCTCTTGTATACTCTACTTCTCATAGTTTTATAACCTCCTTTATAATTTATAATGTCCTATTAATAAACACTATAAAAGACACTATATAATTTTATAGTGCCCTCTAACTATTTATTAATATCGCTGTTACTGCATTTTTGAGTCAATATAATCAAATATATTGAATAGCTCAATAATACAATTTATTAAATATTTTTTTAGTGTTTGCATCGTCTTTTACCTCGTTATTACTTTAATATATCCATCTTCAAAAAATAAAGATTTACTCTTGAAAAAGTTTTGTAATTCTTTTAACTTTGCAAGCTCCATTGCTTTGATGAAGTCTTGCAAAGTTGACTGATGCCTTCCGTCCTCAAATTCAACAATAAATTTAATGTTGTTGATATTAGATACAATATAATCTTGTACCCCTTTCAATGCTTCCTCTCTTGTCATTGTTATTTCTCCTCAATTACAAGACCTTTTGCGGATAATAGTTACCCTCTTCACGGTCATAATGGTACAGTGTTACCACTATACCAAGTTGACGGCAAGCGTTTAGGACTGCCACAAGAGCTACTGTCAAGCCTGTAACGTACAAGTCAAGCGAGTTGATGTCAAGAGCTTTGATCTTGTTGTACGCTTCCGACTGCAAGCCTTCCACATCAAGTGGATTGATAACAGTATCAAATATTGCACCGTCCACCGCTTGAGGGATTGCGTGCCTTCCCTCACATAGAGCCATAGAAGCATGATCTGACACCTCATAATACGGCTCATACGGCGACTCATCAAGCCATTGTGAGCACATATCCGTATAGAAGCAACCGTAACAGTTGCCCTGACATTCTCTACATTTATACTTTTTCATTATAAAAACCTCTTTTCATTGTTTGATTACCTCAAGCGGCACTATTGCACCGCCTGAACGCTCACGGCTTAAAATCCTATTTATAGTTGCCGTGACAACTTTATACAATTTCTCTTAGAGCGTCCATTACATCGGAAAATAAATGCAATACATTCTCATATTCTCTACAGCTTAGCTTCCAAATTTTCCTTGATTGTTTGTTATAGTCCGTATAATCTTCGTTATACTTTTCCAGCCCGTAATCATTACAAAAAGTATCATAATCAAAACAATCGTATTTTTGCAATGCTGTTAAGATGTCATACTTTGTTATCGCTCTATTATTTACAGCTCCCCAGAATGTAATTTGAAATTTTTTATCTCTTCTTTTTATAATTACCGTATACTTTGGACGTGAAAAATTTTCTTTCCAAAGTTTATTGACTTCCCAGCCCTTAAAATATGTATATATTTTTGTATCTGTTTCATTACAAAACAGTTGCGCGGCTTCATTATATGCCCCTCTTTCAATTAATGATGTGATTTTATCTTGTAATACTAACATAGTTAAATCCTCCTTATTAATATAATTCTATAATGTTATTATCAACTTGAATAAATGTTCCTTCAATATCAATATCCCGACCGTATGCTTCATAGTCAAAATATCCTTTTATTGTTTCCGGCACTCCGTCAAGTAGTCCGCTCTCATTAACAACTTGATATGCGACATCTGACATATCATCACAATCATAATAAATTGTATAATTGCCTTGACGTACTTCTTCAAGTGCCTGTTCTATGTCGTTATATTGCTCCAAGTATGCTTGAAGTGCGATAACTTCATCATCCGACAAGTTATCAATTTCTTCTGCAATTTCGTTAAGTTGTAGAATATCATCATATTCGCTGATTTTTAAATTGCTTATATCCGTTTCATAATCAGAAATAAATAGCTCATCATTACCATTATTGCTTATTTTGTTAAGGACTTCTTCAAGTCCTTCACAAGGCAAGCTTACCCACTCACTGATGATTTTTCCGTTGTTGTATTCTTTTAGATTTGATATAAATATTTTTAGCATTTTAATTACTTCCTTTCTTATCTTTACCTTTGTTTTTATTTTCTCACTGATACACTTAAAAACATTGAAACCAGGCTTTACATGCGGAGCAATACCCGATATTTTACAAAGTATTAACAGATGTATGTTGAATGTAAATTATTACATTATCGCATTTGCTGCTGTTGTAATATGTTACATTTATTTATTTGTTGCATTTGTAAACTTTTTGAGTGCATCGTCAAAAAATAAAAACTTGTTTCAGACCTCCTGACCTTCCTAACTTGCTCCTTAGTCGTTTTCATTTATACAAAGTAACCGCTTTTCATTTGAGCACTTCGGCTTAAAAAATTCCCTTGTATATGTATAGATACAGTCCTATATTTTATTGTCAAGGTTCATAAGTCTATTGACTTTATAAGGTTTTTACTTCCTTATCTTTAATATTATTATACACCTTTTAAAAGTGTTTGTCTATTGACTTTATACACAAAACAGAAGTGTTTATTTTGTGTACTTTGTACACCTTTTAAGAGTGTATATTGACAATCAATTTTATATTTGTTATACTCTTTTTAAGAGGTGAACATAATGATTAAATATAAAATAGATATATTAACAACCCTTAAAAATAAAGGATATTCAACTTATAAACTTCGTAAAAATAAAATTTTAGGTGAAGCAACAATACAAAAATATCGTAATAATGAATGTATAGATGCTATTACTAACTTGAATTTACTTTGTGAGCTTTTAGAATGTCAACCCGGCGATATTATTGAATATGTACCAGATGAAAATTAATATATCTTTTACCTTATAAAGTTGTCAATGTGCAAATTAAAAAAGGTGTAAAGCCTTTAATAATTCAATAAGACTTTACACCTTTTATTTTTATATGTTATTTTAGATTTTAAGCTGATTTGCTCATAACTGCCTTAATTGCCTTTACTTCAAATTCAAGCATACCTACTCTTTCTTCAATACCTTTTGCAACTAATACATTTTTTGCTAAGTCCGTATGATGTTCAAGCAAAACTTGTACTTTTGGCGCTATATCATTTTCAAGTAAATATGAGCTATGCTCTAATGTATCAAGTTTTGATTCGATTTTATCAAGTCGCTTGTCCATTGCATTAAGTCTTGTATCTACTGCATTAAGTCTTGTATCCATTTCAACAAGCCTATTGTCTACTTTATCAAGTTTTGATAATAGCAAATCAAATTTTTCATCAGTTGTCATATCTATCACCCTTTCAAAATTACGGTTATATTATCATATGTACATTATAACACATATTTTTTTAGGTGTAAAGCCTTATTCAATTATCAAGGTGCATTTGTCTATTAGTCAATAGACTTTGTATATATTAGATAGGTTTTATTTCCTATCCCTTATCTTTAAATATATTATAGCATAGATTTAGTGATATGTCAATAGATTTAGTGATATTTATTTATAAATAGCATTGTGCATAAATTATAATGCAATATAGGTTTAGTGATTGTGTATATTGTATATTTTATACAAGTATCAATATTAACTTGATTAATTATAGTTTTAGTGATATAATGATATTAATTTAATTAAAAAGGAGTTAATATATAAAATGAGTACAGAGGCACAAAAAAGAGCAAATAGAGCATATAGAGAACGACACAAACCTATTCAATTATCAGTGCAATACAAAACCGATAAAATCGAAGGTGAAAGGATAAAACAATTTTTAGAGCAAAACGGATTGACGGCAAACGCTTATATTAAATCTTTAATCAAAAAAGACCTTGACGAAAAAAATTTTTATATTGATAATGATTGATTGACAGTCAGAGCGGTGATATTCAATAACGGAATAATATAATAGTTAGATTTTGTATAATGGATGTAATTATGCGATAGTGCTGGGTTTGGCTGTTTTTTATGGTAAATTGTTATGCTGGGATGGTTTGGTGGCTTGGGTTGGTGTTAGATTTTGTATAATTAAAAATTTTTAGGATAACAAAAAATCACATTCGATAAAACGAACCCAAAACATCGAATAAACTTTTAATTTTTTATTGACGGCACAACAGAAAACAAACGGATACTGCGACAACTATTATTATTCAGAAAAAAATACAAATACAATACAATTAAAACGGTGTAATATATGTATATTACACTGTTTTTTAGTGTTGGAATATGCTAAAATGAGGGGGTATATTTACATTTGAAATAGGAATCCATTGCTGAAAAACGACCATAGCAGTTCCATTCACACGACACTTAAAATTCTCAACCCCCACCTACAAAAATCACTACTTTCCCTCTCCCCAAACCAACAACCTCTAATCGGTAAGTCGTTCGATAGCAAATTCGATGAATTTCCCAACAAAAATCTATCAAATTCCAAATTCACTATCGTCTCTAAACCCACCTATTTTCACCATCTTCCACCTCTCTTCCAATCCCCAATCACAAAATCCCCAATAAAAACTACCCTTTAACGAACCCACATTACTTTTATCAGAAACAACTCATCTCGCATTTTAAAATCCAACCTTTATCACATCACAAAACCCCTTGTATTTCTAGCAAAAAATCATTTCGAATTTATTTCACTTACTTTCTTTCACCGAACCAACATTTTTAACACTTAAAAATTTTACACCGACTTCGACAATAGAGCCATATTTCATTATAGCTCTTTTTTATTGTCTAAAAATTCCTATCAATCACCTAAATAGAGAATATAAATATACATCCTACCCCCATATATAAAACACGATATAAATAGGAAGAAACTCAGTCAAATTTGCAAAGAAAATCTGACAAAAATGAATTTTGATACTTTATCTTGTTGTGTAAAAAGAGAATATACATATATAATCAAAAATCAAGGAGGCTTTTACATGAATAAATATGAAATACAAATTACAAACCCTAAAACAGGCTATACCGGCACGATTATAATTAATACTTCTCACGGAAACAAAATTCGTGAAATCGCCGAAAATAAATTATACAATTACATAAATATCAAACCTCAATTATTAATCAACAATTATTGGGCAGAATATTACCAAAAACATTTTTCACAATTTGAAATCAGTCACATAATAAAAACAGAAAAATCCTTTTCAAATGCTGACGATTATGATATAATATGTAAAAAGTATAGTAAAGGAGAAGTTTGTGACATGGAAACTATAGATATTTACGATTATATGTATTGGGGAGATTACAACGCAAAAATTAAAGAACTTGCAGAAAAAGCCCTCCCTGAGAAATGGAGTTTTGAAGACGAAGATGACTATTCTATTTTAAAAAATTATTTAAAATACACATTTAACAAACTCCAAGAAGAAGATAAAATAATTGAGACTGATTCATATTGTGTATTTAATACTGGACTATTTTCTCATTATTATGAGCCAATATACGCATACGGTGAATTAAACCGAAATGAATCGATAGCGGCATCAAGATGGTATTTTAAAGGATTTAAAGATACTTATGAATTAGGAATTTTGGATATTGTAGAAGAATTCCCTGAAAGAGCCGATTATTTTTCTGATCCATCAAGACTTGTATTTAACTGGCATTTAAAGGTCAATAAAAATTATAAACATATTCTTGACGATTTGGACACATCAAATAGATTGCCCAATTCAATAAAGAATAGTGAACGTCCGCTTGAAACTCTTAAAGGAGTTATAGATACCGCCATACAAAAAGTAATTGCAAACTATAAATTAGCCGTTCCCCACTATTATCAAAACAAAATACAACTTCTTGTTCCTTTATGTTTTGGAAAAGATGATAATCCTGATGTAGCTTTAGTTTTGGATTTAATGAAAAGTGGATATTATCAAGCAACAACTTGTCTTTCTATGCAAATGGCATATACAGATGCAAGACTTATTGCAAAACCTGAATCTAATTGGTTAATGGCTGAAAATATTAAAGAACAATAATATTATAATATAAGACACTTTCGAGTGTCTTTTTTTGTGCATAAAATTAAAATCATTCATCATTTTTATTTCAATGGAGAATATCCTCAATAGATATTGTTAATATAGTCAATAATTTTTTTGAACTATTCCCTAATCCAAAAAAAACATTATACAAAATGAAAAATAACAAAAGAGAATATATAAATAGAAACCTAATCAAACAAAATTAATACGAAGGAGATTATTATGAAAACAATCAAAGAAACAAAATTAAATACTATATCATCATTGACAAATACTCACATGACAAAATTACTCCCACAAGAACTATCTATTTATTCAAAAAAAGAATATCAAAAGTGTCCTCATATTACGAAATGTTCTAAATCGTATGGTTTTGTATATTTGATGATATGTGACACTGCCCAATGTAAAATTGGAATTACACAAAATTTATATCAAAGATTGCAACAAATTAATCGACAACTAATTCCATCAAAAACAAAAATAATGTATTTATATGCTTCGCCTTTATGTATGAATACGTTAGACATCGAAAAAAATTTTAAAGAATATTTTAAAAATTATAATATAAGCGGAAATGACTCTAAGCATGAATGGTTTGATAAAGCTTATATTGATTTATATTTAGAGTATTTAAACAATTCATATTTTGATTTTAACTTTCCTTCTTCACAACAAATCGAAAAAGAAATTGAAAACATACATAAATTTGCAAATATTATTTTTTCTAACTATATGGAAAATCCTGTTCCTTCTAATAATGATTATAACCAATTATTAAAAGAATATATAAACACAACCAACAAGGCGGCTGAACAATTAAATGAAATACATGATATATTTAATTACATTTTTCCAAAGGAGTACAAAGATTCTATTGATTATATTTGCGAATACAACAAAATTAGTCGATTAGAATTATTGAAGTTAAGTTTAATTATGTATATAAATAATTTTAATAGAAAACTTAATCTTCAAACGGAGAATAATACAGTGACTAAGAATATATTTGACACTCTTGCAATGGAATTGTGTCAAGAAGAAAACAAAGGAGAATGATATTATGAAAAACACAGCATTAGAAACAACATATTTTGATTTTTATGGAGATAAACTCATTGCAGTTCAAGATAACGCAACCGGCGAAATTTATACTTCTATCAATGCAGTTCTGAAAGGTATAGGATTTAAAGATAGGAATCAAATAAGAAAAAGAAGAGATAAATGGATTAATGATTCTGTAATCTCAAAAGGTATAACCAAATTTACATTACCTACACAAAAGATGGTGGCGAAAAATGACACCACCCTGTTTGATGAGAAAGATACTTATTGCATTTCACAACGCAAACTTCCTATTGCATTAGCAAAAATAAACATTACACCAAAAATGAAACAAACTCAACCAGAATTAGCAACAAAATTAGAACTATATCAAGACAAATGCGCAGATGTATTGGCATCTGTATTCATAGATAAGAAGTCTACGAATGCCATAAACGCTGAATTCTTAGCTGAAAGTATCTCAAATGCAATAGCTATTGCATTACAACCTATAACTGAAAGATTAGAAAAGATAGAACAAACTCAAACTAATCGTTATTTATCATCAAGAAGGTATCCATCAGCATGGTATAAGAAGATTGCTCCTAAATACAAAATGCTTATGGAATACTTTGATTGCACGAGAAGTGAGTTATATTCAAATATCTATAAAGAACTTGAGGATACATATGACGTAGATATAAATCAAATTCATGAAGATTATTGCTATGAAAATAACTTCCTCAAAGATGAATGTTATCCAATGGACGCAATAGAACATCATACTCAATTAAGAGACGCATTAACATTACTTATAGATAGTAGTCTGATTAAATATGGATTACAAACAGAAGAACAAATCAAAAACTTTAAAAGAGCAACATTGTTTGATAGACCAGTAATTAAACAGAGAATAACATATGTAGAAGATAAGATTTAATTCAATAAAATAAAATTAAAAAAGACTATTTTATACAAAATATTTAACACAACAAAAAATGTAATTCAACGAGTGAGAATTGAGCTATGCGAAATTCCACTCGTAATAGTCTGTCTTCTTAAACTGTTGTATATCTTCTTTCAGTTCAGTTGAGGTACACCAGTGGATGTCTAAATTCACACTTCTTAAAATTAGACGTCCACCAGTGGATGTCAACTGAACTCTCGTAAATATCACTAAGGATAAAACAAAGGAGGAATTATTATTAACAATTATAAAGTTTATCAACATACTAATCTTAACAATGGTAAGAAATATATCGGCATTACTCAGAAACCTGTTAAGGAAAGATGGAATAACGGAAATGGTTACAAAGCTAACAAGAAATTTTATAAGGATATTCAAAAGTATGGTTGGGATGATGGTTTTTCTCACGAGATTATAAAGGATAATCTGTCATACAAAGATGCTCGTAATCTTGAAAAATATTATATAACTAAATATGATACCGTATCTAATGGGTATAATAATGCAAATTTTAACTTAGGAAACTCATTTCAATTTAATTTTGACGATTTTGTTCCAATGGATAATAATTTTATAGAGAATACAAATAAGGAGTATTTCACAAGAGTCCCTAATAGTTTGGTGCAAATAGATATTAAGAAAAAATATAATCTACATAGAATTTTTTATCTTGTTTATATTTTGATAGACAGACATAGAAGTTATGAGGATTCATCTTATATTGTTATTTCAGAAATATTTGATTTGTGTGGTTACAAGCAAACAAGACACAAGCCAAAGATATTTTATGAGATAATCAAGTGTTTGTTATTTTTGAATGAGAGCAATTTGATCAATATTACTTCTGACTTTGATATTTACAACACTGGATATACGGATTGTATTCAAATGGATATAATATGTCAAAATTTCGATGCAACTGAAAATTTTTCAAAAATCACTTCATCTCAATTGGATTTTATAATGATGGGCGAATCGAGTATTAATAAAGAGAATATATTAATGGCATTTCTTTATATCAACTCATACATATATATCCGTCCAAAGAAAAACGACAATGAGGAAATTATGTATAATCCCGAAACTCGACCAGAAGCGTTTTGGAGAAGTATGCAATCTATGGCTAAAGATTTGTCAATGTCTAAAGATACGCTTAATCAATGTCTTTCATATTTGACTTCTAATGTTGATGATAAACAACCACTTCTTATAAAAAAAGAAGTCGGAAGTATTCAACCAGACCCTTCTCAACCACCACAAAATACTCCCAATATATATGTCCTTAATAAAGAGGGTTATGAACAAGAGATTGAATGGGCGATTTATAAAATGTTGCAAATTTACAATGTTGAATCTTTTGGTGAGTTGACCGGCAATTATAAAGATTAATCAAAATTCGTTTTCTCACGGAGAATAATATATTAAGAAAGGAAAACTAAATGAATCGATACAAAGTGACATTTTCAGATGATACAATTATGAGACTTTACGCAAATACAAAAGATACTCTCTCCATCCCCTGTTTTAATGATAAATCAGTTGTTTCAATAGAACGAGATACAGATATGTCGTATATGAAATATATAGATTATATTAAAACAGGAAATTTTATCGGATATGATTATAGACATAGAGAAATTTACAAACACATAACTCCATCCGGTCGTATATATGTGAGAATATCTAAGGACGAAAGTGATGGTGTGTATTATGAATATGCAGATTATCAAGATTATCATGGACAACTTATAATGCCAATAGGTTGGACTTGTACAGATCCTGATAAAGTTTATAATTTGTTGTTATCTTCATATATAGATTATTCAGTTATTCAGTTTAGACGTTTTGGAGAATCAAAATTAACCAAACCCAAGGAACTTAAAGGAATTAAACAATTATGTAGTGTAGATTACATTCCCAAGAAAAATAAATCATCTCTTTTCCTAAAGGATAATGATGTATATGTAAAACATACAGATTATTTTTCACCAATATGGCAACCACCCACAAATGATTTGGGCAAACCAGTTGCTTATTATCTAAAGAAATATTTCAATCAAACACCAAGTGGGAAAAAGTTTGTGTATGATGATAATTGGTCTTCTATTGTTTTACGGAGTGAGGCTTGGATAAAAATAAGTAACCTAAAAAGTTTTCTGCTAAACAGAGAATATTCAAGTGTAGATATTGCAAGATTGATTTTAGATTTACAAAAGAAAGAATCTCATACTCCTCGAAATCTTACTATTGCTGTCGATTTAGAATGGGAAAGATATTGGCAACGTGTAGTAGAAGGATTAAGAGAACATATGAATGACTAATTCTTTGACGAATAACTACAACATTAAAAATTTCAGAAAGGCGGTGATGTGTAACATAAGTGAACACAATACATTAATTTCGTTCTTTTTGTAAAAAGCAAGGAGAATATATAAATATGATTGATTTGCAATATTAAAGATAATATGTCCCGACATGTTGTCATTAAATCCCTCCTTTATCCGGCAGGAGGAATATGGCAAACAACGCAAAAAAATATCTAGACAATTATAATTATATCATTTGTCTAAGTAAAAATCAAGAAATTATGTAATTAAGAAAGGAAAATACAAATAACACATGATAACTGATAGATACATACCAGACCCTTCGGAATTTGCAGGAAAAATTTATTCCTCAGATTTTGAAACAAATACACGAATGTTTCATAGTATGTCAGATATAGCTGACAGAATAAGAGCAGACGAAAGTTTTAATAGGAGTTGCGAAAAGCAAACTTCTGTAATTAGAAATCACAAAAATAAAGAATCATAAATATACGAAAGGTGATGATTGGTTATAAACGAAGTACAGTTTTACATACCAAGCATTGATGCTAAAGATATATACTTGGCATCACATTATATCGAGAATGACCCTGATGGATATAATTTAAAACTTCAAGATGGTCATTATAATCTGAGAAAGTTCATCAATTCTTTGGACTTTAGCTTAGATTTGATTGAATTGTTAAATATTTATTATAAAAAGTATAGACGAAATGACTTTGGTTTTACTATAAAGAAACACAAATACACTACGAAAGTTATTAATATCACGTTTAAATACTCCGTAAAAGAGTGGAATCAGATGAACAAAAACACTTTCGTTAAATTTGGATATAATTATCATGATTTGATATTTCAAGATTGCATTGCAAAGAATCAAGATGGCGAAATTGTAGGAATTATATTAAACGAAGATGTACATAGACCTATTGAAGTGCCAAAACCATTTAAAGCCAAAGAAGTTAAAATAAAAGATAAAAAAGATAAAAATACATTTTGGATTCATCTTCAATATGTTAAACAAGGTGAGCCTCGTACAATTAAAACAAATTCGCAATTAAGAAAAGAATTATATAAAACGGGTTTTATTTGCAATGGAACAAAATATTGTCGAATGAAACGCTCAACCGGTTCAGCGAGAGTTGGAAAATGTTTGTTTATTGATGAAGTCTTATTTAAACCAATTTTGAAGTTCAGTTCAGGAACGATAAAACCGAAATACGGTCAAGAAATAGATTTGGCTGCATATGAAAGTTATATTGCCTTGCCGTCAAGTAGTATCATTGATACCCTCCCTATTAGTCCAGAGAATATATTGGTCATAGATGATTATGATAGCATATTTAGAGAGAACGTCGTTGAAACACATGATGAAAATGGCTGGTTGATTACATCTGAAAAAAATTGTGAAATTGTCAATAGCATTTGGGATGGGCAATCTCTTATGGATATATCATTGTTTGGAGATTATTCGGATTATGGAATGGTTCTTTTAAGAAACTTAATGTTTAAGTCTTGTTGTTTTAATTGTAATATTCAACAATGGTTTAAAGATAATAATATAACTGATATTTCACAATTAAATGGACGTACAAGAGCTAAAAGAATTGAAGATGTAAAGTTAATTACTACTCCGAATAGTATTAAATATTTGAAGTTTGACACTTTGGACAATTGGTTGGATAACTTATATCCTAACTTTGGTGTAGTAAAGCATGATAAAAAGACACATTTCTTTGGTGGTCGATTGGTTCAAACCCATTATCAACTGTTGAATACATTGCAAATGTCAAAAGATGAGGTTTCGGAATTTTTACAAGATTCTTTAGACTTTGCTCAAATGTTAAGGGATAGACCGGAAGTTGTAAGATATTATATCAAATATCCTGATATAGAAGAAATGAAACCATTGAAACAACCCATGTTAAGTAAAAATGATGTTGTGTACAATTTGATGTGTATTAATGATAATTTTACAAAAACAAAATATTATCAACAGTTTTTACAAGACTTGTTACGTTCATATTATAAGAATTTGAAGAATGGTCATATTTATGTCAATGGCAACTACTCTACCCTACTTGGAAACCCTATTGAGATGTTACAACATTCGATAGGTAAATTTGAAGGTATCAGCCAATTAGGTGTAGGTAATATACATAGCACAAGATTTGAGTATAATCAGACTTTATTAGGTAGTCGAAGTCCTCATGTGACAATCGGCAATGTGTGGTTGCCGTATAATACATCAAGCGAAATGATTGATAAGTATTTGAATTTAACAAATGAGATTGTTTGTATTAATTCAATAAACGAAAATGTTTTACAGAAATTGTCAGGCTGTGACTTCGATAGTGATACAGTTCTGCTAACTGATAATAAATATCTCATTAAAGCAGCACAAAAGAATTATCATTTGTTTAAGACACCAACCTCTTTCGTTTCGGCTACAAAAGTAAAAAGATATTATACCCCTGAACAACAAGCCGATTTAGATATTAAGACATCTGTTAATAAGATTGGTGAAATTATAAATTTATCACAAGAACTTAACTCATTGTTGTGGGATAGAATGTATCATGGTGCATCTTATGATGAAATCAAGGAATTGTATTATGATATTTGCCAATTGGATATTATGTCTGGGTTGGAAATAGATTCTGCAAAGAAAGAATTTGTTATAAATAATTCAAAAGAACTTGATAAGCTTCGTCAGAAATATGAGCCGGTTTTTAGAGAATACGAAGAAGATGAAAATGGGAAACCTGTTAAAGGACGAAAGAAAATACCTCATTTCTTTTCACATATTTCTCGTCAAAAAGGTTATTATAACCCCGACAAAAAACATTATTGTAAGTACCATACAACTATGGATTATTTGCAAACTATCGTTAACGGATTTAGAGTAAAGAGTTCTTATAAAAAAAATTGGTTGCCTTTTGTTGCAATTTTGAATAATTCAAAATATTATTCAAGTCATGTTAATCAAAAACAGATAAATAAAATATATAGTATGCTAAAAAAATATTTTAGTGATAGAACAAACATATATTTAAATGAATCTAATAGTTTTGAAGAACAAAAAGAAAAAATTCATAAATTAAAAAGTGATTTAATATCTGAAATTGAAAATGAACGAATTGGATTCTCTACATTATATAGATTGCTATCATCAATTGAGAATAAGGAAAATGCCAATATTAAACATTTATTATTAAGCGTTCTATTTCTTTGTGGGAGTGATAGTTTTAATAAAGCGATTCTTCAATCTTCCGATGATGTTTTACAATTACAAGACAACGGAGAAGATATATACTTATTTGGAATCGGATATAAGCTCACACGTCTAACTTTAAACTAGAATGTTTGTAAAAACCACAAAAAAATGCTTAAATTCGCAAATTCAAGTTGGATTTCGCCCCCTATATAGGAGCGAAATTTATGCACATATATGGAGAGGATAATTAGATTTACTATTAATGCTCAAATATTTTATTCTTTATTGGATAGAAAGGAATGAACATAATAAAAAAAATTTTAAATCAAAATGATATTGCAGAAAAAATACATTGTAAAACATCTTATGCAACAGAAGATATTCAAAATATATTGAATTCGTTTAAAGATGTTCTTTTGGAAGAATTAAGTCAAGAAGAAAACGTTATGTTGAAACCATTTTCTGGTTTTCAGATTAATGCTAAATATGTTTCAACAGACCAATCAGTAGCAAAACATTTAGGAATAAAATCTAATAGTTCATTATTCTTATCTGCCAAGTTCACTGATAACTTTAGAAAAAAAATAAGAAAATTTCATAACTGAAAATATCGTTATGTGCTGACTTGGCTATTATGTCTTGTTGGCACATAACGTAAAAATAATCCAACGAATGCTTTGTTATGGGTACAAAATAACTCGGTGTAGATTGGTTAGTCACCATGCCGAGATTATATGAATGTTGAGTATTGACATAGAAGGATACTTTTATGTAGGTACTTTCGGTATATTGTGAGATATATTGAGTAGACAGAAACTGTCAATAGCAAATATAAGTGCAAAACATTATCGCAGCAAAAAGTAGATTTCAGGACGTTGGTGTAATAGACGCTCAGTGAGAAGAATCTTGAGGCTTGACAGGTGGAACTGTGCAAGATTGTAGAGAAAATCCAAATAAACCAATTGTGTCGTTGATACGCAGAAATGTGTGTATAAGTCCTGTTGATCGTCCGAGTAGCCCAAATCGACATTAAAATAAAACACATATAATAGAAGAAATTTATAAAACAAAAAATCTTTTCTGAATGACATGGGTGAAAGATAGAGGTAATCAGTCCTCTTTATTCTTGATGCTTAATGCATTGCTATAGAAGTAATGAGGTAGCTTCTTATTGCTCAGACTATAGTAAATTATGACTGAATATTGGTACGATTTTGTTTTTGTAAGGTGAAGACCTATTTTGTGTTCATAGTAAAGCATTTGTTGGATTGATGAATGTAAAATCAATATGCTTATAAGTAATAATACTACTATTTGCGTAATTGAATAAAAATTCAAAGCCATTGGTGATATTTCACCAGTGGCAATCCCGTTTCTTTTTAATTTGAAGTTTAATTATTAATGAATTATTCTTGTATTTTCTTTTAAATTGTGGTATTATAGAGATGGAAGAGATAAATTATATTTTTCGGCATATAATATATTCATTGATTTTAAAGGAGATGAATGTATGTCGAGCGAGAATGAAAGATTTGGTGATATTATGCCTGTAATTATTGAAAGAATTATAAGATTTGAAAGAGCTGAAACGGATGCCTTTATTAAACAACAAAATAAACGACTTGCTCAATTAAGAGCAATAGAACGAAGAAAAAAAGAAGGTAAAAGAATACAAACGAAGCCAATAATCGAAGAATTACAACGTGCAGGCATTTTAGATGAGAATGGTGATTTGGCTATACCTTATCGTGACGAGGAATAGCAGTATGAATAATACTAATGAAAAATCTCATTTGATGTATTCTACTCTCCCAAACATAATTATTGGGTTTCATGGTTGTGACCAAGAAGTTTTTAATAAAATATTATATGAGCATAAACCATTTAAGCCTAGTACAAATGAATATGATTGGTTAGGTAATGGAATGTACTTTTGGGAGCAAAATTTGGAACGTGCATGGGAATGGGCTACTTGTGGAATGACTAATCCTAAATTAAAAATTGAGAAACCAGCTGTAATTGGTGCAGTGATTGATTTAGGATATTGTTTGAATTTACTTGATAGTTATAATATACAAATGTTAAAGTTGCAATATGAACTTTTCACTGCTAAAATGTCTATTCTTGATAAACCTACTCCGAAAAATAAAAATGTTAAAGGTAACAATGATTTATTATTACGATATTTGGATTGTGCTGTTATAGAAGATCTGCATAAAGACATGAAAGATAATGGTTTAAGACCTTATGATTCTGTCAGAGGAGTTTTCTTAGAAGGCAATCCTATCTATGAGACCTCTGGATTTCGAGAACAGTCTCATATTCAAATCTGTATTCGTAATCCAAATTGTATAAAAGGTTTCTTTGCTCCGAAAGAAATTGATGATAGTTGGCATACACCTTAATTTAATAAAGAAAATACAGTTAGAGTCAGTTATAGTAACTGGCTCTTTTTTTTGTGCAAAAATATAGCAGGTTGGTGTAACAGTAGCATATAAGACTCATTATCTTATGATAGACGTGCAATTCGTCTACCTGCCCCCATTAAGTGATATTTCATTGAGCATTTCACACTTACAAAAGAAATGTACGCCCCTTGTGGCAAATTTAATAGAAAGAAGTGAAAGGCAATTAAACCCGTTTCCAAAGAAGAATTGAATATCCTCATTAAAAATGGCATTATCGTCAGAAGTTCGAATGGTTATATTGACCCTGAAACACATTTTGTTGTAGGGCATTACAGAACAAAAGGCGGTGCTGGTCGTGTATATATCGAGATATGTATGCTGATAAGGCTAAAAAATTATATTTGAAAGGACTAATTTGATATGGCAAAGATAACAAAGGCGATTTCTCTAAAGAATGCGGAAATCAACATGGAAGATATGACAATCACTGAAACAACAAAAGATGATATAAAAGTATATTCATTGGACAAGTTGTTGGCGGACTGGAATCATATAAGTGGTATTTCTCTTACCATTAAGCAGGATGATGAGATTCCTGCTAACGAGCAATCGTAAGGGCGGTGGACGTTATTAAATTTGAACGACTTCAAGATGAAACAGATGAAGAACTAATTTATAGAATATGTTCACAAAAAGATATTATTGGTACTTGGTCTGACGTAGCGTCGATTATCAATCAGTTGACAGGAAATGATTTTGGAGAAAGTACATATCGTAAGAAATTTCAATCATTTCAGAAGATGTTGAATGCTAATCAAAGTAAGTTTACCGATTCTGATGAACAACTTAAAGAACTTGAGTTTCAAAAGAGAGAGTTGAACAAGGCAAAGGTGAAACTCCAAACAGAAAAGTTGGAATATAATCGTTGGTTGCGTGAAGAAGCTAGGGATGAATTGATTACAGAAAAGATTTGTAATGCTATTGCTGCTCTCACACCTATGGATATTCCCACTTATATTGAACCAAAACATAACCCTCGTGGTTTCGCCCTTGTGTATGGCGATGAACATTTTGGCATTGAATATGAGTTAAGGGGATTATTTGGAGATATTATAAATGCATATAGTCCAGAAATTTTTGAAGAAAGAATGTGGGATTTATTCAATCAGACTGTTGAAATCATAGATAAAGAAAATATTGATACTCTCCATGTATTTAATATGGGCGATTTCAATGATGGTATTCTAAGAGTTTCACAGTTGATGAAATTGAGATATGGCGTTGTTGACGGAACAATTAAGTATGCTGATTTCATTTCAAATTGGTTAAATGAGTTAACTAAGTATGTACGAGTTAAATATCAATCTACGGATGGTAATCATTCAGAACTTCGTATGCTTGGACAACCAAAAGGTACTTTTACAGAGGACAATATGGGTAAAGTTGTCGCAGAGTTTATCAAAACTCAACTAAAAGACAATCCAAACTTTACTTACATAGAAAATCCTACTGGATTTATTTATGCACAAGTGGCTTGTAATACTATTTTAGGAATACATGGTGAAGTAAAGAATATGAAAACTGCCATTGATGAGTTTTCAAGGATTTATAATGTCCCTATTCAGTATTTGTTAGCAGGTCATTTGCATCACAATAAGACAGAAGAAATTGGTGTAAATAGCGAAGTAATAAATGTTGGCTCTATCATTGGCATAGACAGTTACTCTTTATCTTTGCGTAAGAGTGCTAATGCTTCTGCAAAGTTATTGGTATTTGAACAGACTAAAGGAAAGGTTTGCGAATATACGCTGAAATTAAACTAGTTTTTTACAACAATCTATCGAAAAGCCCACTCCTTTAGGTGTGGGATGGATAGCGTATATATATTTATGTGTATGTATGTATTGATTTTATACACATATTGAGTTATTTTGTTTCAACTGCTGGTAATGTATGTAGCGAAACGATTAAGAAATATGTAGAAAATCAAAAGAAACGATATTAAACGGAGAATATATTATTAGGAAGGAATGTAACTGTTTGTTATAAGTTATAAAAAGTTATAAATATATGCTTACTTTTATAACTTTTAATGATAGAATTAGGTATAAACATTATAGGGAGATTTTAATTATGAGTAAATACTATTCTATCAATAAATTTTCAAAAATTTTAGGAGTATCAGCACAAACACTTAGAAATTGGGACGCAAATGGTAAACTTCATCCTCACCATACTTCTAGTAATGGATACAGATATTATTCTCATGAACAGTTAAATCAGGTTATGAACATAAAACCTAATTTAGATAGAATTGTCATTGGATATTGTAGAGTCTCAAGCAATAAACAAAAAGATGATCTGGAAAGACAAATAGAGAATATGAAATTGTATCTAAATGCACAAGGAAGACCTTATGAAATTATTTCTGATATAGGTTCTGGAATCAATTATAAGAAAAAAGGACTGAAAGAACTGATTAAACGCATATCTCAAAATAAAGTAGAAAAAGTTGTGGTTCTTTATAAAGACAGATTGTTAAGATTTGGATTTGAATTAGTCGAATATATCGCAAGTTTATATAACTGTGATATAGAAATTATTGATAACACAGAAAAATCAGAGCAACAAGAACTTGTAGAAGATTTAGTTCAAATAATTACAGTTTTTAGTTGTAAATTACAAGGTAAACGTGCAAATAAAGCTAGAAAATTAGTAAAAGAATTAATTGAGGAAGAAGGTGAATCAAATGATAAAGTCAATAAAAGTGAGATTGAATCCAAATAATAAACAATCGACTAAGTTGTTTCAATATGCAGGCTGTGCTAGATTTGCTTATAATTGGGCTATTTCAAGAGAACAGGATAATTATAAGCAAGGGAACAAATTTTTATCAGATAGTGAATTGCGAAAAGAATTTACACAATTAAAGAAACAGTCTGAATATCAATGGCTGAATGAAGTAAGCAATAATGTAACAAAACAAGCAATTAAAGATGCTTGTAATACTTATAAGAGATTCTTCAAAGGACAATGTAAATATCCTAAATTTAAGAGTAAGAAACACTCTACTCCATCTTTTTATCAAGACAATATAAAAATTCAGTTTACCGATACCCATGTGAAAGTTGAAAGTTTTTCAATGAGTAAAAAACAGAATAAACAAAAGTTAAACTGGATTAAACTTTGTGAAAAAGGAAGAATACCAACTGGCTGTAAATACATGAATCCACGTTTTACTTATGACGGATTATATTGGTATGTGTCAATTGGTATTGAAGTTAATGATAATACTACTCTTCCATCAAATGAAGGTATTGGAATTGATTTAGGAATAAAGCATTTAGCAATATGTTCTGATGGCAATACATACAAGAACATAAACAAAACGCAAACGGTAAAGAAATTAGAAAAGAAAAAACGCAGGTTACAGCGTTCCATATCAAGAAAATATGAGAAAAATAAGAAAGGAGCAAATTACTGTAAAACAAGTAACATTATAAAAAGAGAAAAAGAACTTTTAAAACTAAATCACAGACTAACAAATGTTCGTCAAAACTATTTACACCAAACAACATCTGAGATAGTGAAACGAGAACCAAGTTTCATTTGTATTGAAGATTTGAATGTAAGTGGAATGATGAAGAATAAACATTTATCCAAAGCAGTACAACAGCAAGGTTTTTATGAATTTAGAAGACAGATTGAATACAAGGCTATGTGGAACAATATACCAGTTGTTATAGCCGATAGATTTTTTCCAAGTTCTAAATTATGTAGTTGTTGTGGAAGTATTAAAAAAGATTTAAAGTTGTCTGACCGTATTTACAAATGTGAATGTGGAAATGTAATTGATAGAGATTATCAGGCGGCTTTGAATCTAAAACAGTATGGAGAAAATGTCCTAAAACAACAATCTGTAGCATAACACTTTCAAGTTATTACAGATATGTACTGATACGTTAGTCAGGAATTTATGCCTATGGAGTGTACAAGAACTTGCGAGTAGATTATGAGAAATCATGTCAAAAGCATATACGATGAAGTAGGAATGAAACATAAAGGTTTATAACTTTTTATAAGTTTTCAGTAACGGTGGTGAATACAATGGCAAATTTTATAGTTCAATTTCCTCTTAAAACAGAAAAATATCAAGAAGATATTTTAGATAAACGTTTTGAAATTGGCAGACAGATTTATAATTCCTTAGTAAATGTGACACAAAAGCGGTATAAGGAAATGATTAAGACTACAAAATATAGAAATCTTATGTCGAAACTATCAGGAGATAAAAAGAAAGATAAACTTATTTGGAAAGAAATTTCTGAAATAAGAAAACAATATGGTATGTCAGAGTATTCATTTCATGCAGATGTAAAGAAAATGCAAAAACATTTTTCTGATAATATAGATGCTTTTACTTCACAGAAAATAGCTACTAATTTATGGAAAGCATATGATAAATTTTTCTATGAAAAATGGAGAAAAGATACATTATAAAAAGTATGGTAATCTTAATTCCTTAGAAGGAAAATCTAATAAGACTGGCATACGTTTCAAAAATAATATGATTTTATGGAATGGATTAAAAATACCTGTAATCATTGACTATGATAACTATTATGAGTATCAAGCAATGCAATCAGATATTTCATATTGTCGTATTGTTAGAAAATATGTACGAAATAAATATAAGTATTATGTTCAAATCGTTTTCAAAGGAAATCCACCAGTTAAAATCGACACGAAAACAGGTGAAATAAAACATTGCATAGGACAAGGCAATGTTGGCATTGACATTGGCACTTCTACTATCGCTTATTCATCTTCTACTGATGTAAAGATATTAGAACTTGCAGATAATGTACAAAATATTGAGAATGAAAAACGAAGATTACTACGAAAAATGGATAGAAGTCGTAGAGCAACGAATCCTAATAATTACAATGAAGATGGTGCTATCAAGAAACAAGGTAGTAAGAAAGTAACTTGGAATAAATCAAATCATTATATCAAATATCAAAATGAATTAAAGGAATTAAATCGTAAACAAGCAGATGTAAGAAAATATCAACATGAATGCTTGGCTAATCAAATTATATCACTTGGCGATAATATCTATGTTGAAACAATGAATTTTTCAGGACTTGCTAAGAAATCTACAAAGACAGAAAAGAATGAACAAGGTAGATTTAAAAAGAAGAAACGATTTGGGAAGTCTATTGCTAACAGAGCACCTGCGATGTTATTAGAAATTATAGACAGAAAGCTATCTTATTATGATAAGCATTTAATTAAAATAGATACTTGGAGTGCTAAAGCAAGTCAATTTAATCATTTTGATGGAACTTATCAGAAGAAAACATTGTCTCAAAGATGGAACGATTTTTGTGGAATTAAGGTGCAAAGAGATTTGTATTCAGCTTTCTTAATAATGAATATAGCAAGTGATTTAAAGAGTTTTGATATTGATAAATGTAATGAACGATTTGAAAATTTCTATCAACTTCATAATTTGGAAGTAGATAGATTAACTGGACATAAAAATTTAAGTAGTATAGCAATTTAAAAGATAATATATAAAAGGTTTTGATACGAGCCTTATGCTATTGTTAAACAAGCGTTAGCGAGTTTGGTAGTGAAAGTCTTATAGAAACAGATTAGTCTTATATGCTTTCGAGTATATTTGGAAGTTTGTGTATATAAGAACCCAACGTGCTTTAGCCGTTGGAGTATCAGTACCCTATTGAGTTAAATTTAAAAAAAATAATTGTAAAGAACGAAAGGAAAATTAATTATGAAAAAGAATGATATTATTGCAGTATATGCAGAAAAGAACAATGTAACAAAGAAGGCGGCAACAGAAGTTGTTAGCTCGGTTATTGATATTATAAAGGACGGCATTTTGACAGAGGGTGTTGTTGATATTACTGGCTTTGTAAAATTAGAGAAAGTATACAAGGAAGCAACGACAGCAAGAAATCCTCAGACTGGTGAGTCTATCGCCGTGCCAGCAAAGTATATCCCAAAGGCAAAGTTCAGTTCAACATTTAAGAGAGAAATCAACGAATAATAGTGAGGTTTTAACATATGAAGAATTACATAGTAGACTATGGGACATCTTTGGCTGATGATATTATATTTGAACTCGCTTCACAATCAACTGAATTTAAGAATATATCGGTAATTGGACATTATGAAGATATTGAACCAATTATAAAAGAATTGGCTCGTTATGATGATGTTTACTTTATATCACTTGAGATAGGTTTGAACGGCGTGGTTGAGTATGATGATGAATATATTTTATCTATCAATAATGATTATGAGGTTTTCGTTGAACCGGCTAAGAGAAATGGTAAGTATTTCAATTATGATAGTGAGGTACTATATATTTTCAGTGATTGCTCGTCAAGACTAATTCATTGTAATTTGAATAAAAACGCAGAAGTTTATGAAGTGGATTATGCTGACGAAGTTGAAGAAGATTATGAAGATGAGTTGGTTGATGATATAGATGATGGCAAGTATGTCGTTGTTAAATCAAATTTGAGTGATGGTGAGATTAAAGACTTGCTTGGTAGAGTAAGAGACAATCTTAACCATATGGATGAATGTTTTGCGGAAATGGACAGAATTCGTGAAATATTCGGTTGGTGAACTATATGAATTGTGAGAGTGTGTGAGAAATTGCACACTCTTTTTCTATGGGCAAAATGGTTTCTTTGTCGGGGTTCGATTCCTTGATTGCCGATGTTTTATGTTTTTCGTTTATGAAACGGAGAATATGAAAGTAGGTCGTCATTCAATTAGATTGACGATTAATTACGTATTTAGAATAGGGCAAGTCGGAGTAGCTACCGATTTGTATAGAGTTCCTACCACTCTTCCCTATTCTATATATTATCAAATGGTAGGAAGAAAGGTAGGATATTTTATGGGATTGATAAATGAAGAAGTTGAAATAGAATTAAATAATAGACTAATCACGCATTATGAAGGACTTGGCTATATAATGCCAAGAATAAAAAAGAACTATAAATGGGTAATTCCACAAGGAACTACAATAAAAGTAAAAGCAAAAGATTTACCAAAATCATCTAATGTATATGTTAATGTAAAATGCGATTGTCCTAATTGTAACAATATTAAGAGTATTCAATATTCAAAATACAGAAAAAATGTTGAAAGAAATGGCATGTATTTATGTACATGTGACGTTCAACATCGTGATTATGCTAGTGGGTTAACAAAAGAACATATTATTGATTCACTAAAAAATTTTTATGATAAAAATAATAGATTTCCTAAAAATAATGAATATACAATTGAAAACGGCTTTTCATTTACATATAGCACAATGTTGGATAGATTTAGAAGATATGGTACAACATTAAATGATGAATTGGCGAAGATAAATTGTTATGAGTTATCAACTCCTAATGTAAAGTATTATGATCAATATGTTGAAGGATTAAGAAAAGTAATTCATGAAAATCCGCAAATTGGGAACAATTTGTATCTTTTATCTCGTGGTGAGAATTGTAAAAAATACAAATTGCCAAATATACGATGGTTTGTAAATAATTGTCCTGATAAAACTGTTAATAATATTGATACTTTCAAAGAATGGGCTGGACTTTACACAAGACATATGACAAAAGAACAATGTACTGAAATAATATTAGATATGGCAAAGAAATACGATAGACCTCTTATGTATGATGATTTTAGAGGCTATAAGTATGGACAAGTAAGTATTCAAATGATATGTAATATCTGGGGTTCTTTAAATAAAATGAAACAGGATTTAGGATTAGAAATAAATATAGACTCAATGATAGATAAACAATTATCAAAAGACGATTTTGATGACATGATTACCACTATATGCGATTTTGTTAGAAGCGATGGACGAAATTTTATTACAACTAGAGAAATTAATGCCCATTCTAATTGGAGTGCTTATTCTACATTAGAAAAATATGCAAAGAAGTATTATTCTAAACAATTATCAGAAATATTTGAGCAATACAATATTTCATTTGGGAAACAAGGATGTGGAATAAACTTCACATTTTCAGACAATGAGCATGTCACAAGTCAATTTGAATATATGTTTTCTAAATATTTAAAAGAAAAGGGACTAAAATACAATATTGATTATTTTAGAGATGTAAAGTATTCGACATTTATCCCAAACTACAAAAGCAATATGAATTGTGATTATGTCATACACATAAACGGAAAAATAATTTACATAGAGATTGCAGGTATTTTAAGTGAATATAAAACTTGGTTTTATGCTAACAAACCTATATCTCAAAGTAAATCAAAAGAAAAATATAGACAAAAATTATTTAAAAAAGAATTTTTATTAAAATCTAATAATCTTATCTATTTTATTTTATTTCCATGCGATTTAACCAGAGAGAATTTTGAAAATATATTGACTAATCCGTCTTTGGAGTTAAAAAAGAAAATCGAACATTTCTATCAGAATAATATTGATTGGGTTAAAATCAGAAATACAACCGGTGAATTGGACTATTCTAAACAATTTCTAAGAAATGCATATGTCAAAAAGAAAATTAGTTAAACTTGTTGTTTTAATCTAGGAAGGAAGTGATTTTTTATGGATGGTAAACCTGCAAACAGATCAGAAGAAATAACTGATGAAGAATGGTTAACAGTAAATGAGTTCAATCGAGATATGGTAGAAGATTATCTTAATAATCAAGTACATCTTTCGCCTAAAAGTTTAATTGCCTATCGTAGTGCATTGAGGATATTTTTCGTTTGGGTGAAAAACAATTTACATGATAAAATTTGTACAGAAATTCGTAAGAAAGAATTTTTAAGATATTTAAATTGGCTTGCTGTTAGAGGATTTTCAGAATCAGGAATAAAGTTTAAAAAGTCATCGGTGAGTGCTTTTAATAAATTTATTGAAAATTTTTACGAAGACGATTACCCACAATTTCGCAATTATGTTACTTCCGAGATGCAAATCCCCAAAACAGGAAAGGTTTATGCAAAAGAACCATTAACCCCAGAGGAAATAGAACACTTATGTAAGGTTTTAGAAGAACGTGAGGAATGGCAAAAGCTTGCGTATGTAAAATTTACATATTCAACAGGTTGTAGACGAGCAGAATCAAGACAATTGTTAAAAGAAGTTGTAAATTATACACCTAAAAGAAAAATGGTTACAATCATTGATGAAAACGGAAAAGAACAAGAGGTCGAATCTGTGTCATATAAAACACATGAAATTCGTTGTAAAGGACGTAGTTCTGTTGGAAAAGTTCGTCATCTTCAGTTTGGACAAGATGTCATGGATGCTTTAAAGAAATGGCTTGAGGTTCGTGGAGAAGATGATTGTCCTTATATGTTTGTTGTCAAACAGAAGAATGGTGAAACTCACCAAGTTGGAGAAGGAACATTTAACGATTGGTGTATTGGCGAAATTTCAGAAATCGTAGGGAGACGATGTACGCCGCACGGCTTCCGTAGGAGTAGGGCGACCAATCTTGTTTGTCATGACCACAGAAGCTTAGAAACAGCACAAAAGTTATTGGGGCATGAAAGTAGTGAAACAACTCAAATATATGTAATCCGAGAAGACTCTGATGATGCCGATGAGGCATTTATTTAACAACCCAACAAACAATAAATTAACAAAGAAAAGAGTAGGTGTCCCTGCTCTTTTGTCATATTACGAAAGGAATCAATGATGATAACTTTAAATAAATACGGAAATCGTGAAAACAGAGTTTGGCTTGAATTGTATGGCTTGTCAACTGACGAAAAACCAATTGAGAAGTTTGATGATATTTTCATAGGAAATTCAAGTACATACTATGAAATGGACACAAAAAATACATTTATGTATGACGAGGAAAATAAGAAATGGTGGGAAGTATAAAATGGACATTATAACGCTTGCGGCTGCAAAGAAATACACAAAAGAAACCGCCGAAGGTCTTGGTGCTATTAAAGGACAAGACGGAGTATCCCCTACTATTTCAGTTGAGGATATTGATGGCGGTCATAGAGTAACTATTCAAGACAAAGATGGTACAAAATCATTTGAGGTCTTGGACGGTGATGGAGAAGATATTAAACCAATTTCCAATGAAGAGATTGAGAATTTATTTAAATGATTATAATTTGTACATGTTTACAATTTTAATATATTGTTATATAATATGTATGAAAGGAGTTTATGATTATGAAAATCAAAAAATATGTAAAAAAGCCAGTAGTGGTCGAAGCATATCAAACCGATAGAGAAATAACGATTCATACATTAGAAGGAGATTTAATGGCAAGTGTCGGAGATTATATCATCACTGGCGTTAACGGCGAAAAATATCCTTGTAAACCAGATATTTTTAAAAAAACATATGAAGAAGTAAAAGAGCAATAAAATTATTGCTCTTTTGATGTATCATGGGATAATTCAGTCCATGTTTGAAATTCTTTAGTCATATATTCTTCACAAGTTGAAACTAGTAATTTAAATCGTTTATTGTTATCAGTAGTTTTAAACTCATTTGTTTGAGTAAAATATCTATGTAATATACTTTTTAAAATTTCACAAGAAGATCTATATTCTATCCATAAATTTCGATATTCGCATAAATATAAAATAGACAATAATACTGCTGACCCAGTGCTGGCAATACTAATCAAGATTTTAGTAATAATTGATATTATTTTTATATCATATTGTTCAATTAAAGACAAAATCGGAATCATTGCAGTCGATATTGTTGAGATTATTGTTAGTCTTTTAAACATAGTCTGCTTTTTTATAGCTTGTTTATCATACCAAATAATTTGATTAATTAATCTATTATAAATATAATTTTGCTCGGTTGACGAGCATTTTTTTAAATAGTCTTGATATTCTTTAAATATATAATTATCTTTCATAATTTATTTAGGATATACTTGCACCTTTTCGGCTATTGGGGAAGTTCGTTTTTGGAAAGCCTTTTCTATATACTGTTCTGGGTCGATACAAAAATCTTCCCATTTTACAAGAACACAATATCTATCATCTTCTTTCCAAGCACATTTGTCTGATGGCTTTGGAAGATAATAATTATAACAAAATTCGTATATTGTTGTATCACAATTAATTTTTACAATACTATGTGCTTCACCACAAATTGCACAAGTATATGAACCTTGATATATTTTTGATTCCATATTAGGTAGTACAACACCCAGGATACCATTTCTTGTATTGTTTTTACCGTTATACAAAGAGGCTTGAAGTTCTCGTTTTATATAGGTTTGATCAACATTTGGTGAATTTTCGGCACTTTGTGTTCCAATTAAGCAAATTGTAACCGTTGAATCAGATAAATAATCTTCTCTAATTTTTCGCATTATATAATCTTCGTCTTCAGATTGAATTGGCTCGTTTAAAGACTTATCTATCATGTCTATGTCTAATTGTTCTTGAATGTATTTTTTATATTCCATATCTTGAGTTTTAAATGATATAAAACATTTATGTTTTGTCGTATTCTCCAATTTAATTCTTCTTTCGTTGTATATTATAACTTGAAATCATTATATCATCATATATGGTAATTGTCAACTTTTTACTACTATTGTGTTTTTTTTATAAATTTATATATATATGGTCATAAACGGTCGGCGTTTTTAAGTTCTTTCGATGGGACGTGACTAGTGAAAATGAGATAAAAAATAGTTGAAAAGGAGGAATATCTATTTGGCAGGAATAAAATCAAGAGAAGAAAGCATTCGTGAAGAAATGGACGCTCCTCTTAATTTAGATGTTAATGTCGATGTTAGAATACCAAAGTCTAATCAAATGACGGAAAAAAAATATAAATGTACTTGCTGTGGGGCTTCTTGGGATACGCAGAAAAATCACTTTTCTAAATCAGCAGATGTATTATGGCAAAGCAATGATGGTTATATTCCTATTTGTAATTCATGTAGAGATGCTTACTATTATAAGCTTGTTGATTTATTTAATGGTAATGAAAGTAAGGCAATCGAATATTTTTGTATGCAATTTGGTTGGGTGTACGATATTGAAGGACTAAAAGCAGCAAAGCAAATATCGGCAGATAGATCACGTATTAGCCATTATGGTGCGAAGAAAAATTTGGGACAAGTTGCAAATATCGGCAAAACATATTTCGATTCTATGAAATATCATTATTTGCAAAAGCCACCTCAAATAATTGAAAGCCCAAATGACGTGAATAGTGTTTCGGATTATAAATTAACACCTAAAATGATTAAATTTTGGGGCTCGGGCTATGATACATCTGTTTATCCTACATTACAAGGATATTATGATGAATTACTGAAATTGTGCGAGTCAAAACCCGATGTAAGAAAACAAAAATTAATGAAAAACCTTTGTCTGTTGGAATATCAAATGCAGGTAAATATTCAAGCTGGAAAAGATATTGGTACATTATCAAATTCATATAAGGCAATGTTTGAGGCTGCCGAATTAAAGGCTGAAGAAGCCGATACTTCAAATGACTCATTTGGAAAATGGATAATGGAAATAGAAAAATACTCTCCCGCTGAATATTATCAAGATAAGAAAAAATATCATGATTTCTTTGGCATTATTGAATACATTGAACGTTTTATGTACAGACCTTTAAGAAATTTGATTTTTGGTAACAAAGAAAAGGAGAAAGAATACTGGATTAACGATGAAGATATAAATAAGGACGGCGTTTAATATGGATGAATATCAAAAAATAGTCTATAAAAAATTCCCTGCACATTCTTGGTTATCCAATAAAAATAATTTTGAAAGAATTATTGATTATGTTACATTTTATCGCCGTAATATTCCAGTATTTGTCGAGCATTATTTGAAAATCCCTTTACACTGGTATCAGATAATATGGCTTTATTTGCTTAATATGTACATTAGTGTTGTTATCATAGCTGGACGTGCAAGTGCAAAATCTTTTGTTATTGCAATTTTTTCGTGTGCTAAATGCATTTTATATCCAAATACAAAAGTAGTTATCGCTAGTGGTTCAAAAAAGCAGGCATCTCTTATTGTAAAAGAAAAAATACAAAAAGAATTAATGCCTAAATCTGAAAATCTTAGACGAGAAATAGAAACAATTAAAACAAGTACAAATGACATTGAGGTTGTCTTTCGTAACGGAAGTTCTATAGTTGTTGTAGTTGGTGGCGAAGGTGCGTTAGGTTATCGTTCCACAGTTTTGATTTTTGAAGAATTTAAACGTATCCCAAAATATATCGTTGATAAAGTGTTAAAACCGTTTCAAATGACTCGTCCTTCACAGTTCCGTACCAACGAAGAATGTGAAAAATATGGTGTTAAATACAAAGAAAATGATGAGTTTTTAGAAGAGGCAGTTAATATTTATATCAGTTCTGCTGCCCCGACAAGTCATTGGATGGGTAAATTGTTAAAAGATACTGTTAGTAGCAAATACGGCGACAATTCTGCTTGTATGCTTGCTACAGATTATTCTATTGCTTTAAAACATGCAATTAAAACAAGAGCACAACTAATCGAAGCAAAACGAAGTACAGACCCGATTACTTGGCGAGAAGAATATGAAAACGAAATGTTACGTGAAGGTGCAAATTCATATTTTACATATGGACTTTTGACGAAGAATCAAACAAATAAAAAGGCATTCTATCCTCGTAGATATGAAGATGTAAGAAATAAGCATAAGAATCCTTATAGTATCCCAAAACAACCAGGTGAAATAAGAATACTTGCTTGCGATATGGCGTTTATTGAGCGTTCTAATAAAAACGATAATTCTTGTTTTACTTGTATTCGTGCATTGCCTGAAAGTATGACATATACTTCAGAAAATATTGATGGTAAAGTTGTTGAGGTTAAAAATGGATACAGAAGAATCGTTCCATATATTGAAGCGAATCCGGGTAGTGATGTAGATAAACAAGCAATACGAATAAAGCAATTATACTACGATTTCGAGGCAGACTACTGTATACTCGACACACGCAATGGCGGAATTTTAACATATGATAGACTTGCAAAGATTTTATACGATGAGAGTCGTGATTGTGAATATCCAGCATGGCGTTGTATGAATGACAAAGATATTGCTAAACGTGTTAATGTCGCAGGTGCGGTAGAAAATGTTTTTACAATTAATGCAAGTCAAAAATTAAATAATGATATTGCTATTGCATTAAGAGGAACATTGGAAAGCCATATGATTGATTTGCTTGTAAATTTGGATGAAGCAAAAGACATCCTCGAATCGCACATTCCCGAATATACTTCTACACCTGACGTAGATGTGGCAGTATTTTATGAAAGACCTTACCTTGAGACACAAGCTCTCATTAATGAAATGATGTCATTGGAGTACACTCGTAATGAGCAAACAGGAATAATTACACTTTTTGAAACAGGTAGTAACACGAAAGATAGATATGTTAGTTTAGCATATGGTAATTATTTTATCGGATTGCTTGAACAAGACTTGGTTGGAGACACCTCGGAATATGAGTTTTGTACTCTTATAAACTAATAAAGTTACATATTGAGAAAGGAGACATCTCGAAATATGCCTAAAGACGATATAAAGCGTGAGCGAGGACATCCCTCTCAAACGCAAACATTTACAGAAACAAATTCAGTTTCTCAACAAGAAGTCAATAATTCTTATGAATTCAATAGCTATTTTAGTACATTGCCGGTGAACGATTATAGTTCAATCTTTGGTTGTAACCTATATACAGAATTTACGCCTGAGGAAATTCGTTCTATTGTAAAAGATCCGATAGCAAATCATTCGCTTACCCGTAAGCTTGCGATGTTTGTTTATAACAGCGAAGGTGTCGTTACAAATACTATTGATTATATGGTTGCTCTTCCTTGTTTGGATAGAGTAGTTAATGTAAAGAAACGAAAATTTGGTAAAACAAAAATTAATAAAAATAAAGATTTAATGCTTTCAACATTAGAATCAATTAAAGATAAGCAATTTATTCGTGACGCTCTTTTCACAGATATGAACGAAGGAAATTGCTTTTATTATTTTGAAACAACAAAAAGAGTCAATGATGCAACTAAGGCATTGTCCGACTATGATGTTGAAAACATTGTAGAACTTTGTGATTTGGGGATGAATGCTTCACTCATTCCTCTCCCCTATGAATATTCAAAAATTGTAGGACGAAAAAATAACAGAAATGTTATGGCTTTTAACTTGAGGTATTTTCAAGAACAATGTGTTACACAAGATGAGCGTACCCGTAAATTAAAGAAATACCCCGCAGAAATTCGTAATGCGTATTATGCGTGGGAAAAAGGGAATTTTTCATCTAATAATTGGGTTGTATTGGATAACAAACATACGATTGCACACAAAATCAAATGCAAAATAAGTGAGCCTTGGGGACGCCCATTGGCTATCGCTGCAATATCGGATATTTTATATCAAAATGAGTTTGTAGACACTAAGAGAAATGTCTTGCGTGAATTAAACAATCGTATTGTTGTCCAAACTCTGCCAGAAGGCAAAGATAAAGGTAGTTGTGCCTTAACCAAAACTCAACAACAAGATCAACATGATAAAGTTAAGCAAGCAGTCATGACTAAAAATAATCGTGGTGGAACATCATTCTTTACAGTATCAGCAGGCACAAAGATAGAAGCATTAGATGTCGGCACGGCTGATATTTTTGACCAAAAGAACGAAGGCGATTTAACTGATAAAATTGCTATGGATTTAGGTATGGCAGCTCAACTATTGGGCGCATCGTCAACAGGTACTTTTGCAAATGGTCAAAGTAACTTGGAAATGATTAATGCTCAACTATATACGTGGATTCAAGAATTGCAAAATGAACTTAATTACGTTATTAACGAAAATATCATTAAAGATAACCATAATAAAGTTGAAGTATATTACTTGCCTACTTCAAGGGTCAATAGGCAGCAGTTTTTTGATATGATGAAAACTTTGTATTTACAAGCTTCTGGTTCTATGACACTGCTTGTAGCAAGCACGGGTATTAATCCAGACGTTTATTTTAATATTCTTGATGAAGAATATGATAGTAAAATATTTGATAAATATCTGCCGCATCAAACAAGTTATACACTTTCTAAAGACGATAATGTTGGTGGTAGACCATCTGTAGATAATCCTACAAAAGAAAGTACAATCCAATCACAAAGTAATGGAGGTAATAATCTCCCAAGTCCAAGTGACAACAAATAAAACTTAATAATATGAATAATAAGTTGAAATCTATATGAGTAGGTTTCTTTTTATTATAAAAAATGAAAAGGAGGATTAAAGAATGTTAAATAATATCCTCGAAATTTCAGAGACAACCACTAAAGGCGGACGTGTACCAGTAAAGATTGCTTTATTAAAAATAGCTGATGACGACATAAATGAAACAAATAAGAATGGGCTTCATTGGAAAGAAGAGTATGTAAAAAATGCAATGCATAGTGTAAAAATGATGCCGATATGTACAGCTTTTTGTGATGACGATAGAACTGTTCCATTAGATCATGGATACACAGGGGTATTTATCAATGACGAAGGACTTGAAGAACCTGAATTTGAAAATTCTGAAGTTGTTGGCTGTTTTGAAAGTGCTTCTATTGAAAATGTTGAAGTTAACGGTGAAACCATAAAGGCATTAGTTGGTACAGGATATTTTTATATACAGCGTTATCCGTCGTTTGTTTCATGGGTGCGTAAAAATTATGCATTGAGCACAGTAGACACTTCAATAGAGATTGTTGGATTACCATCTAATAATAATAAAATTATATATGAAGAAGATGAACCTACTGAAAAATATAGAACGCCCAAGGAATTCCTATTTTCGGCTAGTTGCGTACTTTCTGTGCAGCCGGCTGACAGTCACGCAATAATTCTAGAGGTTGCTCAAAAGAAAAACAAAAAGGAGGAAGAAGAAACAATGGATATGAATGAAGTAAAGTCAGTCATTCAGTCTACTATCTCAGAGCTTAATGATAAATCACAAAACTATGAAACAAAGATAGCAGAACTGAATACTCAAATTGAAGCAAAGAATGCAGAAATCGAAGAAAAGAATAACACGATTTCAGAACTCAATGCATCCATAGAAAAGATTCAAGCAGCACTTGATAAGCTTAATAAAGATTGTGAAACTTATTGGGCTGAAAGAGAAATTCTTGAAAGGGAACTTGCAAAAGCAAAAGTAGCAGAAAAGCTTGGTGAATTAAATTCTGCACTTGGTGAATTTAATGATGAGGAAAAGGAAATTGCAAAGGACGATATTGAGAAACTTACTACTGAAATTAACAGTGCTGAAAAGAAAGAAGCTCTTGATAATGTAACTTCAGAAATTAATTCAATCAAATCTAAGATTTGTATGAATATTGTTGCAAAGCAAAAGCAAGCTGAAGCAGAATCACAAAGAGTTTCAGAACTTAATTCAAAAAATTCTGAGCATGATGTTGATGATATATTCTCAGAAATTTGTACAGAAAACAAACAAGATGATGATGAAGATTTAAACATCTTTTAATCTTACAAAAAATATAAAACTGCCTTGATATTGTGTCAAGGTTCTTTTTAGTTAGGAGGAATTTTAAATGGCAATAAAATTTAGAACAATCGGTCAGATTGAACATGGTGAATATCCATTTGAGGATGCGATTACATCAGTAGACACATACAACGGTGCATTCGGTACTGTTACAGATAGTGCATTTGCTGTGGCAAAGAATGCGTCAAAAGCTATTATGCAAATTGAAGTTGGAGATGATGCATCAATGCCTAAATATGCAATTTCAAAAAATGCACACGTTAGAGTTGTTGATTTTTCAAAACTTGACGGAAAAGAGATGGAGATTTACGACTATCCACTACCTGATGGTGTGAAAGTCGGTGACAAGCTTGTTTCACAAGCAGATGGTTCACTAAAGGCAGACACGAGTGTTGCAAGCACAGCTTTCTATCTTGAAGTTACAGATATTATCGGAAATAACGATGGTGTAGTTGTACTTGTTCACGGTGCAACAGCCTAATCAAATAAATAATAAGGAGGTTAAAATTTATGTCTTATACATTTGAATTGAACAATGAAAGAAAAGATGCTAATAATGTTAGCGGTAAAATAAAGGCTAATTCACCTGTTGTTGAAGTATTTTCAGCAATGACAAATGGTCAAGATTTGTCACGTTTCGGCAATAAGGCTGACGTTGCTGCGAAATACATAATGGAACTTAATTCAAAAGCTGTAAATGGCGATACAAAGGCTGTTTCAGAATTGAATGAAATCAGACGTTTCGCAATGGAGCCGGTGCTTATGAAGGAAGTTAAGTTACTTTCAATCTATGGTAACTATAAGAATATCGGTTACAACGAATCATGCGAAGTTGAAGTTCCTGATTTTGCAAATATAGATGCTAAAATGCAAGCCGCTGGACAGGACGTTACATTCCCTGTTATCAAAAAGAAACGTGTGCCTGTTGCTACAACAACAATTTCTGGTGGTTATGCAGTAGATTATAGAAAGGCTGCTTTGGGCGATATGAGTGATGAAAATGAACTTCAAGAACAAGTTCGTGTTCAAATCAGAAATAAAGCTGCAAAGTATGTTGTTGAAACAATTTATAATGCAATCAAGAATGCCAAAGGAGTTAAATACTTTATTGAAGATTCTGGTCTTACAAAGACAGACGTAGATAAAGTTATTTCAGACGTAAGACGTTTTGGTAAACCAACAATTTCAGGCGATTATGCCCTAATTTCACAGTTTAACGGTTTTGCTGGTTACACAGGTGTGACACCTACGATTAATGGTATTTCAGAAGCTGTAATGAAGGAAATTCATGATACAGGTCTTATGGGTATGTACAATGGTGCAGTTCTTTCAGAAATCCCTAACCCATATGACATTTCTACGTTGAATGCTGACGGTAAAAACTTTGAAACAGTTCTTCCGACAGGTATTGGTTATGTAATTCCAGCCGGTGCGCAGTCACCTATTTATACAGTAACAAGAGGTGGTCTAACATCATTCTCAGGTAATGATGTTACAACTGGTCAAATTATAAGCAGATTTGATATGGAAATTGGTGCATTGGTAGCTCCGGGTAGAGAGTTTACTGTAGGTATCATTTCTGATACAAACCTTTCACAAATATAAGTTAGTTTGAAGTTTGAGGGACGAGAGAAATCTCGTCTCTTTTAGTCATATGGAGAGAAAAATGAATAATTATTTCTATTGTTATTCAAATAGAATGTATCATTTTATCAAAGTGTTTGATGTTGAATATATTTCAGTTGGGGTTAATAAAAACACCAAAAAGAAGTATTATGTATTCCCTAAATCTGAAAAACTTGACAAAATAATTGCACTCTATAATGAGGTAAAACATTCTATACAATAAATAATAGTTGAAACGGAGGATATAGTTGTAATGGCTAATACAGAAGAAGCAAAAGAAAAGAAAAATGAAATAACCGAGGAAGATACTCGCTTGGATAAAAAGGTTAAAGTCCGCAGTATCGCTCCTTGGATTACAGGTGCACCTCGTGTCACTTCTAAAGGCGATATTAGTATTCCTGCAAATGGAAGTGTTTTGTTGTCACGAGAGGAAGTTATCGCACAAGCACAAAATGGCAATAAACTTTTATCGGGTATAGATAGTCTTGGAAGTCATGCTACTTGGTATATTGAAGATGCGTTTACACGTTCAGAAGTCAGCTTTGATATTGACGATAAAAAGCAGACATTTTTAACGGTAGAAGAAATCAAAAGAATTTTTGAACTTAAAACACCAAAAGCATTTGAAGGTAATATTCAAAAGACTGTTGTTACTCGTGCCGAAAAAGCTTATCTTATGGAAACAATTAGAAGTTTGAATCTAAACGATTATAAGAAAATTGCGTTTTGTGAAGATTATACGGGTATTCGACTTTAAGAGGTATAAATAATGGAAGAAGTTACAAACGCTTCTGAAGTAATTGATTTTTTTGAGTCAAGTTTTGCAGACAAAGAAGTTATTCCATTTGAGTTAGAAATAGTGTGGCTTAAAAGAGCCATTAGTCGATATTCAGTAGAATTAGACCCTTTGAAATTCAATGATGCATTTTTGCACTTTGATTCAAAACTTGACGGATATGTTATATCTACTTTAGCTGCCTTTATGAAAGAGTTTTATCAAGAACGTGAAGTTTCTAAAGTGAATAAAAGAGTTAGTATAGTCGGCAAAGATATTTCGATTGGGGCTTCTGATAATGCGAAAAAATATGTTGAAGACGAATATAAAGCTAATCAAGAAAATTCAAGAGGTATGGTTGAAAATCAAAAGCCAACAGCTTTTATATAGGGGGAATTAGATGGCACAAGAATGGTATTTAATGTCCTCGCATACTCGACCAAATAGTCTTGGTGGATTTGAAAATGATTCTTTTAATGATTTTAAAGATGATGCTTTTGACGAGGCTCTAATGACGGATATAGCAACAACTGTTACGTTATATAATTATGATTTATCGCAATCTGTTGAAACACGTTGTATTGTTCAAGGAAATATTTCCGACTCACAAGATAAGTCTGCTATGAGAACTGTATTGTTTAAACGTGGCACTATAAAAACAGGAATGTATGTCTATTTTGAAAATCGTTATTGGCTTGTCGATGGATACCCTGGTAACAATGGTATATTTGAAAAGGCAACTATGGTGTTATGTCAATACAAATTACGTTGGCAAAATGCTGCCGGTGAAATTATTGAGCGTTGGTGCAACGAAACATCGGCTTCTAAATATGGAGTTGGCGAAGATAGAAATAACGTTATTTTATTAGCCGATAATACATTTTTATTGAAATTGCCAAATGATGCAGAAACACTTGAATTAGACGATAAACGTGTTTTTATAGACAAACATAAAACAAATCCTACTAAAGTGTTTAGAATCACGAAAAGTAATGACGTTTTATATGACTTTGGCGAAGAACATGGCGGTATCTTTAGTTTTATCGCTGATAAGACTGAATTTAATCCTACGACTGACAATCAAGAATTGAGAGTTTGCGACTACAAAGACATCCACAAGACAACGACTTCTATTAATGAAATGGTGGTTTCAATCATCGGTAAAGAAAGATTACAAGTCGGATATCCGAGAACGTACTCTATAACTTTTACTGATAAACAAGGGAATGCAATAGACGATATCTCTTTTGCATGGAATGTTTTAAGTGATTTTGATGTAGAGCAGTCGGTCAAGGACAATTCAATTACAGTAAATATTCAAGATGATGATTTGGTAGGGCAATCATTCTCTATTCAAGTTTTAGTGAATGGTTCAGTGATTACTTCCAAAGAGATTTCTATTGTAGAAGATTTTTAGGAGGTGACATATGGGCAAATCAAGAAGTTATGAAATAATTGAATTTCGAAAGCTGATAATGAATCAAATTGTGCAGTCAAAAGAACTTGTAAAACTACTCGGCGAAGAAAATTCAGAATATCCTGAAGATACAATACCTTATACAAGAGTGTTCCCTCATGAATATATTCCTGATAAAATTCTTGAAACGGATAGATTTATTAATTTTGAAATCAGTGCGGCTTTAGACCAAACCAATAGAACATTTAAGAATTTAACAATATATTTCTTTGTTGTTTGTCATCAAGATGTTATACGATATGTTGAAAATGGCAGACAATATCTTTGGTATGACAAAGTTGTTTGTGAATTGGATAATATTTTTTGTGAAAAAAATATCCTTGGTGTCGGTAAAACTGTTTTAGTTGACAATCTCCCCTACTGTCCTCAACAAAAGTTTAAAGGAAGGATTGTAAGGTTCACTGTTAAAGACTTTACAAATGGGTTGAAGTATGGTAAATAAAACAAGTTTACTTAAATCAAACGAAGTACATATCAAAGACAGTCTTAACCTCTATATTCCTACAGTTGGCGAAGTTTTACATAATGAACAAGGATATTATTCTTTAGCTACATCTTTAACCGCATCTCCTAAAAGCTTTATGGTTCAATTAGACGATGCAGGAAAAGATTATACTACTATAAGTGAATGGGATTTATTTTGTATGTTATTTCAACAATTGTCTGAACAAACAAGAATGTTGGTTTTGCAAAAACTGACTATGGAAAGAATTCAGGAGCAATTTGATGAAAATAGCCAAGAATACCAAAAGTGTCAAGAAGGCATGAAGAAATATGATAATCAATTATCCGACTTGTGCATCAACTTAATATTTGGCGATACTGATATTGCAGGATTTGAACTTCGTGAAGAAGAGGGCAAAAAATATTTTTATAATGTAACAACAGATTTGACAATTACTGAAGAAGATTATAAAGAGATTGCTGATGTTATCAGAAAAATCAATTTATTTCAACATGATAAAAGTAAACCAGGAAATGAACATGCAAAAAAATATTTGCTAGAAAAAGAAAGAAGGAAACTGAGGCGTAAAAGAAAACAGCCTTATGTTCCCTATCTTGAAAATTTAGTCGTTTCCTTGGTTAATACTGCCGAATTTCCTTATAACTATGAGGAATGTATGAATTTATCTTTGTATAAGTTCAATCAAAGTTTTAAGCAGATTCGACATAAAATAGACTATGATAAAACAATGATTGGTGTCTATGCAGGCACGGTCAATGCATCCAAGATGAATACACAAGATTTATCTTGGTTTCAAGTAAGTAAATAGCATCTTAACGGTAATGCCGTTAAGGTCTTTTTTTTATGCAAAAATTTAATTTAAAGGAGGATAAAATTATGAATTTGGATAAGTTTACTATCGTATCATATGACCAAATTGCAGGTTTTGATAGACAGGCTGGTATGTTGGCTTTGGTTATGGATGAGATTAATGACTTTACACTTTCTCAAGAAGAAGAAAAGAATGATATCACTGGTAAGGGTGGTAGAGTTATTGGTTCTCAGAAAAAGAACAAGAAGGTTACTGGTAAAGGTACTAATGGTATGCTTTCTGGTGGTGCTCTTGCTGCTCAACTTGGAGCTGATATCGAAGATGGTGATCAAATTGTAAAATGGACTGATGTTATTACTGTTACAGCCAATAAAGGTAATACTTCGAAAAAAGCTGAGGGTACAGTTGGTAACGAAATTGGTTATATTTACATAAGAAATAAGGATCAAGAGTATATTTCTGGTGGCAAGAGACTTACACAGACTTCTGGCACTCCTGCGACAGGACAGTTCTCATACAATCCAGACACAAATGAAATCACTTTCTTTGATGGTGATGTAGCTGATGGTGTAGAAGTTATTACTTTCTATAATACAAAGGTTGAAGGTAAGAAGATTTCAGATGATAGTGACCATTATAGCAAGGTTCTTGAGGTTATTATTGATGTTACTTGCCAAGATGCTTGTGATAATCAATTCCACGGTCAATTCCTAATCAAGAGAGCAGATTTCAGTGGTACATTTGATATTGCCGGCGGTTCAGACCCTGCTACACATGGATTTGAATTTACTTCACTTCCTGATATTTGTACAGGCAAGACTGACCTTTGGGACTTCATTGTCTTTGATGATTAATTTATGAAATTATGAGGTATAGGCTAAGAAATTGGTCTATACCTCTAATATTATCAAGGAGGATTGAAATGGCAAAAGGTAATTTACTAACATGTCGTGTTTGTGGTAAGCAATACAAGGGTTGTAAATCTTGTGAAGCAAATCAAGGAGTTTTTCACTGGCGAAATTTTGCTTGCTCTGAGGAATGTGCAAGAAAGTATATCAATGATACTATTGCGTACAGAGAAAAGCAAAATAAAAAGACTATAAAGGTTGAACGCAAAGTTGAAAAGCAGACTGTAGAAACAAATACAGACATTAAGAAAAAGATTAATAATGTTGAGACAGCTACAACATCTGATACTAAAAAGGCTGTAAAAAAGGATGAGGTTTCTAATGATGAGACTTCTAAAAATACTGAGATATAATATATTTTGGACATTGTGTATTGATAAAAATAAAGGGATTGATTATTACTATGCAATGTAAAAAGTAATGTCAATCCCTATTTTTTACGTTTAGAAAGGATGAATGAAAATTCGTACAGGAAATATTTTTGAAAGTTTGGACGAAGTATATGACTACTATAATGGCGATATAGTAAAAATCGTAAACCTACAACAGTTTTTGTTTTATGCTGGAGCTTGTGGAATTCAAGCCGATTGGGTTGACCGTTCCCCATACGATGGGAAATTAATAGCTTATTATGGTAGAATTCGTACAAAGGATTGTTGGGAGAAGTGGAAGGCAACTACTCCAGATGTGAATAAAAGAAATGGCAAATAATATAGGGAAAAAGTTTGAAAATAATTGGAAGGCAAGTATGCCAAATGATATATTTTATTATCGACTCAAAGACCAAGCACAATCATTTGGTGGGGCAAGTCAATTAAGATTCAGTTTAAAAAATCCATGTGATTGTTTCTTATTCAAATCCCCTACCCTATTTGCATTAGAGCTAAAATCTGTCGGCACATCTTCCATAAGTTTTGAAAGAACAAAAGAAGAAAAAGGCGTTATTCATTTTCATCAAATTGAAGGACTGAGGAATTTTAGCCGATATAAAAACATTATTGCGGGCTTTGTGTTAAATTTTAGGCATAGTGATGGAACTGAGAATTGTTATTTTATACATATTAATGATTTTGATATGATGATAAACAGTTTAGATAAGAAGTCTTTTAATGAAAAAGATTTGTCTAAATACAATCCAATTATAATTGAAAATCGAAAGAAAAAAGTAAATTATACTTATAACATAGAGAAGTTCATATGCAACGTATATGAAAGAATGGAGATAGAAATATGATTAAAGAATTTATTGAAATGAAGAAGAAAGAAATTCGTGTAAAAACTGCTTTGTATTCGGCAGTGGATAAGTTTATTGTTGAAAAACAAGATATGCTTGATTTGGTTATGAGAATTTATGAAACTTTGAAGAATACTCCAACTGAAAACTTGCAACAAGAATTGATTAGTCAGATTGTCAACGTAATCCATAAAGATGAGGTTGATAATGAAGTTGTTAATAAGACAGAAAATGAATAATAATGGCTAAAAATTTAAAAGAATTGAATGAAATTCTTAAAAACTATATTGGTACTGCTTTAATATTGACACAATGGGATATTCGTGAGATTTTGGAAAAGAAGGTTGAAGAATATTATGACGAGTATCAACCTGTTTTATATGAAAGAACTTGGAAATTAAGAAATTCATTGCAATGTTCAGATATAAAATTTGAGAAGACAGGTGTATCTTGTACTGTCGGATGGGACAATTATTATATCGCAATGCGATACACCGGCGGAGCAACTGGTGAGCAAGTTCTTTATTGGTTTAATGATAAATCTCATGGTGGTAGAGTACAAGGTGAACATAAATTTTGGGATGAAGCCATAGAAGAAATCAATGAGATATATGGTGGCATTCCAAATTTATTCAAAAGAAACTGTAAAAAAGCAGGTATTCCAATTAAATGATGATTGTACACTCTCCTTTCGAGAGTGTTTTTTTTATTGCAAAATTAGAAAGGAGAATGTAAATGGCGGAGATAGATAATGATTTTCAAATTGAACTGTTTGGTGGATTAGACATTTCAAAATCGAAATCAAAAATTAATGCAGATATTGAAACTTTAAAGAAGCAAATCAAAGAGCTTGAAATATCGGCAAAAATAGATGCAAATGTTTCAAAAAACCTAGAAAAACAATTAAACAACCTAAGTATAAAATTAAGTGATGTTAAGGTAGAACCAAAAGCATTGACTAAAATGGTCGGCGAAATCAACAATGCACTTAGGGGTATACAAATCTCAAATATTAATATTGGAAATGGCTCAAATAATCTTCCAAATCAAGCAAAACAAGCAGGGCAACAGGTTGGCGAAATCATTGGAAAAGAAGCTCAAAAAGCAATTGACAATGTTTTATCTGACAGTATTGGAAAAGCATTTAAGATAAGACCCAATGTGTCAAATAATTTTAAAAAGGAAATTGAAAATTTAGTTTCAGATTGGACTAATGGAAAAGGTTCAGTAAAAGATATAAAGATTCAGACAAGAACATCTTATGATGAAGGTTTGGATGCTAATGTCGAGAAATTACAACAGGCAACTGTTACATATAGGAATGAATTAGACGAAGTAATAAAAAAGACTATTGCTCTAAGACAGACAGGAACATCTGTAGACCTTAAAGGTAATGAATCTCCTGTTTATGGCTTTGTTGAGGTTGCTTCACAATATTCTAAGTCTTTAGATGAAATCAATACAAAAACTGATACTTTTATTGAGAAGCAAAAAAAGGCAGTTAGTCAGGCACAAATTGCTTTAAATTCTGCCCAGTCTGGATATCAAGATAAAAATGCATCCAAGCCAATAAAATCCAATGAACATGTTACTGCACTTGAACAGCAATATTCAGTAGTTAAAACAGCAATTAATAATTTAGGTAGTGCTAGTAAATCTAATTTTACTGATATGCAGAACGAAGTTGATAAGCAAATTGCCAAATTACAAGACATGGTGTCTGTGTTCCGTAATGCCGAAACAGTAGCTACGTCTCTTAGGTCAAAAGATATTGGAACTGTCAAAGAACAGTATTCAAGTAAATTAGATGTGCTTGTTGGTAAAATGAAATCATCTGGCGTTTATACGGATGGGTTTAAATCCGGTGCTGATAATTTAAAAAATGTATTGTCAAACGCAGTTGATGCTTCTGGACTAGTGACATTTTTAAACGGTCTTGACAAATTAGATGCAGGTTTTAAAAGAGCAAAAGCATCGGCTGATGAGTTTAATAAGGCACAAAAAGTAAAAATAAATGTTTCGGGATTAGAGTCTAAGCTTGCAGATTTAGAAAGACTTAATCCAGAAATCAAAAATTTTAAAACTCAAATAGCAGGTGCAGACGTAACAATAGACAGTCTTTTGAGTGACTTGTCAAAAATAAACACTCAAGGTGATTTTTCGGTTATAAACACCAAGTTTAAAGCCTTCAGAGATGCTGCACAGGCGGCAGGATATGCTGTTAATGATGTTGTTATAAATAGTAAGACGATTGACAATATCAAAAGTGCAACCGATGGTACGGGTAAGATTAGTTATGCTAATCAGATTCAAGAAATTGAAAAGAAGTTTAGAGACCTTGGGTTTACCGAAAGTGAAGTTGCTAATCAAACTAGTGATTTACGAGCCAAACACCAAGATTTACTTGATGTAATTGATAGCAAGAATTTCTCATCGGATACAGAACATAATCAAGCAATTATAGAGGCAGATAAACAAAGAGCGAAAGAATTAAATAAGGTCAGTAATGCTTATAAATCACTCAAAACAGATGCAACGCAATTTTATAATTTAGACAAACAAAATAAGTTGTCTAATGATATTCAAAATTGGTTGTCTAAGAACACGGCGGCTTCAAAATCTGCCAGAGCTTCTTTAGAGGCTTATTTTAAAGAACTGTCGGAAGGCAGGGTTACGGCTGAACGATTGAAGTATATCGAAACTGAATTAAAAAAGATCGATACACAACAGCGTGGTATGGGCAAGCTTGGTTTAGCTTTTAAAGACCAGTGGACACAAGCAGTTGATTCGTTTAAAACATGGTTGTCTGCAAGTTCCGCTGTTATGTTAGTAGTTTCTAAAACAAAAGAGGCTGTTACAGAACTTAAAGAAATAGATACTATTTTGACTGAAATCAGCAAAACAAATGATAAATTATCTAAGTCTGATTTAAAGAATATTGGAAACAACGCATTTGAAACAGCTTCAAAATACGGTAAGAAAGCAACTGATTACTTGTCGGGAGTCCAAGAAGCATCTCGTGCCGGCTATGAGAATGCGGAAAATATAGCTGAACTGTCAACTGCCGCACAAGGTGCAGGAGATATGACAGCTGAACTTGCAAACTCATATATTATCGCTACCGATAAAGCTTACGGGATGGAAGGTAGTGTTCAAAAATTAACGCAAACTTTAGACGGTGCAAATGAAATTACTAATCATAATGCAGTAAATATGACTGAACTTGCGGAGGGTATGAAAGTTGTAGGTTCTCAAGCCGCATCTTCTCAAATTAGTGTAGAAGAAACGACCGCTGCGTTAGGAACTCTTATTGCCGTTACACAACAAGGCGGTTCTCAAATGGGTAACGCATTTAAAGGCATCTTAATGAATCTTAGACAAGTTACTGGCGAAGTGGACGGAGAAGAAATTGATCAAGAGTCCTTGACAAAATACGAAAAAGCTTGTGAAGCACTTGGCGTCTCTTTAAGTGAAGTCAAAGACGGTGCGGTTTCATTAAAAGAGCCAATGCAAATTCTTAAAGAATTGTCGGCTGAATATACAAAACTTGATAAAGATGATGCCAAGAGAGCAAATTTGTTAAGTGCTATTGGTGGAAAGTACAGAGCTAACGCTTTGAATGCAATTCTTGAGAATTGGTCAACATATGAGAATATGTTACAGCAATATGCTGATGGCGACGGTTCAATGGCAGAAGAGGCTGAAAAGACAGCCAATAGCTTAGAAGGTAGCCTTAATAAGCTATCAAATACTTGGACTGATACTGTACAAAACATTCTTGATTCAGATACACTTAATTCAGGAGTTAAAGTTTTAAATACAGTTTTAGACCTTATAAATAAAATAACAGATAAACTTGGATTGTTTGGTACTGCTGGTTTAACAATCGGTACAATCTTAGGAGTAAAAAATGTCGGTAGAGCGAATTATATTAGTTAGCTCTCATTGTTTTGAATATGCCGACAGCATATATAATTCTATCGGATACGATTAGTTTAGAATATGCTAAATCGTGAAATACACGATGATAAACGCCCGATAACGTCTGAAGGACTTGTATGTCATAAACATGCAACTGGGAAGCACGTCAACCTCACACTACTCTCCTATTTTGGTAACAAATTAGGCTATAGTGACAATGTGTGAATTCGTGTGGTCAGGTCGGAAGTCTCCTTTATATAAGGAGAAACCGCCACAGTAGTAACATGGGCGCGATTTGGTATATGAAACGCTGCCAATGAGAATAGGTACTCGGCACTATCATAGAAACGTAGCTATGAAATTATGAGTTAGTAACTTATCTACTACTTCTACGTTGTGGAGTTCTTTTGCATTAGGACTATGATAAGAAATGCAAACTTTTCATCTGACAAGATGAATATAATAATAAAAAATTGTATTGACAATATAACTAAATGTGATATAATATTTATAGAAATAAAAAATGTGGAAACCAAAGACGGTTGCCACAACTGATAATGTTTACACTTATTTGAGATTATTTAATCTCAATTATAGTGAGCCAATCTGTTGCAGCAGACGGCTCACTTTTTCTTTATAATCGCTATTATGTCTTTTATAAGTTGATAAATCAAACTTAAAATACCACAAATAGCAGCTATATTTACTAAAGTAATATGTATCAGCCTCCTTTCAAGAAAATTTCTCGACAAGAGCTTATACATAGCCTCCATTCCGCTCAGGCGAGATGAAAGGCAACCGTCATAAACCGTCATACCGTCTACAAAGATGGAGAAAACTCAACTGTATGACGGCATGATTTCCACAACATTATTATATCAAATTCAACATTAACTGTCAATATATTCTTGTTTGAGCGTGTCTACGGATGCGTTCTTTTTGTATGTAACAAAATTGCAATAACAATTTTACAACTTATTTACAATTATTTATAACGTATTGCTATATAATGCCATATGTTATATAATTGTGGAGAAAAAATTATTATGAAAAAGAGGACGAAAAAATGTATGAAATGATTGAGAAAAAGAAGAATGATATTTCTGTCTACGGTGTTAAATATGGGGATTTACAAATAGATGATATATCTGCCGACAAGGATAGGGTTAAAAAATTTGTTAATGATATAAATAAGTATCAACTCTCCCCTATTCACCTGGGTGATGTTGTTGCGGATTTTGTGGAGAGTATGTAAATTTGACTATTCAAAGATAATGTGATATAATGGAGGAAAATGTAATTGGAGAGACTAAAGATGAAATTATTACAATATCGTCAAGAAAATGAAGTTCAATCTGAAGTAGAAGCTCTCGCTGCAGTTATTTCTCCTATTTTAAAAGGAATTTTGCTCTCTTTGAATCGAGAAATAGTTACTGATGAGGGCGGATATGATAAAATATCATTGTGGAAATTAGCTCGTTTATACCGTAGCGGTGATGGAGATTGTGGTATTTGTTTCGAATATGCAGTACATGACGCAATCATAAATAATAATCCCGACGTATTAGATAGAATAGATACTGCATTGACTAAACATTGTAAAATTAAGAATGGAGATCCGTCTTCTATTTTATTTGGTGCGGAGAAATCAGGAGCATTACAGCTTATAGATAGTGTTGAAGAACATTTAACTGATGATTCACAATTATTAACTGGACATAAAGGACAACCAATAAAATTAAAGAGACACATCCAAGGAGTAATTAATGCTTTTAGGAAGCCATCTATGAGAGAAAAGTTACCAAATAGCATCAATGGTCTTTGGAAAGCTGATTTATTTGTTGGTAAATCCGAGCCAGATAAATGGGTAGGAACAACAGTAAAAATTAATCCTCGTCATTTGGAGGCAGCAAGAGGATTAAGACTTGCAATTGTGCCGGCAAGACAAGGTAAGTCCGATAAGATTTATGTTAATGACATGAAAAATCTTGTTATATGTCCTGTTCCTTATGATGAATCATTCATGGAGATTTTTTATCAAGGTTGGTTAATTGTAAAATATTTTTTAAATTGTGATGCCGATATTCCTCCAGAGAATTTATTACCACATGGTGTAGATAGATATATGTGTAAGTTCTTGAATGAGAGAAAGAAATATACTGTTATGGAAGTAATCAAGGCTTTAGATATAATTAGACAGCCACATTTGTTGACAAGCGATGAAAAAGAAGTTGAGATTTCTCTTTCCCATCAAGATAACATACAATTAAATAGTATATTAGCTCCTATATCAATAAAATGATTTTGGGTAAAAGCTAAATAAATTAATATACTTTCATTGTAGATAAGAACGGTGTAACTGTCGCTTATTTACGTTTCTTATGTATAGAACGGTGTAACTGTCGCTATATGTAAGTCATGAAATGGAGGTAGAGATGATTGGTGTAACCATGATTCTCACAATAACAAACGGCAAAGGTCACGGTTAATACCGTGGCTTTTGTTATTTTGTGTTTGAAAATATTCTTTGAAAGGAATGATATAAATGAAACTACATGTAATGTCAGCCGACATAAAGATTCCCAAGAAATTCAGAAATCCACAAGGGATACAGATGATACAAGAGCTCATTAATAAGGCTATGGAAGATATTGAGCATTATCGCCCTGCTGATAAACAACATCTTATATAAAGGAGAATATTTTTATGAGCGAAGATTTTGCTTGGTTTAAAGAACGCTATACTGACTTTCAAAAGAAATATGGCGAATCCTTTATTGCTATAAAAAACAAGAAAATTCTTGGTGTTTATGATAGTTACGGTAATGGTGTTAGAGAAACGGTTAAGACCGAAGAACTTGGAACTTTTATTGTTCAAGAATGTTCGCCGGGCTATAATGTATATCAATGGAACATCTTTTAATTTAAAGGAGAATATTTAATTATGAGAGTAAAATCTATGCGAAAGAATTTATGATTACACCATGATGTATTAAATAGAAAAAAAGAGAAACTCAAATGTCTCTCTATATGGGTTTTAATTTGCTATTTTATCTTATCGAAATTTAATATCCATGTTTTCCATTTTTCTGCTTTGACTTCATTAATATACATTAAATATAGACATATTGCAAAATGTATAATTGAAATCAAAATATACAAGATAGAATTTGCATTAAATGTATTTAATAGAATAAGTATAGGCATAAGAATTAATACAAGCAAAAATATTGTTACGCGATTTTCAATTCCTTGGAACATTCTTTTAAATGTTACTTTTTTAGGAATCAGATGTGTTTCAATAAATTCATTTAAGGCTTCAAATTCATCTAATGTTTCTTTGCACATTAATGCATGCGAAATGACTTGACAACATTTTGTGTATTGAATGTGCCATGACCTTAAACTTAAAACCATCGAAAAACAAATATAACCAACAAAGCATAAAACTATAGTAACGATTGGTAATAAACCTTTTTGGTTTGCGTTTATTGTTTGCAAAGAATCAAAATTACCTATAAATAATGTTAATAATGCAATGTAGATAACTATTGTTTGCCATTTTCTCGATGATTGAAAGTCTCTACTATCTTTGCATTCGTCATATAGTTTTTCAAATAAACTACGGCGTGTTACATCTGTTATCATATTTATCACTCCAATCTTTTGATAATATTATATAACATATTTATATATTTTGCAATATTTTTATACTATTTATATTCCAACCTTTCGAAAGGAGATGTTTTCTTTGAAACTGAATAAACAAGTTGTTGAACTCTTTAAAGAATTATCCTTAAATTATATTGGTAAGGATATTTTATCTGACGATATTTTTAAATGTTGTACGGAAGCCGAAAGGCAACGTATTTTGAGAGAACTTGGTATAGAGTGATTTACTTCCCCGGTTTCCACTTATGACCGCACTTTTGGCATACATTTCGTGGACTGCCTGAACCTATAAATCCCGTGAGTAGACTATATCCCCTATTCGTTGTTGCAACTGAATATGAACCGCATTTAGGGCAACGGACGGCATTTGGGTGTTGTTGCGAACCATACTTGCTATCAAGACGTTCCCTGGCTAAGCGTTTGGCACGTTCTTGTTCAAATTGTGTAGGATCGTAGGTGTTATTAGGTTTTATGCCTGAAGCTTTTTCATCCTCACATTGTGACTCGTATTGCATTTCATATAAGTCTTTTAGTTCTGGATCAACATCGTCAATAATTTGAAGTTCAGTTTTATGAATACAATTAGGACAATATTTTTCATTGTCGTTCATGACAATATAATCACATCTTGGGCAAACTTTCATTTATCTCCACTTCTTTCCTTGTTTATTGATATAATAATTATACACTGAATTAGGAAATCCGTCAATATTGCCATTCCACTCATTGAATATCTTTAAAACAGCATTTTTATGCAAACATTCTAAAGCATCAAGTTTGTGCCATGTGAAATTTTGTATAAATAATTCTTCATTTGATCATAAAATTCTTGAAAATAGCGGAATTTCGTGGTATAATAGAACATAATAAATGTATTAACAATGTAATATTGAATAGTATATTATATAATATAGTTTATATAGTACATTGCAACAAATGATGAAATGAAGGACGTGGAATAATATAATGAAAACAAAAAATCTTGTAGCTGAAAGCTTTACATGGATTTTTACTGTAGCTTCCTTTTTTATTTATGCTAAATCCGTTATAGAAAAAGATATCATGTTGTCTTATTTAACAGTATTTATATACATTGTACCTCAATTAATTAGTTGTATAAGTGATTATTCATACAAACATTTAGCACCATTTATGGTTAAGTTAAGTTTGGTTTCTATTATAGCTGGTACACTAGTAGTATGTAGTACTTTAATACTAATGGCATTTAATGCCCCTTTTATGTGGTGGTTAAAATGGATATTAATATTAATGTCATCAGTTTATATAATTCGTACTACTTGTTATCTAAGTACAGAATTACGTCAATATTATAAAATACATAGTCAAAATAATAAAAAAGGAGGGTTTTCTTTATGAATATCATTATTTTTGCTATTATATTGGTTGCGGTAATCGTTGGAGTAATATTGTCCATTTACAATTCGAAAAAATATAATTCTTACAATCCGCAATTAACGAAATTAAACAACTCCGATGTTTCTTGTGGTAAGGCTTTTAAATATTTAAAATTGTCCAATAGTGTTAGAGGTAATACGAATGACCGAACTTGAATTTTCTTTATTATGGGATAACATTATTGTGCCTGAAGCAAATATCATAGCTTATGACTCCAATGTTTTCTTTGCTGAAAATTTAAAAAATGAGATATATTTGGAATGTTCTGAGATGATTAATCATTGCAAATTGCATTATATGGAATCTTCAGATAAGTATATAGATAGACACAAAATTGCGGCTGCAATTATGATTGGGATATTAAAGCATACCCCACTAAAAATAATAGGTGCTATTTATTATAATAGTCCTAATAAGGTTGCATTTAATGAACATTTGGCTATTACTGTTGGCTTATCAATATTGAGAGCATTTATTGAAGCGGATTTGCATGAGAATTATAAGAACAATTCTAAGTATCAAGCTTATTTATCCCAAATAGAAAACGGCATTGTTTTACCAAAAGCAAAACACGGAGATTACCGAAATAATTGGGCAAATGAGTTATATTATACTCGTAAGAACGGTAATTATAATATTTTATCATTGGCACATGAATTATATTTTTTAGAATTAAATACTATCGTATATTAAAAACGACTCATTATTGAGTCGTTTTTTATTGCTTAAAAATCACTACCACACCCATTACAATGCCATTGGTGTTTTCTCTTATTCCCGAATATACCAAACAAAGCAGTATTGATTACTTTTGATGTGGTTGAAATTTTGTTTGTGTTTGTGCTATGGCAATATGGGCAAGTTACGGTTGTCCAGTTATAGTGCCTTTAATAAGTTCTTTCGCCGATTCTACTGCCACATCATGAGCAACACTTTCTACAAATTCTAAGGTATGATTCCCTACTTTATTTATAATAGATTTTGTTTTATTCCATATGGTCGGTTCTTTAACAGAATCTATAAATTTGTGACCCTCGATTGTAATATCGTCAATTGAGCATTTTTTAAGTATTGCTCCATTTTCAGGAAAGCAACTAAATATTGAAATGTAATGACATTCCTTTAATTTTATTACTGAATACATTATATCTATTTGGTCGTATTTTTTTAATTCGTCTGCATTATATAATGTTTCTAAATTTACTTTATCAATTTTCCAATCGTTGCCTACTTTCTTGATTTTAATGTTATTGACACAGTACAAAAGAACGTCCTTTATGCACTCTAAATTCATTTGCATATTATTATACCTCCATAATTACCATCAGAAAGGAATGATTTATTTTGGATTTTAAATATCCCAATTCTAAAAAGTTATATTTAGTTGTTGAGATTTCGCAATTACTATCTAAATATAATTGCACGTTTTCTGAAGCAGAGAGTATTTTATCTCTATCGTTAAGTGAAATACGGCAACAACGTGAAAACCTTGAATATAATACAACATTGGATTATACCAATGGCAATAAAACAAAAATTGTTGATAACGAAGAAATTAAGCCATCACAACATATTGAGCCATATTGTTAATGGTGATTAAATCTGCTTTTAGAAAGGAGTTGTTGTTATGTTTAATTTATCTCCAGACGAATTAAACTTTGTATTATCATATTTTAAGAAACGCAATCATAAGATAGATTTTTTCGCTCCTTCATTTAGAAGACTTTATTATCTTAACTTTGGCAAAGAAGGCGGCGATATTATGCTTTGCTTTATGGATTGTGAATTAAAGTACCCGTTTGATGAAGAAAAAGCATATAATTTGTTCAAACAGATATTGATGGAGAATCGTGACAATGCTGATTATGAATATAAGTGCAAATCCCCCACCGGTCAAATTTGATGTCGTGTCCATTATTGATAAAGTGAAATTTGACTAATCTTTTTTTGAAAATCTAAAAAGTCGTTTATGGAAGATTCGTCAAATGGTAAGGCATTATAAAAAATTTCACCTAATTTTACCAAATCAGAATATGTTAAATCAGTCGGATAATGATTTAATATGTACAACAGTTGATTTTTGACTGAATCTACAAAATTTTGTTCTTTGATTTGACCAAGTGTATCATCACATAGAACATTATGGTTACTGTTGCAGGCATAACCTAAAACAGTGCTTAGACAATATATGTATTTTTGATATTCTGGTATGGCTTCATGCATATTATTATGTGAAGAAACTTCTTTAAATAAATTATAACTATCAGCCAACATATCATATTTGTATTCAGTTTCATAATATTCAAAAGTTTTATAATTTACGAAAAATTCACTCCAATATTTTTTACCACATATATAGTATGATAGTTCAGTACGATTGATATCTGACGGTATCATTGTATATTGAAATAAATTTTCGTTATCGTAAACGTGATAAAATTCATGCCAAATAGTCGAAACAGATTTAATATGATTTTCAAAATTTGAGTGTTCTATGTCTATATATACATTTACAAAGACTTCATATGCTAGTTCTATATGTGAAATCATTTTTCCATCAACTATTTGTGAATTTGTTCGTCCAAGTTTATTTTCAAATAAATTAGGTTCTCTAATCTTAATAGATGCCAAAGATTGTATATTTAATGCGTCTATAATTTGATTTGCTATTTCACATAATATCCTCTTAGCTTTATCTATGTCAATATAGCTTGATTTATCGTTAATAAATGGTGAGTCTTCTATTAATATTTGTTCTTGTTTAAACATAAAACTTCTCCTTATAAGGTGGTGATTAAAAATGGCTTATATGACTTTCCCTCGACTTGATTTTAATGCATATTATCTTCCCTATATAAATCGACCTGATGTATGTCATCAATATGTTGATAACCTTGCATATGAACACGTTATTCATAGTATCTTTTATCCGTCGTTTGGATATTATGTGCAAAAAGACTTCAAATTTTGGACAATGCCGTATGCTCTTGCTACAGTCCAAGAATTGACCAACCCCAACATATTCATGTGTGATGGAGTGGCATATATGGACAACAAATGTCTTTATAAAGAACTTGGTGTTAATTATTTTGAGTTGCTAAGACAATATCAAGAACATATTTGTGTTATGAAATTACAAGAAGGTCGAAAATATGAATTAGATTTAGAGAAAATCAGTTGATGATACATTAGTTTAATGCTCATGTATCATACAACACCCACATTTAGGACAGTAATATCCGTTAGACTGTTTTATTGTTTCGTTTATAAGGTCATCAAAATTCTTTTCTATGCGATTCCTTGGGATTAAAATGTCATCTGCACTTGATTTACTTCTATGTAAATAAAAATTTGAATACCTCTTTTTTAAACTAATTGTGAAGTTTTTCTTATCAATGACTTGTGAAAATTCGTCCCAATAACGTAGTACGGCTATTTCACTATCTTTGAGGTTTTTCATTGCACATAACAAATAAATAAACACAGGAATTTTTTCTTTGTGACATTCTTTGAGAAATTCTTTGTCTTTATCTGAAAAATTATATACCCAACTACGAGAACCAACTTCTTTTTCAAATGCATGTTTGAAGAATATTATGCATTCTTGTTTTACGGTGTTTGTTTGAATGCGATATTTATTTCTCGACTCCTCACTCGGTTGAAGTAAAACTAATGATGTATCTGGATTGTATTCTATAATAGCAGATAAAATTGCTCCATAATAAAAATGTTGTTGTTTTAAACTTGGCATATAGATTTTCCTTTGTATCGAGTATTCGATTCGTCTTTCGTTCAGGTTACTCTTACTTCCCTGGTTTCCACTTATGACCGCACTTTTGGCATACATTTCGTGGACTACCTGAGCCTATAAATCCAGTGAGTAGACTATATCCCCTATTCGTTGTTGCAACTGAATATGAACCGCATTTAGGGCAACGGACGGACGAGGATGTATTTGATGTGTCTTGTCCTTTGGATTCGGCTGCAAGCATAGCAGACTGTCGCTCATATTGTGCACGAACTAATGGCACTCGATCGTAAGCTTCTTGGTCGAATTCTGGTGATGTTTTGACCAACTCTTCGAAAATTTGTTCCTTTGCTCCAGGTTTTAAATTCCCATATTCATCAAGATATTGTTCAGGGACTAATCCAAATGAGCCTTTAGTTCCACACATCGTACAAAGTTCTTTACTTGGATCTTTTTCAAACGAAAAACCTATCGTTCCGCATTTCTTACAATATGTATGTGGCAATGACATTATTGTTCCCCTCCTTTTTATTTTATAATACCATAAAAGTCAAAAAAAAGCAAGTATCTCCACAATACTTGATATAAAACTTGATAGTGTGATATTTAAAACATATGAAAACGACTTAGATGGTATATTTAATAAATTAGGTTTTAATAAACGTACATTTGCAGAATGGGGTTCACAAGTTAAAGAAGCTTTTAATGGGGCTGAGACAGGTGCAAATAAATTCTATACAACACTTAACAAAATTTCAAGTGTTATGAAAACTGCATTTACTGTCCCAAAAGATAAATTGAATTGGATAAAAAATTCGCAAGGTGAAATTGTCACTAAAAATAATATTGATTCATATATTCCTCAACTGTCTCAGGAAAGTGCGAATGAATTAGCCAAGTCAATTCAAGCACAATCAATTGCGGTTACTAATGGCACATCAAATTGGCAAGATTATTTTCAAGAGTTAGATGTTAGGGGCAGAAAACATATAACCGAGCTAATAAAGAACACCAAAGATTTATCTAAGCTTACAGGTGACGATTTAGTCCAAGCCACTAAGGCTGCAACTTTAGGATTAGAAGCACTGTCTGTGGTTGGCAATATTGCGTTTAGTATGGGGGTTAGCATTGCTATTAGTGCAATTATAGAAAAATATAATGAATTGGCACACGCAACAGAGAATTGCAAAGAAAGAGTCGATTCTTTAATTTCTTCATATGATTCTACATTAAGCAATGCAAATTCTAACATTTCCAAAACCGAAGAACTTGCTGATGAATATGAAACACTTTCAAAAGGAGTTAGTTCTTTAGGCGCAAATCTTACATTAACTACTTCGGAATATGAGCGATATAATTCAATTGTTAATGATATTGCAGATATGTTTCCTTCTCTTATTTCAGGTTACACGGCAGAAGGCAATGCAATTCTTAGTTTAAAAGGAAATGTAGAAGGACTAAGAGATGCATATAAAGACGCTCAAAAAGAATCCTATAATATGCTTATATCTTCGCCAGAAGATGCGAACGGTAATGATATTCTACAAAATGCTCAAGATGTTTTGAATGGAGTCCATGACGGACTATTCCAAAAGAGGACTATGAGTTCCACTCAAATTGTAGATAGGCTATCAGAATTACAAAAGGCATTAGGTGATTCTTCAAAGACAAAAAAAGCATATGAACATATCTCAAAACTTGCAACTACTGATAACGAAGGATATCACAGTGATGAATTCCAAAGTATTCTTGAAGAAATTGGAATCAAAGAAATGCAAGATACTGGTTGGATATATCGAACCAAAGATTCAAAAGAGAAATGGTCTAAGGTTAGTGATGTTCTCTTGGAACATAAAGGAGAACTTGATGCAATAATACAACAATATCAATCAAAAATTAATACTGTTGTAGATAACAGCAAAAAATTAGCCAATGCGTATTTAGGAGTAAATGAGACTTACGAAGGTTTAGATGAAAATACACAAAAATCAGCTTCTATATTGGTTAATAGTTTAACTGATGATATGGTTAAAAATTTTACTACATCAGCTGACGTAGGTAGTTATGTAAATAACATTGTTGATTTGTTAAATAATAATTCAACAATTAAAGACACATTAAATAATCTATTTTCTCTTGACTCTTCTAATTTAAGCCCTGTTGAAACTTCTGAACAAGTAGATAAATATATATCTATTATAGCTCAGGCATTGGATGAAGATGAAAATCAATTAAAAATCCGTTTGGGATTTGAAGATACAGACGATTTAAAAGTTAAATACAAAAATATCATTTCTTCATTACAAAAGAAGTTTAGTAATGATGATTTTGATTGGGATGCTTGGTTTAAAGAAAATTCAATCAATACCAAAGAAGAACTTGATGCTTGGCTACAAGTTACTAATAGCATAAACAATGCTACACAAGCACGAAAAGCTTATTTAGATTATATGAATAAGCAAGAACTTGACACCAAGTCTCTTAAAGAACTTAACGACTCATTAGACAAAATCCAATCAGCATATCAAATAGCATCGACAGCCATTGAAGAATACAATGAGAACGGATATATCTCGGTAGATACATTCCAAAGCTTAATGGAATTAGAACCTGAATACTTAAATCTGTTGATGGACGAAAACGGTACACTTGCACTTACTTCTGAAAACTTATATAAGCTTACAGAGGCAAGAATAAATGACCTTGCTGCAAAACAAGCATCAACATTAGTAGACAGTGTAACAAAATTAGGTAGTGAAGCCGAGCAACTTCAATATTTGACTCAAGCAACAGACGGAGCAACTGAAAGTACATGGGGTTTGGTATATGCAAAGATAGCAGAGGCTCAAGCAGCAGGTACAATCAGTGATGATGTTGCAGGACGTTTAAAGTCACAAGTAGAAGCATATCAAACTTGGGCGAATGCGGCAATAGACGGAATTAACAAAGGCAGTTTAGGCAAATCTTCAAACAGTTCTAAGTCTGAAAAGGATAAAGCAAAAGCATTAAAGGACTATGAAGATAAAGTCAAAGATATTAACGAAAAACTTGAAGAACTTGACAAGGCAGAGCATTTATCAAACTTAAAATACAGCATTGAAACAATCACACAAGACCTTAATAAGTTTGAACAATCACTTGATAGATTATCTTCAAAGCTTGACTTGACATTTGAAAAAGATTACAGTGCAAAGTTAAGTATTATTGGGCAACAATTCTTAGGAGCTTCACGTTACGGCGGTGAAATGCGTGTTGAACTTGAGCGGTTATTGGCTATTGAGCCACAAACGGCAGATGAAGCAGAAGAACTTGCTTCAAGACTTAAAAGCTTATCTGACAGTTTCTTTGAAAATGAAAAGAATATCATTGAGTATCGAAATTCATTGTTTGAAACAGCAACAGATTATTTGGGTGAGTCTGCAAGTGCTACTGTTGAACAAGTAAACAATGCTAAGAGTATTTTGGATAATACCTTTAATGTTATTAAGAATGGTTCGTTGTCAGGTGATGGTTTCTGGTCGGCTACTCTCCTACCGTCTATCTCAAAAGACAAGGTTACTAAGCAGAGAGCAGAAAACAATAAGCTTATCAAGGAAGAAAAACGTTATCAAAACGCTATTGCTAAAATCCGTAAGAAAGCAACAGATATGTCTTATGCGGAAGAAAAAGAGGAACGTGAAAAGCAACGTCAAGAATATCAAGAAGAACTTCAAGAAGCTTATGAGGACTATCAAGATAAGATTAATGACGTTATAGGTCAAAATATTGAGGTTTCAGACAGTGTTAAGAATATTGGCGATGAGTATATGAATACTGCTGATGAAGCAGAAAGTTCGGCTGGTAGACAAGTTAATGCTGCAATGTCGGTTAAAGATGCTTGGGCGCAAGCAAAGCAAGAAAAAGAAGATGCTCTTAATTCTCAATTTGAACCATCTGATTCTAAAAAGTCTTGGAGCCCATATTTGTCAACTCCAACTTCCCCATATCAACCGTCAAGTAAAAGTGAAAACACTAATAATAATTCTTCAACTGTAACTAAAGGGAAGAAAAATATAACAAGTGCCCATGTTGGTAATGATGGTAAAGTCTATTATAAAAGCAATGGAAAAGAAATAGCTTTTGGTAAAATGAATATATCAGACTATAATTTACCAAATACTTTTAAGGTTTGGTCTGATGGATCTGTCCATGCTTTTTATGGTTCAACAGAGTTATATCCAGCAGGTTCAGTTAATTTCTATGCCAAAGGCGGTACAACATCACAAGGACTTACAATCACAGGTGACGGTACGGGAGCATATGCAGGACAAGAAGCGTATATAGGACAAGACGGCAAACTTCATCTATTCAATAATGAAGCACAACTATCTGAATTACCTCCGAATACTCGCATTGTCAATGCAAAAGACTTGCAGAATATCATTAAATATACTGGTATGAAGTATTTCTATCAGCCTATTGAAAATATTCAATCTGCAACGGTTGACAAGTTTGCACAAGGTAATACAAATGTTTCATTCTCACCTATTCCATATAACACATTATCTACTCAAGCATTGTATTCAGATGTTGACGTACAAGCAATGGTTGAAGAAACTATTGCGGAAATCAACAATGAGTTTAATGCTTTAAAAGGCAATATAAAATTTAGTGCCGTACAAAATGCATTCAAGAACAGTTTGACTGATAAGAAGATGTACAAAGATTTGTCTAACACTATCGTTAATATGACATCGCAGTCACTTGACAAAGCTGATAAGAGTACACTTTCAGATTCGGTTGTTGGACTTATTTTGCAAAATTCAGCTTGGGACGATTTACCGAATGAATTGCAGAATAAATTGTCTGAATTGAATGTAAATGCAGATAATTGGACTGATTGGATAAAAGACTCAAATAATTCACTTCAAGCATTTAACCTAATGCAAGATGGTGGAATGAGTAGTTGGGATTTGCTTGATAGCAACGTAACTTCTCTGTTGCAACAAGCAGGTATTAATGGCAAAGACGCTTGGGATAAATTTGTACAAGATGATCCGCTACAAGCATTGACTTTGTTATCATCTTCTTGGAATAGTATGAATGATACTATTGGGCAATATATGACAGATGCTAAAACCATTGCTGCCAATGGTGCAAGGGCTATTCAGTCACTACAAATAATTGCACCGTCTATATCGGAGCAATCTTGGAACGCATTGCAAGTGTTAATTGCTAATAAGATACAAGAAATCATATCATTAATGAATGAAGTATTTGGTGAAAATACAGTTGATTAAATCGTGAACGCACACTCGTGACTTTAGTCATGAGTAAGTGAACATTTACGAAATAGTCAGCACGTAGGGAAACTTGCGTGTAGTGGTGCTTATGGCATCCAATATTACTCGAAATTGCTGGAAATTCCTAAAGCTATTCAAACTACAACGTAATACCTTAAAAGGTGTAAGCGTGAACGTTACGAAAGTAGAAAAAATTGAATAGATGGTGCAAGGTTAAATCCTAAACACTTTAATAATGGATAATCAGCAGGGAATCTCGAAAGAGAGCCTTCAACGACTATTCCTCTTGAGGGAAGTAGGAACAAGCGTTCCGAAGTGAGTAACCCCTAACACATAATGGTGAGGGTGAAGATATAGTCTGTGCTTACATGAAAATGTAAGATACCTACTACTAAACAATAAGGTAGATAAGGATGCATAGAATTAGCGACTCTATGTGAACGACAACCTCTAATACGATTAAAGAATCTTACGGTTCTTATATATTATTTAAA